CTTGGCCGATGACCTGATTGACCCAAGCCTCGGATTCGAGACTGAGCAACGGGTCCAGCTTCAGTACCGGATCCGTGTCGTGAAGGGCCTCGTGGGGCTTACCTCGAACCCCGACGGCTTCGACCCCGTGGTGGTCAAGGCTCAGGGCGCTGCCTCGACTCCGACCGCCTACACGTTCACGAACATGCGTCAAGCGTTGGGTGATCCTGGCCTATGGAGAGCGGGCGACGGTACCCAGAATTCACTTGGGACCGTTGACGGCTACACGTACGCGATTCCGATCTCGGCGATTTTCCGCCGCAACTCAGTGGTGTGGTTGGGTCAATCGAGTCAGAACCTCAACGGCGGGTTCAACCGTAACCCCACGGCGGTGGATCGTCTTGGGATCAAGACGTTCTCTACGGTTCCCACGCTTGCCGCCGACCTCTCGGCCGCTGCCACGTCGGCAACTTTAGTGTCGGCCACCAATTTGCCGATGCCCGCCACCCCCGCGACACCCGTCACGATTCAAATCGGTGACGAGATCATGACCTACAGTTCGATCACGGGCACAACCGTGAACGGCTTGGTCCGTGGTCAGAACGGCACCTTGGCAGAGATCCACAAGTCGGGCCTCACCATCAAGGTCTTGTCTGGCCGTCCCGATGGGCTGTACTCGGATCAGATCGCGAACTCGGACATCCTTGATCTGCGGCACCTAGTTAATCCTAACGGGATGGACTACACGGCGCTGCTCAAGTCGAACCTTGACAAGCTTCTGCGTGGTCAGCTCCGTGCCAACTGGAAGCGCTCCGGCGGTGGTCCTCAGGGCAGCTTCGTTCACTACCAGGATGCGATCCAGTCCGCTGCTGTGTCGCTTGGCGTCACTCAACTCGATGCCCCCGATAACATCCGCATGGTGTTCTCGGACGCCGCTACGATTCAGCCCGTAGAGCTTGTGGTAGAGCCTCGGGCCAGTGCTTATGGTCCCGGGCCTGGTGCGCCGATTAACGTAACCTGGTCATTGGCCCTTACGGCCAACACACTAGGCCGATCTTCAACGTTTGTTCCGACCAACGTTGATCAAGCCACCGTGGCTAATCAGTTTAGCCCGGGTGACGTGATTGTGGTCCCTGTGAACCAGCTCAAGAATGGGTTGCAAGCCGGTGCTACGGATCAGGTTCGTTGGCTCAATGATGGTGTGGTGGGCGCTGTCCAGTTACGTCTGGATGGCGAAACTGGTGATCTCCCGTCCACCATGTACACGGTGACCCCTGCGGTACCGGCATTTGACGAGGATCTCACGATCACCTTGAGCAGCACTTTCCCAGCGCAGCCTTCTATCCCGGGTGTGTCTCCGCGTTTGCTGCACATCCGAGCCCACATCGTCTACGGTGCGGGTCGGGGCCTTTCGCGTCGTCCTGATTCGTTGCACTCGATCAGCTACCTGAACCCTTCGGCAGATCTGTTGGTTCAGCAGGCTGGTGTCCCCTTGAGCAATAAGGGGTCGAGAGTCTCGTGGGCTCCTTTGTGGAGCAAGTACCGCAGCAGCGTGTTCAACAACGCTCTCCCGTCTACCGCCGAGATGTACTGTGACCTTGGCAGCAAGACCGTGATCGCTACGCCTTTCCGGCGGGTCAACTTCACGCAGGGCTTGCTCACGATCGACGGTAATGCGGCCAACGCGCACCCCGATCCGACTCCGTTGGCCCCCACTTCGGGCACTACGCTTGCATTGAATAGCCAGTTCATCGTTGTCGGATCACACCCCAATACGGCTGTCGGGAACGCTTTGGTGATTTCGAGTGGCCCAGGAGCTGGTCGCTACACAATCATAGACTTGTCTTCCCCTACACAGATCCAAGTGGATCGTCCTATCCGAGCTAATGGTGGTGTGGTGGTTCCGTTCACCATCCACGCGGCACAAGGCTGCATGCCCGCGTTCACCAAGACGGGTGCCGCTAAGTGGGGCGCTACGGATCCTCTTGGTTTGTTCTGTAGCGAGAGTGCCGGGAACTTGGCTTTCAACAGCATCTATGTGTCTCTACCGAGACACTTGGTACCGGGCTGGGGGGAGCTTCATGTGCCCCTCCTCCATTCGGATACCTCAGCATTTGCTCAAGGCCTGAACTACATCACGAACAGCGGGACAGCAGGCCCAGGAACACACGACAACGCAGACAAGAACTACGTCAACTACAACCCCAACCCGACCTATACTTACGCGGCTTTCTCAACTGTAGACTTGAGCACACCTGGGTTACTGCCTGCTGCGTACAACACTCTAGTACCCCACGCGGGCAACAACTATGCGGGAATGCGCTTCTTCACAGACACCCGTGGGCTTGACCGTCAAGGGTTAGAGCTGCCGCCGTTCTATGGCGTGGCCCGTCTTTTTGCGGTTTATGAGGCTGCGGATTACAAAGCAGTGGGATCTGCGTTCAATGATGCGACTCGCATACCTAATGGCGGCGGTGCAACGAATCTGCTGCGGCAAGCGATGCCGCAAGGATCTGGGCCATCCTTCTGGGTTGAGATCGATTCCGATGGTGACTCTACGTTCATCTTGAACGCCAACGCGATTGATATCACGAAGTCCCCGAACCCGATTGCCAACTTCGGGGCTGGGAAGTACGTGATTGAAGCTTCCGTGTTCGGTTTCGATCGAGGCACTTTTGACTTGGGTTCGGAAGCCCGTTTGGTTATGTCTCGTCCTGGGGCAGGCGGCCCCGGATCTGGTAGTTGGACCACTGTAGGCACAGGCCCCGTAGATCAGGTTCCTGCAAACCGCCTCAACAACACCAACAAGTTGGTCGCAGGACCCTCAGCGATCATCCCGGGCCCGGCTGAACCGTCGGACCAGATCCTCGTCAACTACTCCCGTACGCCTTACCAAGGCGATGCGTGGGGTTCTCAGACCAACTACGCCGATATCCCGTACGCTCCAGGTCCACTGACCTCGGGCAATGCGTACCAGATCGACTCCACGGATCTAGATCCCAATGCCTTAACTCGACCCAACCAGAAGGTCTTGGAGGTTCTAGCTTCCCTGAGCTTCTCCACGGACCTTGGGACTGGCCGCTACTCGGGAGACGCCACCACCACGACCCTAGATTTTAAGGACGTGGGTTACGAAGATCCGACGGTCTATCCGCCGACCTCGGGAATTGATCCTCGTCCCAAGGTGCTGCCCAACAACTTTGTGACAGCGGATTTGACGAACATTGGGACTGAATACTTGGGCGCTTCAACTCGCTTGCCCTTGGGCGCTCTGTTCCGCGACAAGGACTTCCGAGGGCAGTCGTTCAGTGCTTTGCCATCCAGCTTGATTTACTCAGATCAGGTTGGTGCAGGCCCAGCAACCGGCCTTGCTCCGAGTCACTCAGGTGACCAGGACGAGGTGCTGCTCAACACCGCATCGTCGGGTGTGGGGTCCCCAGGCGACCTCTTGGTGCATGTGGACGGGGAGCAAGGCAACTACTCGCTCCTGACCAACTTCCGCGTGACCCGTGGTGGCTCAGTGTTCACGGCCTCAGGGGCGAACCCTGGTGGAACCGTGGCGTTGCAGAACCAGGCGTCGTTGGCTCAGACCAACCACGTCAACGTTTTGCAGGGCCGGGCTATGCTGGTCCGCAACACGGTCACGAACGTGGGGGCTACGGAAGTTTCGGCCGGAGATGAGCTGATGCTGCTCATCCTAACGACCGTCCAGCGTCCCGTGATCAGCACCGTGGATCCCTCGGTAGTGCTCATCGGTACCAACGGTACTGGTGAGGGGTACTCGGCTGCCGACCTTTACCGTATCGAGGGTCACCCCTTGGTTCGCAACAACGTTCGAGTGAACCTGGATCCAGCGACTATCCCGCTGTCCAAGAGGGGTTGAACCCCTCCGAAGCGAACTCCTACTTTTTCTTAGGTTTTGCGTCCGGCTTTGCGGCTTCTCCTGAAGGGAGGGCGGGCGCTTGCTTTGATACACGGGTGAGCAGGGGGGAGAGGGCCTTGTACCACTCCAGGTTCTCCGCGTTGGCGTCGGTTTTCTTGATCGTCGAGACGTCGAAAAGGGTTTCGATCTCTTGTGCACGCTGGATAGCGGTCAAGGCACCCTTGACCGCTCTTACTCCTGACCAGTTGAACACGTCCTCGCCATCCACAGAGGCCCTGACTGCTTGCTCTTTCGGAAGAGAGATGATGGTGCGCTTGTACTTCTTCTGCATCGCCTTATTGTTCCCCGACACACGACGGCGAAGCTCCTGAGTTTTGGTGCCATCGGCCTTGGGGACTGCACTCAGTCCCGCGACCAACATACAGAGGTAAGTGTAGGGGATAGGCAACTTGGGGTAGTGCTTCGCGCAAAGATCAAGGGCATACATGATCTTCTCACCCTCATACCTCATTGCGGGGACGCTGAGCCTGCCGGTCTTGATGTCTTTTTGAAGACGTCCCAACACACCGGTTGGGTGGTGCAGCACTTTCGCGGTCGCTTGTTTGCCTTTCCGTCCACTATCAGCACCATCTGCGATTTCAGCCTGTACTCGACTCAGCAACTCTGCATTCTTCATGGCATAACTCCTTCGTGCTTTTGGTAGAGATCTTTGATTAGGTCGTAAGCATCTGTAATTGCATGGAACATAGTTTCGTTACCGCCCCGATCGGGGTGCGCCTCTAAAGCGAGACGTTTGTACTTGGTTGAGACCAGCTTCAGATCGATCCTAAGACCGGATTTAAATGGAACCAACTCTAACTGGTCGAAAGCCAGATTCAGAGCTTTACGATTGACGATCGCCTGCCCCATGGACTTGCGCATGATCGCTCGTTTAAAGTGAGAAGTGGTGAGCCTAAACTCCTCCAGGTAATCACGACGAAGGTGCAAACGTTCTTGTTCTGGTATGCGGTTTAGGTGAGCATCGACCCATACCGTGAACTTCTCTCTAAGCTCTCGCATATCGGTATCAGAATCGGGCAGTGGTGCAGCTCGCGTAGCGGTATCAGAATCGGGCAGTGATGCAGCAACTTTACGTGGAGTCTTGGCCCGCTTAGTTTGAGTGGTTGCTGCCCTGGTTGCTGCCCTGGTTTCGTGGAGGGTGATGGCTTCATGCTCAAGCTGGTCGGCGAGGATTTTGGAGTAGAGCCCCATGCCTTTGTGACTCTTGACTTCTGAGATTCTCTTCTCGATTACAAGGAAAGCATCGTCTTTCGATAACCCGGACAGTTGGGCGTATTTGTTGCTCAACCCGATGAATCTGTATGCGTGCGAGATATTCTCGCCACCGCTATCCACCATCTTTAGCAAGCGTGCTTTGTTTTCCTCGGAGATCCCCGCACGCATTACGACTCTGCGGTAGTTGTAGTCGTTAGTTGTAAAGACACCCAGAAGTTGCTCTAGGATGATGTGCGCCTCAGCTTTGAACCGTCCACCGTGCTTTTTGTGGTAACCGTCTAGGAACGCGGTCTCCATGTTGTACAGCTCTGCCTGAGTCATAGTTAGGGCACGTGCTCGATAATCTGACACCAATGCCAATAGCGGCGGTGTTAGATCACGTTTCAAGTTTCGTAGAACTTCTGTACGTTTTTGAACCATCTAAGTGTGTAGCCTGGCTTTGGTGCGCTTGGTCAACATAGGCCACCCAGTTTTTGTTGTAGTCTGAAACTTGTTGTTAACGTCCATAACCCACCCCCAACGCTTCAAGTTGGCCAAGTGTATATTCAGACTGTGCGCAGAAGTGCCCATCAACTCCGCAAGTTCGTTCTTATCTTTATCTGGGGCCCGTCTAATGGTTTGAAGTACACTGACAATGGTGCAGATGGGTTTTTGTAACAAATCATGGTCCGGACCCAGATCTGCGATAAACTCATCCATCAGACGATCCGCAGCACTCCTGCGATCTTCTACTACCGGAACCTCAGCCTTGGGGGCCTGGTTCAGATCTATCCCCATATCTGTGAACGCCTGTTCCAAAGGACTCACCGGGGTAACCACGCGATACTTGCCGCGCTCCACAGCCTCAAAGACCTTGTTGCCGTACTGGTCCACCGTGTTCGACATGACTACGCTGATATAGCTTTTCAGGTTCTTGCTGGGCGGTGGGCCTAGAGCGCGGAGGCCCTGGGCCATTTCACCAAGGGTCATAATTTTGTTGCCGAGCACGGCGACCATTTTCTGACCCATGGTCATGCTTCCGTCCGCCTTTTTGCGAGTCTTACGTTCGAGCGCTATCAGGTGACGCTTGTTACGTTCAACGAGACCGGGAAGATTTTGTATTGAGATCAGGACTTCTGCAAGATGTCCCCCTAAGGCGTGGTTGTGTCTCTCAAATGCCTTATTATGGGATCCTTCCGCGTCGTCCGCCTCTTCATCCGCGTTCTCATTTGGTGCGGTCTCGGCTTCGTTACGTAGGGCTTTACGTAGGATTTCGTTGACAGCAGCCAAAGTCAGGCCCTTAGGCGTGTTCTTGACTATCAAGGCCCGTTGCGAGGGGGTCAACTGGTCGTGGAGCCAATTAAACTCCTCTAAGGGGGTTAGACTGACCGCTCTCGCAGTCTTCTGAACAACCTCCGTCCTAACATTCTGAATCCCGATCCACGCCTGCGAAGGTGAAGCCTGACCCTCGACCCACGCCTGCGAAGGTGAAGGTGAAGCCTGAACCTCAGCAGTTTCAACTACCTGAGCCTCAACGGCTTTGTACGGTGTATTCAAGGCCGTCAGGAGACTCTTGGCGAAATCCAAACCCTCTATGGGGTCGGCCAGCTTACCGGCCAGTTCCATAAAGAGGGCCGTAGAAAGTGACGCAGGTAACAGTACCCGAAGCTTCTTTTCTTCCTCATGGCAGATCTTGATGGCTTCGATAAATTCCTCGCTTGCTGTTTGCAGTCGAAGCGCTTGGGACCCCATGTCATCTACGGTCGTCGGCACACCAGCATTAGACTGATTTTATCGTCTGGAAGCAAGGCTGAATGCATCATTTTACTGGAAAAGCGGGAAAAAGCGTAGATAATCTGCTTTTTTTATTGGGCTTACCCGACTTGCCTACTGCTTTCTAGCCTAAGCGGTCTGGTTTGCTCGATGCCTCAGGCGGTGGTGTAGATCGTTGGTCGCAAATGCCCAGTCTCCAGCTCCAAACTCCGGTTCCGGTTTCCCAGCGGCCTGGGGAACATGTGCCCTTACTAGCGGGGAGTCCGCGTGGGGCGGCCTTGGGTTGGTCTAAAGGGTGGGAATTGCGCGATACTCTGCTGGTAATGACTCCAACGGCTACCTTGTACCTGTTTTTATTCAGGATTCCTTTACAGGAGTCTACTATTGTGGAGAACCTGCTCGCTGTCGGGGTTGGGGGTCTGAATATAGACCGAGGGAGGGTAAACGGACGTTGGCCTCCCAATGTTCTGCTAGTCCATCACTCTGAGTGCCGTACCGAGTGCTGCCTTGAATGCCCTGTGTTCAAGCTAGATCAGCAGAGCGGGGTGTTGAAAAGCGGTGCTGTACGCCCGAATCAGTTGCGCAATAACTCTAGGCTAGCAACGAATGGGGGGTACCACGGGCGTTTTGGGGATTCATTTTTAATTGGGTATGGGGATGAGGGTGGGGCATCGCGGTTTTTCCCGCAATTCGAGTCCCTTATGCATTGCATAGCTTGGGTTAGCGATCTCATTGCAACTGATTAATTTCCCTATTCATTAGGGGTGTATGCCGCTTATCCATCGAAGTTACCTAGATCTCTCCATTGAGCAACGCAAGGCAGGGGCCAAGGTTGTGCGGGCTAGACTGCGGGCAGCTTTGGGCAACCCGAGTCTGACTCCCGCCCAAATCAAGCAACTTCAAGATCAGGTACTCAAGATCAACATGTGGGAAGCCGGTACGCTAGCCCAGATGCCTGAACCTGTGCCCGAACCTGCCTGACTTTTCTCCCTATGGGTTGGTAGTGGAGAGGTGTCTCATGGACGGTATAGCTGAATTCGTTAACACCAATCTGATCCCACACTGGCCGTTCGTGGCTGCCATGATGATCTTCATGATCATCGGCCAGGTCATGTCAAAAAACATCTTTACGAGAGACGCCCACAAGACCAACAAGCCCGTATGGTTGTTCTGGTGGGGCCGCAAGACCTTGGCACTGCATCCAATCGTCGCTGGCCTGATCTTGGGTTTGGTCTGGCGTGATCCAGAAGCAGGTGTCAAAGGCTTGGCCGCCAGCATGGGGTACTTCGCGATGGCTGGTACTTTTTCTGTTTGGGCTTACGAAACGCTGAAAGGGCTTGCCAAGAAAGAAGGGATCGACCTGGATTTGCCCGGGGTCGATGACTCCACACCTCCTGCCCCTCCGGCGAGCTGAGATGCTTCAGGACCCTCCGGCAACCCCTCCGCCACCGATGCCCCCAGAACCCAAGGCCCCCGCTGAGCCTGGGTTCTGGCAGGTCGTAGGGGCCAAGCTAGCGGCTTTCGCCAAGTGGGCTGCCCGTGTGCTTGTGGCACCAGGGATCGCGTTGCTCCTGATTGTAGGGGCCATTGTGCTTGTGGCCCTGGGTATCAAGAACGTCCAGATCGGCGGCCTTCTCGGGATGCTCTTTGGCAAGAAGAAGCCAGAGCACACGGCGATCGATACCGCCAATTCGGTGCCCGAGGATCGCGTGGACGACAAGGGCAAGATCATCCCAATCGGTGAGCCTGACTCGAAGGGGATGACTCAAGCGGTCGTGGTGCCGATCCAGAACCCTGGGATCTTTGCGGACCCGGATCACGTCACGTTCACCCCTCCGGGCGAGACCAAGCCGGTCGAGATCAAGCTACCGGATGGCGTCAAAGCCAAAGACGTTGAGAAGGTGATCGTCGTGAAGCCCACGAAGTTCGTGGTCACGGTGAAGGACACTTCTGGGATCTCGGCCAAGCATGTCGATGACTTGCTCAAAAAGTACGGCTGACGGGGGCCCTAGATGCTGCATCTCTTGCCTTGGTTTCTACTTCTTCCAACCCTAACCTCAGCCCCCGTACCGGCGGCTCCGGCGGCCCCGGTGGTTGTTGAAGAGCCCTTGGGTCCTGCATGCCCAAGTGGTGCCTATACTTGCGTTGAGAACGCGGATTTGAAGACGTTTATCCTGCTCTTGCGGGAGCAGAAGTGCCGGGCTGAGACTTCTCCGACAGTCACCGCCGACTCCGTAGTGATCATAGCGGACCGGCAAGGGCGAGTCTACGGATCAGGTACAGGTCCCAAGCCCTACAAATTGCACATAAAATGGTGCAACTACCAGCTCGATGCCGCGTCCGAGATCCATCTGGATGTGGCTCAGCGGGTCGAGCCCACGTGGGGCTTTAGGCTGCGGATCAAGGCCACCGCTGGTGTATTGGTGGCAGACGCTTTCTCAGCAGACAAGCTGTACGAGGCCCTTGATGGGGGCATCTTGGTCGAGCCGTTTTTCATTCAATGGGCCAACCTCAATGCGTTCGTTGGATTTCGTTCGTTTGGAGCTGGTGTTGGCGCTGACTTGACTCAGAACATGGGAGTGTACAGCGGGTATGCTCTAACCTGGGGCTCCTGGCGTTCCAATCCCTATCTGGGCGTATCGTTCGCTTTCTGAGAATATACTATGAACGACTCAGCCGGGTTGCACATTTTGATGGATGCTAGGGTCGCTGACTCTAGTGTCTTTACCAGAGAGAAGTTGTGCCAACTCTTCAACCAACTCACCGTGGCTCTCCGGATGCAACCGTTAGGTGCCGTTCAAGTTTATGAAGTGCCCGTGGACCCACGAACCCTAGAGCGCGTTAAAGAGACAGGCGTTTTTGAGGATGAGGGCGGGATTTCCACCCTGCTCGCCATAACCACGAGTCATTTATCTCTCCATGCTTGGCCGCTACAAAGGTACTTCGCCCTAGACACTTTTTCGTGTAAAGACTTCGATGCCGAGGCGGCCCTCGCCATCATACGCGACAGTATTGGGGTGATCTCCGAGAACACTTTGATCGTCAAACGTCGTAAACCCTCGGAGGATACCACCCCCACTCGTGTGGTTCGGTACTTCCAAGTATGACTGCATCTAGATTCAGAGAAAAACGAGTGAAAGCCCGTTACACTAACACCAAGTTGGCGGTGCCATGAACCACTACGCATTCCTCTTGCTTGCGATGTCGATGGAGGAGGCCAAGGCCAAGCTTGGTTTCCCTCCGAACAGCAACCCCAGCCCTCAAGAGGTCAAGGAAGCGTACCGGCGCAAGGCGCTTGAGTCGCATCCTGATCGGGGCGGGGACGAAGAAACCATCAAGGAGATCAACGTCGCGAAGGACATCCTGGACGGCAAGGCCCGGCCTACTTACGACCGGCGGCCTTCTCCATCCCCCGGCCCCTCCAGGACCCCGTGGCCCACGGAGGAACAGCAACGCGGCAAGCCGTACGAGCAGCCCAAGCCGAAGGAAGTCTCGTTCGATGATGCCCGAGCCAAGGCTGGGATCCCGAGCGGTGTGGAGTGGCTATTTGTCACCCCGGCACAACGGGGAATGGGGTATAGCTCGGACGAGTTCCACCGCAGTGATAACTGCTTCGTGGCCTACGGTCGCACGGACAGCAAGCACTGCTTTGTGACGTCCCGCCATTTTGTGTACCAGCAGTACATCATCGGTGCGGATCAGGGTGAAGACACCTGGACCATGGAGTCGTTCGAGTACCCCATCAAGGACGAGGCCAAGGAGAGCCAGAATCCTGCGTGGCTCTACGGGAACGTGGTGAGGGCGCTCAAGAGCCTGGACTTCAAGGGTAAGTTCAACTCGAAGGTGCTGGACGCCAAGGGTTGGAAGTTCGGGGACAGGCTACCGACCGGGGCTGAGACTTCCATCAAGCACTGGCTCGTGAGCAGCGGGCAAGTTGCCGGGGATGCCCCCTCGGTGGCGGGGCGTAAGCAGGTTGTAGAGTTCCAGGTCGATAGCACGCTCATGGCGAAGCCTGGGTATTACGCGAACCCGAAGGCCACCTACAGCAGCGACTACTACAAGCTGACCATCCTTCTCAACGGTCGTCCCTTTGAGTTGAGTGAGCGGGACACCTTGAAGTTCTTCACAGAGTTCAAGGGCGGCCTTCGCTGGATCTTCGGGGAATACTCGCACCACGGGGGCAAGAAGAACTTGACCCGCATGCCCAAAGGCAAAGCCGTCCTTCAATGGATGTCCCAGAACTTTAGTCTACCCTCTGAGGCCATGACGGGCCTTCAAGCGGCTGCCGACCAGATGAAGGGTTGACCATGGTGGATACCCTGAGTCGCCGAGTTGCGGAGCGGTGGTTAATCGCCAAGGCTTCTCGTGGTGTGACGTTGCAGCCTGAGTACGATAAGGCGCTCAAAGCGCTTGAGGGTGGTGACTACAAGCCCATCGTGGTTTTCGGTAAGAAGGTCATCGAGATCATCACGCCCGGTGGTGGGCTTTTGCCTGCGGACTGGTTCGGGGCTCTTGGGGTTGCGAAACGCAACGCAATTTCCACCCTCCGTAAGAAAATCCTCGCTTTTGACCCCGGGAGCTTCAACCCTGGGGATTTAGAAAAGCCCGGGATACGAGCGTACCTCGTTATGGAGGTGCAGAGCTGGGGCAAGGCGATCCGTACCCTTGAAATCGCGACCGCTGTAGGCGATACGGAACGCGAGATCAAGCACGGCCCTTTTACGGTTATCCCCGTTCCGGGTGTCACTCAGGCACAGCAGAACGCAGCGCTCGATGCGCTAGACGCAGCGGCAGACAAGATTCGGGCGAAGTTCCCCAAGGTGCTTTACGGCAAGATATTCTTGGCCACGCACCTTTCTCGCAAAACGGTGGCTCATTACGTCGTGGATAACGACACGGTTCACTTGGATGTCAACGCCAACAAGAAAATCGGGGACATCTACACGATTTGCCACGAGTTCGGGCATCGCTTTGACTACAAGTTCCTTGACCGGGATCTGAAGAACCAGTTTTGGAAGCTCTCGACCCGCAAGATCTACGAGGTCATTGAGTTCGATTCCAAGTTGCGTGAGCAGGTAGCTGACGAGGTGGTGTCTCTCGCGAACGAGAGAGTGTTGGGTAGGCCTTTACCGAAAATGTCTTCTGAGTTGGTTGCGTGGCTCAAGAGTCCGGATGGCCCGAACGACATTAAGCGTTCTATTGGTGAGTACCTGACCGGGAAAATGGACGAGAAAGTTCTCCACGCGGAAGCCAAGGGCAAAAAAGACGCCAAGGTTATGACCGACAAAGTGTTGCACGGGCCCCTTTATGTTACGGAGTACGGCAAGACCAACCCTGGTGAGAACTTTGCTGAGGCGTTTGCCCATTACGTGTTGGGTATGAACATGGCTCCCGAACTCGTGGAGATCCTGTCACAAGCCTAAGGATTCTTTTGTCACGTCCCTAGGGAGAGGTTGATCAGATGACGAATCCAGCAAAAGCATTCCAAGAAGCCCTCGATCGTCAAAAGGTTGGCTCCAAGCAACTCGACCCCCGGGTCATCGAGCGTATTCGCCACTTGACCCACGGGAACCACACCTCTGAGTCTTACGTGGCAGGCGCTGAGGCGCTTGGAGAAAAGCACTTGGCGGACAAGTTCAAGCTCATCCAGCAGCTCGTCAAGCTTGAGGGGCACCGGCCTAGTGGGCTTGGTGACTACCAGTACAATTTGTACCGGGAAATGATGACCCAGGCGGAGCGGACGCTTGACGAGGCGGCTTTCAAAGAGTTCTACGCTTCGTTCTGAGGGCGCACTTCGGAACTTGGTGTAGTACCGCTTCATGGCGGCCCCTAAAGAAGATGTCGTAGGCAAGCACGAGAAGGCTTACGAGTTCCTGAAGCAGGTCCGGGCGAGCAAGACCGTTACGCTCAAACCGACCGCTATGCTGCGGTCGGAGATCGTTGGGCTGGACGGCATGACGCAGCCGCTCAAGATCAGGTACTACCAGGTGCAGGCCATCATGCACCTCTTGACCATGAAGCGCATGGTTCTTGGGGATGCCACCGGCACGGGCAAGTGTGTCACAGGTGATACCATGATCTTGACTGATCGTGGGTATGTACCGATTCGAGACCTGGCTCCAGACGTTGAGCTACAGGCCGACACAGCTTACGAGATAGCACCTGTTTCGGTTTGGACAGGATCCGAGATGGCTCGGGTCAAATGTTTCTACTGGAACGGTCTTGCAAAGACCCGACGCCTGCGGACTCACTCTGGGTTCGAGATTGAGGGTAGTCTAAACCACCCCGTGTTGGTGCGTAACACAGAGGGTGAAGAGGTTTTCAAACGGTTGGCGGATGTGGCGGTGGGCGACCAGTTGTGTGTCTCCAGGTCTCTTGCCCCCTTCCCAACAGCAGAGCCTAAACTCCCCCACAACTCGGATTTGAATGGGCCAAGAACTAAACGGTACGCCGTTCCTGAATGCTTGAGCCCGTCACTGGCAAGGCTGTTAGGTTATGTTGTGGCTGAGGCATGGAGCAATTCCTCAGCCAATCTAATTGTGACGCAGCACCGAGAGATAAACCCAGAGGCGCACGACGACATCCGTTCGCTGTTTCTTGAGTTGTTCGGTTGGTCTGGTAATCAAGCGGCCAAAACAAGAGACATGGATGTCAATGTGTCTAGCACGCACATTAGGCGCTTCTTTCTAGATTGCGGGGTACCCGAAACAACATCGCACTTCAAAGACATCCCCTGGTGCATCGGGTCAGCCACACGAGAGTCAACTAGGCAATTCCTTCGTGGTCTGTTTGAGGGGGAGGGTTCAGTTGATCTTAGTGCTGGTGGGTTAGAGTTTCCGTCCTCTTCGGAACGTTTGGCAAGGGGCGTGCATCTGCTGCTTCTTCGTTTTGGTATCGTCTCTGCCCTTCGACCGAAGTACGTCAAAAAGTACAACCATGTGTACTGGCGCGTCACTATGTTTGGGGACGCCGCTCGATTGTTCGCATCAGAAATTGGGTTTGTCTCTACTCGCAAACAAGAAGCCCTGACCAAAGTTCTGAATCGCCCTAGCAATTCTAACAAAGATGTTGTGCCGCACACCGCTCGACAGGTGCAAGCTCTTAGGGCTGCCTTGCTGGCAAATGTGACTCGACATGGATCCAATGCTGTTCGCACTGGCTCAGGGTTAAAACCCTATGGGCGATCGTTCAACAGCACCCTCTCCCATATCGGTTTGAAGTACCGTAACCCAACCTTCAGGTTCCTGCGGGTCTTACTCCAAGCCGCCAAGGACAAGGGGTTAGAGGCTATTCCAGCTTATGCTGATTTACACCGCGTCGTAGCTAACCACCATTTCTACGAAGCCGTCTCAGAAGTTACGGACGGGGAAGACTATGTGATGGACCTTGAGGTCGATCACCCCAAGCACTGCTTCGTCGGGAATGGTCTGATTAACCACAACACCCTCGTCCTGATCGCGTCGCTTTGCTACGCCTGGGACAAGGAGCCGACCAACAAGGGCGTGGTGGTGTGCCCCAAGTCAGCTCTCCGCCAGTGGGAGGCCGAGTTCGTGAAGTTCTCGGTGGGCATCAAGACCTTCCTGGTGGATGGCTCCCCTCAGGAACGCAAGGCGGTCTACGAGGCCTTCCAGGCCCACCCAACGACCCCTGGGAGCGAGAAGGCGGTGCTCCTGATCGGTTACGCCCCGCTGGTCCGGGATTGGAACGTTGGGTCTACCAGGCCCTTGCTACCCAGCGGGCAGCCCAACATGAAGGTGCCCCAGACTCCCGGACTGCTCTCAGGCATCATGGGGTCCATCCCGAACCTGACCGTCACGTTTGACGAGGCCACTGCCTTCAAGAACACCAAGACCAAGACGTGGCAAGTCGCCTCTGAGCTGTCTGCGTACGCGAACCGTTGTTACGGCCTGACCGCGACCCTGTTGAAGAACAACCTGATCGAGGGTTTCGCGATCTTCAAGGTCATCTACCCGCAGGTCTTCACCACCATCACGGCGTTCCTTCGGGATTACTGTGTGACCAAGATGCAGCCCGTGGGCGGGGGCCGGAAGATCCCCATCGTGGTGGGGTACAAGAACTTGGAAGCGTTCCGAGCCCGCATCGACATGTTCTTCCTGGGCCGGGCCAAGCACCTGATCTCGGACGAGCTGCCCAAGCTCATCACCAAAGAAGTTCAGGTTGACCTGTCGGAGGCCGAAGACGCCAAGTACATCGAGGCTTTGACCGGGATCCTTCAGTTGGGTGACGGGCAGATCAAGGACTACGAGGAACACAAGAAGCTCGTGGCCCTGATCTACTGCCAGCAGACCGTGGATTCGCTGTCCTTGCTCAAGTACAAGGAGGGTGATGAACTTGAGCTAGGGCTTTACCACGACGAAATCGTCAAGGTAGAGGGCGTGGGGTCCAAGGAGCAGGCGTTGCTGGACCTTTTGGCTGAGGAGTTCGATGACGAGAAGGTGATCGTCTACACACGCTTTGCCTCTCTCGTGCCCCGGCTTCAAGAGTTGTGCAAGAAGGAAGGCATCGAGTCGGTGGCGGTGACGGGTCAGGTGGTGGACACCAAGGCCAACCCGGCTCGTCAGAAGGCCCAGCAGGCCTTTCAGGACCTCACCTCGAAGGTCCGGGTCATCTTCATCACGGACGCGGGCTCGGAGGCTATCAACCTTCAGGCGGCATCGGCCATGATCTTCTACAACGCCCCGTGGAGCTGGGGCAACTACGTCCAGCTTCTGGGTCGGCCGATCAGGATCGGGTCACCGCACCAGCACGTGGTGGCGGTGCATCTTGTGGCCCAGAGGCCTAAAGCCAAGGGCAAAGAGCGCAAAACCATCGACCACTACACGCTGGCGATCCTCCAGAAGAAGAAGGATTTGATCGACAAGGTGCTCGGGGAGTCAGCGGTGGGGGCCCTGGACTTCGATTCCGGGGAAAGTTTCGCTCATTTGCTCATGGGCGAGCTGCAAAAGTCAGTTCGTGGCCCAAGTGGTGTAACTAAGCCCCGTGCCACCTGAGGTCAACAGCGCAAACTGCCCGCTCTGCAAAGGGGCCCAATGGTTGTACGAGACAAACGGCGAGGAAGTGATTCCAGTCCGTTGTCGGTGCCTGGAGCGAAAGCTTCTGCACGACTTCCTGGGCCCGGAAATCTACCGAGCCCCTTGGGTCCCGTCGTCCCTGTACAACATCACGACCAACGAAGCTGGCGAGGTCGAGGGGGACCGGACAGAGGAGAATCTGTTTCTCAAGGGTTCGTGGGCCGTGGTTTGCCAGCACCTGCACTGGGCGCTTTCGGCCAAGCGTCTCTACAGCCCCAGGTTCAACTTCAAGATCGTGGGCAACGACAAGCTCCTGACCGTGTGGTTGGGTCTTGAGTCCTATACCCAGCGGTCAACCGCAACTCGCAACGAGATCGAGACCAACAACAGTTTGGACGATCTTATCGGTAACGCCCCTCTCGTAATCATCCGCCTTGATGGTCTTGAGCACCATAACAAAGCGGCGGCCAACGTCTTGAAAGAGGCGCTCAAGGTCCGAGAGTTTGGTTACAAGCCCACGTGGATTGCCGAGTGCGGCCGTCGTTTTGGACCAGGGCATCCGTCCTACAATGAAGCGGTAGGGGACTACATTGCAGAATGCTTTGACATCGTGAATCTCAGCGATGAGGACCCTCAGACCAAAGCGCAGCAAGCGGCCCTCGATGCAGCGGCCCAAGACATTATGGAGTCCGGGGAAGTCTCGATGGGGGCCGATGTGGAAACCCCGCGTATTGTGGTCCCAGCCTCCAAGGAGCGGTTCTTTGCAGATCCCGAACCAGAGTCAGATCCTGACACTAAGCGGTATGTACCAGGTGGTAGGGGTAAACGTAACAAGGGCAAAGGCCAAGCGGAGCTTTAATGCCTAAACGTCTACTCCGTTCTATCATCGAGTTCGACTCTGAGATCTCATCGGAGAACCTCGTCCGTAACTTTCAACGGTTGCGGAAAGCCGTTGACGTAGGGCAGCTCGATTGGGGTCGCCCTGAGGACGAGAAGCTCTACAAGTACGCGCTGGGTTTTTTCATTCAGCACTTTGAGCTACCGTCTGCTCAGACTTGCCTCGACTACTTCCAGAGCGTCAACAATGTTGAAGTTATCGAGCGCCTCAAGGACGTTCAGGTTGAGCGCCCGTACGCTCGCACGAATTTCGTGCACCTGCTGCGGACTCTGCAAGAAGAACAGGCTCGTCTAAAGGCCGTCGCGTTGCTCAAAGAGACGCACGAGATCCTGATCAAGGGTATCGAGGACAAGAAATCTGGGGTGGTTCAAAAGGGCGTGGAGGACGCCATCCTGCACTTCACCAAGCGTGCGCAAGAGATCAGGGTCAACGAGCACAACGTTCAGATCCACGGTGACATCCGGCAGGACGCTGAGCGGATGAAAGAGGAGTACACTACCGCCGAGAATGACAAGGGTAAGGTCATTGGCGTTCTCAGCGGTATCAACGAACTGGACGACTCATGCAAGGGGGCCAAGAAGGGTGAGCTGTGGATGCACGCTGCATTTCCAGGCGAACTCAAGTGCGTTGCTGGAGACGCTACCATCTTAGATCATGCGACCGGCATGGTACGCACAGTTCGTGAGATGTTCGAGTCAGGGGCCCTTCCTATTGTGACTGCTCTTGACCGTGAGGGTGAGACACACAAACTTGTGCAGGCTCAGACTTCACACCTTGTTGAAAACGGGGTCAGGGATGTCTACGAGTTAACGCTAGCTTCTGGCCGATCTCTCGGGGCGAGCAACAACCACAAAGTCTTCACCCCTAAGGGGTGGCAGCAGTTGGATGCGCTGAGTGCTGGTGATTGGGTGGCGGTGCCATCTATCATGCGGGCCGAACCCCCCAGAGCCTTCACAGATAGTGAGGTCAAAGCTGTTGGGTACCTGATCGGGGATGGGGCGGTAGACTACTACATCACCCTCACTAACTCTTGCGAGGCTGTGCGAGAGGATTTCAAAGGCTGTCTTCGTGACTTTGGGCTGCAAGAAGGGGCGGCAGATTACATCACCCCTAACTTCACCGAAAACTTCCCGGAAGACAGAGCGCCCTATATCCGTGTCAGTCACAGCTCGGGTTTGGGGAGTGCTGCGGTCCCCACCTCAAGTCTACGCGCTCTCCTGGAAGAGCTGGGGGTCTGGGGTTGCACGTCCCACACAAAGCAAGTTCCGCAAGCGTTTCTAGGGCTTCCGGATGATCAGGTGGCGCTTTTGCTAGGCGCTCTTTGGGCAACCGACGGGTCATGTCACACAGGGGATCACGAGCGTGAGGATCGGGAGTCGCTGTGCTCGCGTAATGATATTTCTTACGCTTCGGTTAGCCGTGTTTTGTGCCTCGGGGTCCAAGCTCTACTTCTGCGTCTTGGTATCCAATCCACGGTTACAACGATACATACGACCTACCGAGAGGGGCCCTACACGTTCTACTGTGTTCGTGTGGTGACCAACCCATCGAAGCGTGTCTTCGTGGAGCGGATCCAGGTTGTAGGTAAAGAAGATCGGTTCGCCGAACTTCAGCGTCGTTTACCTTCCACCGACAACCGACCCTTTCCGACCGATTTCATTCCGGAGGGTATGAAGATCCGCTGGGTTGGGGCGAACGGGGAACGGTGGCGTTACGCTACTAACACCAAAAACCGCCCGTCGGCGCAAGCGGACACCTTACGTCTTTTCACCGCTGACCCGACTGTGGCGAAAGCCTTGGACGGGGACTTGGCATGGGAACAAGTGGCGTCTGTGCGGCTCCGTGGCCAGGAGATGACCTACGACCTTTCGGTTCCAGGGCACCACTCGTTTGTGGTAAACGACATCGTTACGCATAACACGATGCTCGCCTCGAACTGGTGCTACAACGCGGTCACCCGATTCAAGAAGAACGTTGTGTACGTCTCGTTTGAGATGCCTCGCGATCAGATCCGCCGCAACATCTACACGATTCACACTTCCAACGCCCGCTTCCTCAACCAGGGCCACCAAGGGATCGATTACCGTAGCATCCGTGACGGTAATCTGACGAAGGCCGAGAAGGAGTTCTACTTCGACGGTGTGATCCCGGACTTCACCACAAACCCCACGTACGGCACGTTCGAGGTTGTGACCCCAGACCGTGAGTGGACCATGGAGGACGTGCGGTCTGAGATTGAGCTTCTCCACAAGGAATTCGAGGTCGGTCTCGTCGTGCTCGACCACGGTCAGTGGATTGAGGCCAAGAAGGCCAAGAAGAACAAGGACTATACGATTGAGTTGAACTCGGTGATCACGGACGCCAAGCGTCTCGCTTTGAACTTCGACCACAACTCGGGCATCCCTGTCTTGATGCTGTTCCAGATCAACCGTACCGGCAAAACGGACGCGGACAAAAACGAGGGCGTCTACAAGATGAACGCCCTCACATATGCCAACAACTGCCTAATAGACGGGACTATGGTGTCAACCGAGTATGGCTTGATACCCGTCTCTGCTGTGACCACAGGAACCCGTGTCTGGAGTTCCTGTGGTTGGAAAAACGTATTAGCTAACTACGCTAACGGTGTTCGTCCTGTTGTCGAAATCCGAACGGATCGCGGATTGGTAATTATAACAACAGCCGACCATAAGTTTAGGACGTTAGGCCCTGAGGGGGTGCAGTGGACCGCAGCGGTAGACCTCGTAGGGTCTTACGCTCTAGGGAACATTAATGTGCCTGTAGAGGGCAGAGCAGCAATTCTTCCTAGGTTAGAGTTTCACCCGTATGAGCACCTAGAACGTTCTGGGGCGGCTATTCAAGCACCGGAAATCTTGGACAAGAACCTGGCCTATCTACTAGGCGCACATGCGGGAGACGGTTCGTTAAGCTCTGGGAGCGTGGGCTTCTGCGGACACAAGTCAGAGAAGGCCGTGCTAGCTCGCCTTCAGACTAGCTTTAAAGAAGCCTTTAATCAGGACCTAGCACTCTGGTACGCCAAAGCCACGAAGACCTTCTACCTGGATATTGGGAGTCAACCCCTTGTCAGGTGGTTTAGAGCTATAGGCTCTGATCGCGGTGAAACCGGGATACCTCCTTGTGTTCTTGAATCTTCTACGGAGTGCCAGCGTGAGTTCCTGCGGGGTCTTTGGGACACGGACGGGCACATCAATACGCAAGGTGTGCTTTCTCTGGGTCAAAAGGCATCTAAGCGTAAGACTCTAGAGGACATGCAACTTGTACTATTGTGCTTGGGAATTGATTCCTCAATTTCACACAAAATAGAAAAGTTGAACGGTAAGGAGTACCCACAGGAGGTACTCATCATACGCTCTCGCCGTAGTCGGGAACTGTTTGCATCTTTGGTAGGCTTCACTGAACCGCATAAGCAGCGTAGGTTGGAGCACTTTGTCAACAAATTTGCAGGTTCGGATCGTAGAGCCTCGCTAGAAGAGTGGCCGGTAGCCTCTATCTATCGTCGTATGCTGTTGAGGTACGGGTGGTTCACGAAAAAAGGAGTAGAACAGCTCAAGGCCATCAATCTGTTTATTGGGTCTAGAAAGACATTACGGCTCAGTGCTATTGCCGATCAACTGTACGGTAGTCATGGGGGTAACGAAACCCGAAAAGCCTACAGTTTGATGCAGACGTTGGTACGTAAAAAGCTTCTTGAGCGTACTGCTCGTGGGGTGTACATGGGTACTGTTGAGCATGAGCGCTTCTACTTTCCAAGAAAGTGTAATGCAGCCTTTAGCAAGACCAAGCGGAACCCATTGGTGGCTCGCGGGGCCATTGAAGTCGCACTAAAGACTCTGGCTGTGCGTGGTATCAGTGACCCCGATGTGGAGTTGTTAACCAGACTCTTGGCAAACACGGTGCCCCAACGAGTTGTGTCCGTAACCCACGCGGGTGAGGGGCAGGTCTATGACTTGGAGGTCACAGGAGATCATGAGTATGCGGCAGGCGGTCTTCTGGTACATAACTGCGAGAAGACCGCAGACGTGATCACCACCACGTATCTCAACACCGATATGCGTGCCGCTGGTATGACCAAGTTCACCAACCTCAAGAACCGGGACAACCCGCTCTTTGACCCGTTCTCGGCCAATGTGAACTTCGGGTGGCGTCGTATCTCTAGTGGTAAGCGGATGGAGCCACAGGGCTTCTCAGTGGACCTCATGTCTTCGTACCTGGGCGTTACGGAACAGGTCTAATGGCTCGTGACTATGAGCGTGAAGCGTATGCCGACCACGAGCGTGGTCTAGCGATCCAGGCGTGGTTTAAGGCTCGTGTAGCCAACATTCATAGCCACGTTTCGGCGGCCGACGTGCTTTCCCGCAACGGAGTGTCGCTTCGCAAGAGCGGCGGCCAAGAGGAACAGATTTCATGCCCTTTCCACGGTGCAGACAAGCGCCCATCGGCCCGCTACTTCCCTGAGCACGGTGACAGTCTGTCCCACGTTTGGTGCTTCGTGTGCCACAAGAGGTGGGATGCTGTTGGCTTATGGAAGCAGTTTACGGGCGAAACCAAGTTCTCAACCCTGATCTTCAACTTGGAGAAGGCGTTTGGGATCACAGCCCCCGAATACAACATCGCCCCCGGGCCAGATGAGGACTACGACCCACTAAAGGAAGAAGTCGAGCGTTTGCTGGATGCCTGTGAGAACCGGCTTCGGGAGTACAAGGATTCCTTTGACATGACAGCACACCTGAAGGTTGGGTCCATCTTGGACCAGGTCAGGTTCGGGTTGGATCGGGGCGCAGTCACGCTGACAGAGGGTCGGGGTCGGTTGCAGCAGGTCCTAGCTAAGATTGGTCAAAAGGTACGTGCCGAGAAGACTTCAGCTACCGAGCGTTGAAATGGGTTCCTTGGATCTGTACCTCATTTACGATGAGGGCGGTATTTGGGAGCTGGAGTGGCGCGAGCTTCAAGGGGTGCTGGATCTCCCACAGGTGAGCAAAGAGGACATGGATCATGCGTTGCATGGTTGGACCAGACCCTTGGTAAACGCTTTGGGCCCACCCCCCAAGGGCATGTTGTTAAAGCTCCCGAAAACTGCTCGTAGATGTGCGCACGAAGCGACCTGTCCCTTCTACGACAAACGGCGGTGCGAGATTTTTCTCTCGAAGCTCCCGTGGTGTTTTGAGGCGGCGGGTTTGGAGGCCCCGAAACTTGTGGCCGAAGTGATCAAGCTTTGGCGTCAAGAGGTGTATGTGGTTCTGGTAAGGGAGCCGTTGGATGTCTCAAGTGGACGACGATGATGATCTCAGTTCGTTCTTGGCTTTGGCCATGGCTGACATGCCAGTGCCGTCTCGCCGTAGCGAGCAATTAAATCCCCCTACCCCAACAAGTCAGGCTGAGACAGCACCAGCGGTTGAAGCTTCTTTTGACGAGTTTCTGGCCGCCGCAGCGGTACCCGAGACCCCCGCAGCGGTTGAAGCTTCAATCGAGGAGTTTCTGTCGTCTAGGGAACCGGAGCCCGAGGTCGTTGAGGTTGCCCATATTGAAGAGCCTGAGGGTGACGATGCCCTGTCGTTCCTGGCCAACTCGGGGCTCAAACGAGTCCGTGACGTACCGGACATTATCAAGCCGTGGATGAAGCACCACACCTTCACTCAGGTGAAGACGGTTGCTGAGGTCAATCGGATCATTGATGAGTGCATCAAGCGGGGCTTCTGTTCTCTCGATCTTGAGACGCAGGGTCTAGACAACCGCATCTACTATGACGATGCGGGCAACCCACAGACAGTCCACAAGATCGTGGGTTTCTGCATTTCCTACGACGGTATCGAAGGCTTTTACATCCCGATCCGGCATCGGCCTACGGACGGGGGTCCTGATCTCAACGTCACGCCGGTAGCAAGCGTGGAGCACGCCATCTCTCGGCTTTGCCACGCTGCGATCCCTGTCGGCACTCCTGAAGCTATAGAGAAGGACTTGCTCTCGTACGAAGCTCCGCGTCCACAGGTGGTCATCGCCATGTGGAATGGGCAGTTCGACCAAGAGTTCCTGTACCCCATCACGGGCATTGACTGGTGGCACCCCAGTTCCTTTGAGGATGGGATGCTGGCTTCGTTCACTAAGTGGGCTGGCGATAAGATGCTAAGCCTCAAGAAGAAGGCCCCGCAACTTCTGAGGGATCCCGACGGTAACCCGTACGAGATGATCGAACTCAAGGAGTTATTCGGCAAGGGGCGTGAGATTAGGTTTGACACTTTGGCTCCCGATGAGCCCGGGGTGCTTCGTTACGCAGGTTCCGACGCTATCTGTACTTACAAGCTCTGTCAGATCCCGGACTTAGTGCCGCTGTGCTTGGAGAAGTATTGGTTCACGTACCGTCTTGAGAAGCAGACCACGTGCGTTGTGCGGGTCATGGAACGTAACCGGGTCTACATCACTCGGGACAGGGTGCGTGAAACGCTGGGTGAGCAAGAGGCTTTACGGGATGTCCTGCTTCAGAAGATCCGTGCGTTTGCTTGGGGGCAGAAGCAAGTCCACTTGGACCCTAATTCACCCAAGCAACTCGGAGAGTTCCTGTTTGGTACAGGTGCTCAGGGCATGGGGATCACTCCGGCCCCCGAGAAGAACGAGGCATCGGGGCAATACAAGACCGACGGTGACACGCTAGAGGAGCTGGCCAAGGCCCCCAATGCGCCATCTATCCTCAAGGACATTGTAACCTACCGCGAGTTTGAGAAGTACATTGGCACCTACCTGATCAATCTTGCGAACAACCCGGACGAGAACTCTGAGTTGCGGTTCTGCTTCAAGCAGACGGGTGCTGCATCGGGACGTTTTTCGGCCCCTTCAGGAGATCCCGAGCAAGGTCAGTCGGGGGTCCCGGTGCACGGTATCCCGGGCGGCTCAGAAGTTCGGCGCAACTTCGAGGCCCGCAAGGGGTACACGATGGTCAAGTGCGACTACGCAGGTGAGGAGCTGCGGATCGCGACCAACATTACGAATGAGCCAGTTTGGGTCAAGGAGTTTACGTACGGCACGGGTGACCTGCACACCATCACGGCCCAAGCGTTCTTCAGCAAACAAGAGGTTTCCAAGGAAGAACGTAACGCGGGCAAGATCGCCAACTTCTCGCTGCTCTACGGTGGCGGCCCCAAGGCTATCGTCCGTGCCACGGGCTGTGACGACATGGAGGCGCGTCGCCGTAAGCAGGCGTTCGACAAGTCGGTGCCGACCTTTGCGAAGTGGATCAAGACCCAGCATGAGGCGGTCAAGAGGGACCTGGGGGTCTGGACGGCTTTCGGTCGTTGGCTCTCGATCCCAGATGCCCGCCACATGGATCAAGCGATCCGGGCGGCCTGTGAGCGACACGCGGTCAATTACCAGATTCAGGGCGCTGGCGCTGACATCATGAAGATCTCGATGATTACGCTACACAAAGCGTTACATCGCAAGGGTTGGCTCCGTAACGGCGGTGACGACTCGATCCGCATGCTTCTGACGGTACACGACGAAATCGTCTTCGAGATCAAGCATGAGCGGGTCGCTGAGGCGATTCCCTTGATTGTTGACCTTATGGAGGCCCCGTGGCGGCGTCCTAATAAGCCCAAGTGGACGGTCCCCCTCGTGGTGGAGCCTCTTGTAGGGTTCAACTGGGCTTCCGGGTACGGGGTGGAGCGGGCCAAACCTGGGCACAAACTCGGTAGCACCGAGGTCCTGATCAACGGTTTTGTGTATCACACGACACGCAAGCCTAAGGTCAAAGACGATGTGATCGTAGAGTCCCTCGACATCCAGGAGGTTCTGGAGGGTAAGAAGTTCCGGGTCGTGCATCCTCCGTGGTTGATGGGCCGTGTTCCTGGGGTAGAGGATCCCAACGAACTCGTGGTAGCATCTGACCCGACCCCGACCCCGACCCCGACCCCGACCCCGGCGGTTAAAGCTCCGACCCCGGCTCCGACCCCGGCTCCGGCGGCTCCGGAGGAAACTACTCAAACCGAAGGGGATCCGGCGCTGGATCAAATGTTGGAAGGCCTTACGGATAACGGGCCCCTTCCGCCCCGTTCACCACCGCCCCCTGCCCCCTACCCGCAATCTGAGGTCCAATCTGAGGTCCAACCTGAGGTGCTCAAGATTGCGATCAACCAGCTCAACACACAGACCGCTGAACAGGTTTGCGAATTCCTTTTGAGTGGCGATAACGACGCTGCGGGACCTGGGATGATCCTGCATCTTACGGATATCGTTGGGGAAACGCTGATCTCCCCAGACCGGGGTTGGAGAGTCACTAAGGATACGTTCATAGCCAAGCTACGTAAACACAATCTGTTGTGTGCCGAATGACCCAACGACATGATCTATATGGTGAGTGCAACACGGTAGGGGCCCCGACCGAGGTTTTTACCGAGCAGTGTTGCAGGCACTGCATCAACCCGGAGTGCACTCGTAGTGCCTTTGGTAAGACCAAGTTCGACCAGCGGATTGGCACTTGGTACGACCGTCTGTTTGCCCATGTTCCCCGCATGGATCAGATGGATCCTCGGTTCGAGGGCATTGCGGCTCAGCGCTTCATGCTGATCAACCCTTCTCTAACCATCAACTCTACGGCTTCGTGGGTAGATCCCCGAGATTTGTCAGATCAGGTTGTGGTGCAGGATCCTCCAGTTCTTCCTGAACCGGTTAGGGAAGCTTCAGCACCCGCACAACCAACACCCAAAGCAGCACCCGAATTGCCAGAACCGACGGTTTCGCAACCGTCTACGGGGCGTTTGCCAACAAATCTGGTGACCGCCAACACAGCGGTACAGCAGGGGCGTATGCTTCAACCGCCACCGGGGGCCCCGAAACCGTCCAATTCTTGGGACGCGCCTGTTCCCACGACCGACACCGATGGGGTCAAGGTGGTTAAATCGGGGGCTCGCGTGAAATTAGGCGGTTGAATGGGGCTCTCAAACGGTGTAGCTAGGGGGTGGAGGATTTATGCGAGGTAAGACAACTATCAAGCCGGATGGCACGATCATCACTGAGGTTCTGGAGCGTGAGGGCCAGGACTGCAAAGAAGTCATGAGGCTGACCGAGCGCATTGGTCAACAGGTCGGTGAGGAAATCACGGGACCTGATTGCGACCCCAACAACGAAACCACCATCGGCTAAGGCTGAGAAAGAAGAAACGTTATGTCACGACGCATTTACTCGAAGACTTCGATCACGGACAAAGATCTGGCTCTGCAAGCATTGAAGCAGGCTGGCATCCAGTACCAGGATCAAGGCAAAACTATCCTCTTCACGTCGGGTGAGATGGCCAACGCCACCTTGGACTTGACCACGGGCACCATCTCCGGTGATTCTGACTTCGGCCACACGAAAGAGGGTTTGGTTGGGCTGCTTCGCCAGCACTACTCCGAGGCTCAGATCAAGCGTGAATACGCGAAGCTGGGTACAACCATCGACGAACGACAGACCGATGGGCAGGACGTTGTGCTCATGTGGCACATGGCGTGACCCGGGACGAAATTGCCGAACTTTTCGAGGACGAAAACCCTGAGGCTCTTTTGGCCGATGGGTTTGACGCCGCCTTTGTTGGCATGGCACGTCGTTGCGGACAACCAACACTCGCTGTATACGACTACCGCTTGGGGATCAAGGTGCTGATGGAGCGCGAGGGTATGTCGCACGATGAGGCGGAGGAGTGGATGGAATTCAATGTCGTGGGTGCTTGGGTCGGGGAAAACACCCCAATGTGGCTCGTGATACCAGAGCCGGTGTAGTGCGTCATGATGCTTCCAGAACTAGCGTTCCATATCAAGACGTTCACGCGGCTCATCTACTTCGTCACCCCCGAAGAAGATCGCTTCCTCATTCAGCTTCAGAACGCGATGAAGGCTCACACGCCGCACGTGAAAGTCTACAATGCGGCGTTCGGTCTTATCCCGTTGACGCAGCTCATTGGTGATTGGGCCAGCAAAGCGCATGCGATCGATGGAGGCACGAATGGTATCCATGATGCCCTCATTGCGATCTACAAAGAGCCAACCCCTACGGATGCCAAGTTCTACGTCATCACGGATCCAGAACGGTGGTTGAAGGACGAACACGTTCAGCGTCGCATCCTGAACATCTTGCATCAAGTCCACAACGACACCAGCACCGTGAAAGTGCTGATCTGTGTGGGAAGTCACCGCTTCGTTCCCGAGAAACTCGCAAGGTACACAGAGGTTGTCCAAGACACCGGGCTGTCCTCAGACGAGATCTTGGGGGTCGTAACCGCGACATGCAGCCTACTCAAGATCGAACCCCCTGAGGACACCGATCGTGTGTTCAAGAGTATGACGGGTTTCGAGATACAGGCGGCTCTCATTCAGACCAAGCGGAGGGCTCGGTTTGCTGATCCCAAGCTGCTGTCCGAGTATCGGTTCAAGCAACTCCGTAAGACCGACCTGGTTCACTACATCGACACCTCTGACTACACTTTCGAGTCCGTGGGTGGGGTGGGCCGCTTCAAAAACTGGGTCAGCAAAATGAAGTCAGCTTGGACCCCAGAGGGCCAGGCGTTCGGGCTTGAGCCGCCCAAGGGTGTGCTGGCCGTCGGGGTTTGGGGTACTGGTAAGTCCCTGTCGATCAAGGCCCTGGGGCAAGCTTGGGGCCTTCCCGTGGTGCAACTGGACATGGGCCGTTTGAGGTCTTCTCGTGTGGGTGAGTCTGAGTCCAACGTGTTCCAGGCGATCAAGATCATCGAGGCGGTGGCTCCCTGTATAATCTGGATCGATGAGGCTGAAAAGAGCCTATCGGGTGGGCAATCCTCAGGTCAAACGGACTCAGGGACCACGAGCCGTATGATCGGGGCTCTTTCGACTTGGATGCAGGAAACCAAAGCTCCTGTGTGCATAGCGATGACCGCGAACTCGCTCAAGACCTTACCTGTTGAATTCGTGAACCGTATGGACGAGCGCTGGTTTTTTGATTTGCCGTCCCAAGAGGATCGCATTGACATCCTCAAGATCCACCTGAAGAAGCGCAAGCAAGACCCTCGCAACTACAACCTCGCGTTGCTGGCCGAAAAGGCTGAGTCTATGGTGGGGCGTGAGATCGAGCAATGCTTGAAGGCGGCCATGACCTTGAGCTTCGTGGGGGGTCATTCCATCCTTGATGAGACTATTCTTGGCAATGAGCTAGAGCACAAGCCTCGAATTGTTCGCACGATGGCGGACGAGATCAAGGAAACCCTCGATTGGGTGGGCTTTGATCCGAAGGTCGATGACGGGGTACGGGCACGTTTTGCGGCCGATCCCAAGGGTCAGGATCGCAAGTTCGCGGTGGCGTGAGCATGTCTGTTTTTAATTGGCTGTTCGAGCAGGGGACCGCTTCTCCAAACCTACGTGCCCTGGAGGCAGTTCATTGAGGAGCGCGACGCATGCCTGACTTCCTAGCCAAAGTTGATGTATCGGTCCTGACCGTGGCGAACCCGGTTGCCAGGACGCTCCTGGCTGCTCGAACGGTCATCCGAACCGTTCCGGAGATCCAAGCGCTGTTCCAGGCGGCTGCGGCGGCTCACGAGAAGGGGTGGACCGCTGGGCAGCTCGCCGACGCCCTGTACGTCCAGTTGCCCGAGTACCTCTTGGACCCGGTGGACCTCTGGGAAACCTGCCTGTACCTCGCTGACGAGTTCTTCCAACTGGGGGAGCACACGTTGCTCGTGTCCGCAGACACGGGGCTCGCAATCGCCAGAGTCCAAGAGGACGACATCTACCTGCCTGCCCCTGTTTCCCGTGAAACAGAGGATGGGTCGGTACGACTGGCTCAACCGCTACCCCGTCTACGCCCTGACCTGGAGGGTCTGATCGTTCAGTGGCAGTTCGACCGAGCCCAGGACCGGAAGGTGGTTCAAGGGCTGGCGGTCAAACTGCCGAGTTCTGAGCTACTGGCCCAAGAGGGGGACAACCGGCTCCTGCAAGTCACCCAGGACGGACGGAAAAGCATCGTAGACCGCTTGCGGGCTGAGCTTCCCACAATCCTTGAGAATGTGCCCGGGGTGAGTGGGGCATTGCTCAGTCTGTGCAAGTTTTGTACAACCGAGGAAGTACCTGAAGGTTTTTTGCCCTGTGCCCCTTCTATGGCGTTGGTCAGGGTGATCCGTCCGGTGGTTGACCCGTTGGCGGCCAACCTGCGACAGGACGCCTACACGGCGTTGCTTGGTCAGATCAGGTCCGGGTGGGTCCGAGACATCGCCCGAGTGTTGTCTGGGCTCGTGCATGGCTTACGGGAGGTCCAGGACGCCTCGGTGCTGGATGCGTTGCCGGGGAGTCTGTGGATCTGCGAGCCCAACACGGCGATGGCGCTTCGTGGGAAGGTGGTGCTGCCCGTGCCTGGGGCCTCCACCACGTTGGTTCATGCCTGGCTTGACACGCCGGTCGCGTATATCTGCCCCCGAGAGGACTCGTACGCTTGCTTGTCCCGAGAGTTCTTGGGTCGCTGGGAAGTCGGTGCGGCCTTCGAGTTTTCGCTGCACCTGAATCCGCAGGCTTTCTCGGCATACCGCCTCAAGGACGTGCCCGAGTCAGGGCTTTCGGTAGAGGTGATGGCGTGAGCTATTACTCTATCGTAGTTTTCGCAACTACCTCTAGGCAGTACCAGGACCCCATGATTTTCATTGAGCCCGGGATGAACGTCTTTACGGTGACCACCGACGCGATTGATGCTCTGGTGGCTAGCCTAAAGGCAGACGGGCATCGTATCGATGAGGTGAATCAGCTTGACGGGTCGGAAGCACACGTCGTCGGCCGACTTAGCTCGTGAGGCGTTGCTGCAACATCTCCGACGGGAGCCGTCACGAATCCTGTACGCAGGCCCTATCACTCTTTGGCTCCGAGGCGGTTACAGCTTGGAGCGTGTAGAAATGCTCCTGGAGGGCTTGGTGACCGAGGGCATCCTCCGGTACGCCACGCCCAAGGAGCTTGCCACTGCTTCGCTGTGTCTTGGTTATTTCTTGACCCCCGGGGGTGTTGATAAATTACCACCGGAAGATCGTTCCTACGGGGTGACGTGACTCGGTGTATACCGGGGGTGCGATGCTTGCCTATTTAGTAACGAACCTGGCTACGGGTTCCAAATATATTGGGATCACGAAGTTTTCTTTGCGAGAACGCTGGTCCGGGCATCGTTCGTCTGCAAGACCTGGTGGCCCCTCAACCCCTATAGCTAGGGCTTTGAGAAAGTACGGGGAAGCAGCCTTCCGTATTGAGGTAATCGCGTGCATGTTTCAGAAGGTGGGTACAACGTCACACGTGGGGGTGATGGTGCCCTTGGTCGTCCTGTTTCTGAAGAGACTAGGAAGAAGCATTCCGAGGCAGGTAAACGACAGACAGCGAACCCGGATACACGAGCGGCTATGTCACGTTTAGCAACGATACAATGGGCATCTCCAGCATTGCGTAAACAGCAATCGCTGCGGCACAAAGGTAAGGTAATTAGCGATGCACAGAGGCTAAAGCTTTCGGTAGCGGGTAGGGGTAGAGTTGTTGGGGCAGAGACGAGAGCCAAGATTGCGGCTGCGCTTCGAGGGAAATCGCGTCCAGAACATGTGGTTGCTGCCGTTCGTGCTGCACAGACGGGGAAGAAGCATTCCATAGAGACACGTACGAAGATGTCTCTGTCCAAAAAGGGGGTTCTTAAAAGCGAGGCCCATAGAATGGCCATACGAGAGAGTTTGATACGCTTAGCTGTTGAACGTAAGGGGGTACCCTCATGAGGCGCAAACGCCTGCTAGTCGATGTTGATGAAGTCTTGGCTGACTTCTGTACCCCTGTGTTCGATCTTGCCGAGAAGCTGTTTGGCAAGAAGCTGACCTCGGCGGACTTCGACACCTGGGATCTCTTTGACTACTTTCCGAAAGCTGAGCGCAAGGCCCTCTTCAATGCGATGGAGCAGCCCGGCTACTGCACATCTTTGCCACCCCTTCCGGGATCCCTTGAGGCGATCCAAGAGTTGCGGAACTACGTGGACGTGTACGTGGTGACGAGCCCGTTCCCTAGCCCCACCTGGGTCTCGGAACGCTACGCCTGGCTACACGAACACTTCAACTTCAAGCCGAGTGAAGTGATCACCACAAGCTCCAAGTTCGTGGTCGTTGGAGATGCGTTTCTCGATGACCGCCCCGACAACGTGGTGGATTGGTTGGAACACCACCCTCAGAAGACCGGGATGCTTTGGCACACTCCGAACACGACTAAAGTGGTCGAGCACAACCATCTGCGGGTGTACTCGTGGGAACAGGTTATCCAGAAAGTAAAAGCACTATGAGCGACATCTACGTCAACGACGAACTGCATCCTGAAGACAACGCGATGCTTCAAGCATTGTACTCCCGCAGCCCGCAGTCAGTGATCAAGCACCTGGAGAAGGTGAAGCTTGCGGGCTCTGGCAACTTCATGGGCCAATACTATGTTGGGTACGGGCACCAATCGATCGGGGACTGCGGGACCACCACGCTCTACGTGGAGTACGTCTCGATGCTGGCCGCCAAAGCGATCCAGGATTCCCCGCTCTACAATGGGCAGGAAGCCTCTACCCGCTACCTCGACATGTCCAAGCAGCCGGTCTTGAACCCTCTTGGGACACTTGAGGGTATGGCGATTCAAGACGCTTGGATGGAGTTCTACGTGTCAGCGATGGAGCCGACCATCCAGCACCTGCACGCGACCTACCCGCTCAAGGAAGGGGAAGACGCCAAGCAATACGAGAAGGCCATCAAGGCTCGGGCGTTCGATGTGTTGCGGAGCTTCTTGCCCGCCGGGTGTACCACGCTTGTGTCTTGGCACACGACGCTTCGGCATGCCGCCGACCACCTGAGCAACCTCAGGCACTACCCGTTGGCTGAGGTCAGGGGTCTGGCGGACTCCATGCTGACGAGCCTCCAAGAGCGGTACCCGCACAGCTTCGGGCAAAAGCGCTACGAGGACACTGAGCAGTACCTGGCTGCCGCTGGGGAACAGCACCTCTACAACCCCTTTACCCACACAGAAGCGGTGCATTGTAAGTCTAGCATTAAGCATGAGGCTTTGCAGATCCCGGTGATTACGGGGAGGCCGCCTAAGACGCGGTTGCCCCACTACCTTGATGATCTGGGGCAGATCAGGTATAAATTCCTGCTTGACTTCGGCAGTTTCCGCGACCTTCAACGACACCGCAACGGTGTCTGTCGGATGCCTCTACTTTCCACGAAGTGGCGCTTCAACGAATGGTACTTGGAGCAACTGCCCCTGAGTCTTCGGGACCAAGCTGTGATCCTGATCGGGCGTCAGACACTAGCGATTGATCGTCTTGACGCCCCTCCAGAAGAAAAGCAGCATTATGTTGCGATGGGCTTTAACGTCCCGTGTAAGGTGACCCGAGGGTTGCCGGGGACACTCTACCTGATCGAGCTTCGCACAGGCAAAATGATACATCCCACGATGCGTCATGTGGCTCAAGAAATGGCTCAAACGCTTCAAAACCTGTACCCCACGTTGCCGATCTACGCGGACATGAGTCCGGATGATTGGGACATTCGGCGTGGTGCTCAAGACATTGTGGCCAAGTAGGCACTTATTCTTCGATACATCAAGCAAGGATGAACTGTGGATAGTAAAGTGATTGCACCGCTTTCAGACGAGCGTCGTACGGAACTCTTGGCCCGACTCTTGATCGAGCCATCGGACACCAAGCTAGCGCTGGAATTCGGGATCTCACGCAAAACGCTCTGGCGCATGCGCCAGGCACAGAAGAATCCTGCATCGCCTGTACCCACGGCTGTGATGACGCCGCCTGCCCCAGGGGCAGCGGTGAAGTTACCGCCTGTGGTGATCCCGCCCATCAAGGTGCCCAAGGTAGCGGTCCCGAAGGTCCCGAAGTCGCCCGTTACACCTAAGACACCGACACCTGAAGCTGTGGTGACGTCTGAAATCGTGACCCCAGAAGTGGTTCCGGAAGTTGTAAAAGCGGTTCCGACCCTTGTCCCGCCTTTCCCCGAGGATCCGCGTCCCAAGGTAGACGTAGAGCCTGTGTACCTAAACACGTTCTTCGCCATCCAGCTTCTTCGTGGTGAGTCCCACAAGCAGGTGGCGAATGTGGTCTTGACCGAAGCTGAAGCCAAGGGTGTTCTGTTCCGAAAGCTTCAAGTTTTGGACATTGTGTCAGTGGGCACTACGGCTTTCGTGAGATTCCGAGGGGATCTGCCCAATGCCTTCGCTGTGGTCAAGACACTACAAGATCGGGCGATTATCGTGATTAACGCCGATGGTACTTACACGGTGACGTTCCCGAACGGTAAAAGCGGCAAGTTCCCCGGGTCGGCCATGTGCAGCTCGCCCAAGGTTGGTTTTGGTCACACGTACGCGGGGACAAGAATCAAGAGATGGAAGCAGCAGTTCGCGGCCTGACTTTCCTCCTATGGATCTGCACTGTAGATGGGCAGCGCTAGCAAGCCGTTTGGTGTGGTTTACCTGATCACGAATACTGTGAACGGGAAGGTCTACGTTGGGCAGACGACTGTTGGCGTCTCTAAGCGCTGGAAGGGGCACAAAGACGAGGCCCGTAAAGGTAGCGAATGCCGAGATGGGTATAGGCGGGGTGCCCCTGGAAACTCGACAGCGGTAGACGAAGGCATCTTACGAGTTGCTCTTCAAGGGTTGACTTCAATACAGTACGACGCACAACGCCGCTCCAAGGTATTGGACGCTCGGTTCGTCTCTTCCAATGCTTTTCCAAGAGTGTATGGAAAGACATTTATGGAAGTGCGGGATGGGGTCAGAGACCCCCGGCAAACCAAACGGAGAGCAGCATGAAAGTGGCCGCCATTCAATTTTGCCCAACCTTCAAGGATGTCCCGAGCAATCTTCGACGTTTGGCTGCTTTAACTATGAAGGCGGCACAGGCTGGTGCGAAGCTTTGCGTGTTGCCAGAGCTTTGTACTACAGGGTATTCCATGATGGGTAAGGCTGAGGCGGAGCCTTTGGCAGAGGTTATTGGCGACTTCAAACCAGGGGGTAGCGGCACTTCTAGTATGGATGTGTTCCACGCTATAGCTAAAAAGTATAGCACTCATATTGTCTGGGGCCTGGTCGAAAAGAGTTGCGGATCTGGTAAGCTTCACAATTCTCAAGTTTTGATGTGTCCAGACGGTTCTTTTGAGACTACGGCCAAAGTAAATTTTTTTGGGAATGACTTCTTGTGGGCTACAGAAGGAAGGGCTAATCCTCCGATTCGTAAGATTGCAGTTGACGGGAAAGATTACAAAGTTGGACTTTTAATTTGCCGAGATGTGCGGGACAAAAAAGACGACAATTGGAAATCCTTCTACGAAAAGGGCGACGCCGATGTGGTCGCTCTCTCTTGTGCTTGGGGTAAGAGTTCTTTTCCTGCGACGGCGTGGATGGACTTTGCGGAAGAAAACAGCACTACGTTGATAGTGAGTAACCGCTATGGTGTAGAGGAGAATAACGACTTTGGTGCTGGCGGTATCGGTATCATCTCACCCGATGGTACCGTGCAATGTGAGGGCCTTGTGTGGGGTCAGGATTGCATCGTCTACGGGGAAGTCTAAAGATGACGACTCTGGCTCAACGTGTTGTTGATCGTTACTTGACGGCTAACGCCCCAGGAGAATACTACCCTAAGTATTGGATTGAGGATTTCGTGCATGAGAAGACTGTGCGTCGATTGACGTTACCCAACACAAATTGGGGCATCGCAATTGCACATAGCGAACGTTTGCAGGTTATCTGGGCGGACATCGTAGTTCGTTTCAAGCTCAAACAGAAGTTGACTCGGGAGCACCCGGACAACAAAGAAGATTGGAACGCCGCTGAGGGTGCCCTAGAGGCGTTCTTCAAAAGCGACACTGAAACTGCGGGTGTCATCTGCCAGGAGCTGTTCGACAAGGAACTACCCTATGCTCTTGGTGAGCGCATTGGCGCAATTATTCGTAGGGGACTCACGCGCAAAGAAGTCTCTACTCTAGCGAGCCTTCTCAGTGGATCTCGTACAAAGGATATCCTAGAGGGTATGGCTAAGTTATTACTAGGGGCTGCGGTATCACACTTATTTGGGCGCTGACGTATGCCCCTAGGCGGCAACCATGGCTGAAATCAAAAAAGTTTGGGTTGTCACGGATCCGACACCCGATTCGGGAATCGTGGACATCTTGTTTGAGGCAACCCCCAGGAAACTCGCCGATTACATCCGAGGTTCTCGGACTACGGACTGGGAGAGTGAGAGCACCAAGCTGTACGACGACAAGGCGTCTGCCACCGCAGACGCCAATAAGCGCCTAAAAGATCGGGATCAACGGCGAGAGGCCGCTCTCGCCTGGAAAGTTTGACGCTGCCGGTGTAGTGTACCCGGGCTATGCCGAGAGAGCCCCAAATACCCCGTTGCAACTTCTGTGGTCGCCCTCGCAATGAGGTCAAGCACCTCATTGGAGCGCCGGACGGGGCGAACATTTGTAACGGCTGTATCACCGTTACCTCAGCAACTATCGCTGATGTCGAGCGCAAGGCCCCAGGGCCAGGGACCAAGGTCTCGGGACCGCTCAAGAAGCCCAGAGAAATCACAGCATTCGTGGATGAGCATGTAATTGGCCAGGATGCGGCCAAGCGGGAAATTGCCATCGCGGTCTACGAGCACTACCGCCGTCGGGAAGTGGATAAGAGCAAGAACGGCGTGATCATGCTCGACGGGGAAGCGGTCGAGATCGAGAAGTCCAACATTCTGTTGCTTGGCCCGAGTGGGTGTCACAGGAAGGGCCAACTGATCCTCATGTGGGACGGCACCCTACAAAAGGTGGAAAAAATCCGCAAAGGCGATCGTCTTATGGGGCCTGATAGCACCCCCAGGTTGGTCCAAGAGTTACACAGCGGTGTTCAGAGTATGTTCCAAGTTACCCCTGTAAAAGGGGAGCCGTGGGTTGTCAATCAGGGGCACATTCTAACTTTGATCCGAACAAGTCGCAAGAGTCACGGCCAGTATCGGAAAGTCGCTGAGTTGGTGGACGTTTCGGTAGAAGACTGGTTGAGCTGGTCTAAAACGCAGAAGGCAGCCCACAAGTTGCTTCGAGTGGGTGTCACGTTTAGGGCCAACACCCAAGCACTGCCCTTAGAGCCCTACTTCTTGGGGGTGCTCCTTGGGGACGGTGCTATCACTAGCACTCCTAGAGTCACAACTGTAGACCCGGAGATTCTGGCTGAGTTGTTCCGTCAAGCAGAGCGGTACGGGTTGAAGGTAGTTCTGTGCAAGCAGAAAGCGAAGTGCCCTTCGTACAATATCTGTGGGACAAAGGGCGGTAAGCCCAAAGAAAACCCGATCACGGGTAAGCTACGGTCTTTGGGTTTGGCGGGGAAGTCCTGCGGGTTCAAATTCATACCTCAAATTTACCGGACTGCCTCTGAGGATGATCGCTTACAGCTCCTAGCTGGCCTCCTAGACACTGACGGTCATTTAGGCTGCAATGGCTTCGACTTCATCAGTAAAGCTAGGCTTCTTGCAGAAGGGGTGGCTTTCATCGCCAGAAGTTTAGGTTTAGCTGCCTATCTAAGGCTCTCTAAAAAGAGGTCACAGCGAGGTACAGAAGGCACTTACTACCGTGTCTCTATCTCGGGGGACACTGATCGCATACCCACCCGTATCCCCCGTAAAGTAGCAACCCGTCGTAAGCAGACTAAGAGCGTGCTTCACACAGGCTTCACTGTAGCCGCTTTACCGCCTGAAAAATTCTACGGTTTTAGCGTTAACCGGGATCACCGTTACCTGCTTGGGGACTTTACCGTCACCCATAATTCAGGCAAGACGCACATTGCCCGAACGATTGCCCGGTTGCTGGACGTGCCGTTCTACGTCGGGGACGCCACGAAGCTCACGAGTGCGGGCTACGTCGGGGAGGACGTGGAGTCGCTGCTTCAGGGGCTCCTGGCGGACGCTCAGAACGATATTGAGAAGGCACAGTGGGGCATCATCTTCCTGGACGAGTTTGACAAGCTCGCCCGCAAGGCTGGGTACGGTGCGTCTGGGATGCGGGACGTGACGGGGGAAGGGGTCCAGCAGGCGTTGCTCAAGCTCATCGAGGGTGGGCAGGTCGCGGTCCCCCGGGGCATGGGCTCCAGGGCGGTGTCTGGGATGACGCCCTCTGACGTGGTGGACACCCGGAACATCCTGTTCATCTGTGCTGGGTCTTTTGCGGGTATCGAGCCCGTGATCGAACGCAGGCTCAACAAGTCCACGGGCCTTGGGTTTGGCAAAGAGCACCGGAAGCAGCACGCCAAGTCCGATCTGTACCGTGAGGTCCGGGTCGAGGACATTGAGGAATTCGGTCTGATTCCGGAGATCGTGGGCCGTCTGCCTGTGATCACCAGTACCCTGGAGTTGACCGAGGATGAGCTGATCCGCATCCTGACCGAGCCCAAGAATGCGATTTGCAAGCAGTTCCGGGCCCTGTTCTCGTTGGATGGGATCGACCTCCAGTTCGACCCCGAGGCATTGCGGGCGGTGGCTCAGAAGGCTCGGAAGCGGTCCACGGGTGCCCGAGCGTTGCGGGCTATCCTCAAGGAAGTGCTCAAGCCCTACTCGTACGAGGCCCCCGACAACCTGGACATTGCGGTTATCCGCATTACCCAGGAAGCTGTCGAGACTCCCGGGAAGGCTCTTGTGATGCGAAAAGGGGTTGGGACGGCTTAGAGCTTTTGTGCTTTCTCGTAAGGCATGGATGCTATTTCGTTGATTGCGTTGCGTATCGCCGCTCGGTTCCAGAAGATTGCGTACCAAGAAGGCAAGTTCTTGGGGCGGGATTGCCGCCTGACTTGGAGCAGGCACGGTTGGACCCTCGAAGAGCTGCCGATCAAGGGCAAGAAGAAGCTCAAGGTAGCGTCGTTGCAGAACCCCGTTACCATGGGTTGGGCTAACTTCGATGCCTACATTGACGCGAACATTCTGCAAGATGCCAGACTGAGTGCTTCGGATTCGTACGATAGCATCAAGCAGAAGATGCTTGATGCCTACGAGTTGGCGGCAGAGGTGTCCATCAACAAGATGACTCCCGATCAGGCCAAGAAGACGCTTTGGCTTCGTGAACTTAAGTGGTACGAGGATGAGGTTCACTACCTCAAGATCACCCCCGAGAACACGGAACCGTTCGAGGCCGAAGGTAAAGATTACACGATCAAGGTCACGTGGACCAAGTTTTCGACCTACTCCCCGGACTCTGACTTCCAGCAATCGGATCCGCACTACACGCAGTACGCAGAGTCCTCGGCCCAAGGGGCACGTAGGCTGTACCAGATCTTGAAGGCTGACCCGAATGCTCTCAAGAGCGTCCCTTGGAAGAACCTGGGCGACTGGCTCACCAAGAACAAGGTCTCGTACAAGATTCATTTCTCACAGTGGGGCTGAGGCCAAATGACGTACAAGATTCATTTCTCACAGTGGAGCTGAAACCAAATGACGAACCCAGTAAAAGCATTTCAAGCAGCATTATCGGCCCACCAAAAGAGGGCCAGTGGTGGTGCTCAAGACCTAGTTACCATTGTTGAAGACGAGTTTGCTAGGATCGCCAAGGTTAACGATGCCTTGAAAGTCATCTGGGATCAACAGCTCCCGAACTTGGATGATGCGGTTCAACAGGGTACTGATGCTCTAGCTGACCATGAAGCCAAGTGGCTCATCTGGGGAGTGGACAAGGACGGCGAAGAGTTCGAGGCAACTATTGACCTATGGGTATCCGGGTCGGGTCGGGGCAAGCTGTATGGTGTTTACCGTCTGGATACCCCCACGGTCATGCAAAGCCATATGGGCGAGAACCTGGTCGGTCCTGCTGAGCGGGACCCAAAGAAGCTCCTACCTGTTCTAAGCGGTCCCAGAGGTTACGGCCTTACGCGCCTTTCATGGGACCGTCAGTGAAATTAACGGCACCCAACAGTGGGACTGAGGCCAAATGACAATCGAAACAACCGCCGAACTAGTCCTATCCCGCTTTGAGGAAGGCAAACCAGCCGATCCAACGGAGAACATGAGTCCTGAGGACGCCAAGACGTGGCGTGAGCAGACGGATGAGCACAAGGACGAGTTCAAGGCTGCGGCCAAGAAGCCTTCGCGCCCTTCGGTTGAGGAAACGCCGGAGGAGAAGCGCTTCACCCGTGAGCGTGAGCAGGTAGAGGAAGCGCTCTCAGCTCTGCGTGAAGGGATTGCGGACCGCTTCCCTATTCCGGAAGATCGTAGGCACCCTCCAGAAGCGCGTGAGGTGCTCAACCATTACCTTCTTGCAGACCGTCTGCAACACAAAGCCTTCATGCAGTCCGTGGGCGGCAATTCAGACGAGCCGTCGGTCCAACGGGAAATGTTTAGCCTCTTGGCTAAAGCGGAGGCGGAGATCAAAAAGGCTAAGCGCTTGCTGGCCGAGGTGCCGTCCGAGAAGAAGGCTGCTGCGTCTTCCGTGGTGACCCGTTTCCTGACGGCGGATCAGGACAAAGCGGCCCCTGAGCAGGTGGACAAGTATTTCGAGCAGGTCAAGAAGGACAACCCGTCTTACGATGACTCGCAGGCCTACGCGACAGCGTGGTCCATCTACTGCAAGCACAAGAACCCGGGTTCAGATTCGTGTCACCAGGACGAGTACCTGACGGGCAAGACGGCAGGGGACCGCTATTTGGAGGCAGCCTGGAAGGCCCCCGCGATCAATCAAGCACTCGCCAAGCTGATTGCCAAGAAGGTGGATCGCCATTTCGTCTCGGACCTCTTGAACGAGAAGCTTTCAGGGCGTAGCTGGGAAACCAAGCTGAAAGAGGCTATTGGAAAGGCTGTGGCCCCCACGCAAATGCGTGATCAGGTTGAAGCCCAGCCTGCGATCAAGAAGTGGTTGGCGGATCTCTCGGACTCGGAGCTTTCAAAGATCCGGGACCTGGTTGAGGAGACGCTCAACCACGGTAAGGCTGAACAGTATAAGTCCAAACCGGAGGCTTGGAAAACGGCCGACGCCAAAACGGCAGGGTTCGGCTACGGTGTTGCCACGTTGACCGTGTTGTTCGTTGAGGGCCGTAAGCCCGTCCCGTTCAACATCGACACCATCCAAGACATCAACCACATCACGATCCCGATCATCGGGGACGATGGTGAGGAACACGACGTCCAACTCAAGGTCGTGAGGCACCAGTCGTCTGGGCCGCTGACCCAACCGCAAGAGAAGTTGGGCTGGAAGCGTGAAGTCCTGGTGGAGATACAACACCCGGTGGATGAGGGTGGCTCGCCTCAGACCTCAGCCCGTGCGGCACTCACGGCCTTGGCTCAGGTGGGCAAGCAGCACGGCTTCAGGGTTGAGCCGGTGCAGCGTGGCTACAAGCCCGAGACTCGCAAATAGGCGACCGAAGGTTACGAGTTCTAGGTAGCGTCCTAGGGATCTCTTGGTGTAGTCTGCGCTCATGCCTTTCAGTGGTATCGCAGAACGTATTCCCTACAGTCTGTCCCGTTGGACGGATGTCCCCAGCTCAAAGTGGCGTTGGTTCGAGGCTTGCCTTGATTCCAAGAAGATGGTGGCGTTTGACCCCAGGACCAGTGCCCCTGGGGTTTGGTCGCTATCTCCTGAAGACACGTTGGGCCTGGTGTTCTGGACCAAGAACCCCGCCACCTTGATCCAGAATCGGGCTCGCTTGGCTCCGTACGATGTCACGGTCCATATGACGGCCACTGGTTGGTCCGAAGTGGAGAAGGGTGCCCCGTCCTTAGAGGAAGCAGGCGAGTTGCTCGTACAGACCGCCAAGATCTTCCCCAAGACGTACTGGCGGTTCAGCCCCATCCCGATTCTACCGGATGCCGAGCTGTTCAGCCGGTTCCATAGGCTTCTCGGGTTTGCAGCCCTTGCGGGCCTCAAGCAGGTCTTTGTGTCGTTCCTCCAAGAGAATGACAAACTCCCAGAATCCCGAACCCCAGAATCCCGGTTCGACATCTTGAACGTGTTGGCGGACGAGGCCTATGGTTTTGGGGTGCAGGTGGTGCTGTGTAAGGACGACCGCACTTTCGAGGACTGGGGTGGCGCACGGTTCACCACCGAGGCATGTGTGCAGCCTGGGGACTTCGGCGGCCAAGATTGCGTACACCTGGAAGATTGTGGTTGCGTTTTGATGGTGGATCCTTTCACCGTCAATGAATCGTGTTCTTTTGCCTGCCACTACTGCTACGCCTCGGACAAAAGCCTATCTGCTAAAAAGCGGAACACGACCCGCAGCTTGCACGTGGTGCGATGATCGAGATCCCCGCAGAGCTTGGTGACGACTCCGCCGACTTCTCCGATGAAGAAGTTGCTCTTGCGGTGGCGTTGCCGTCAGTGGATCGCGTGCTTGAGCATTTGCGTGCCCTGCGTTGTCCGCAGTGCGAGCAAGCCATGGCTCCGATCGAACATGCACTACGTCGGCGTGTCCCAACATTGTACTGGCGAATGCGTGTGCGGTGTGCGGCACAGCATGACCCCGTGTTGGTGATCATCCGTGCTGACTGGTTGTACGAATCCTTTTGATCTTCGGCTAAAGGGAGGTGTCCAGATGTCTTGCGGTTGCCAAAGTTCTCCGTGTTCCTGTGCCGGTGAGTGTCCGACACCGCCGACAACGAAATGTGATCGCTACGTTGCTGGCTCGAAGAATGTTTGGGTCGAACGTGGTTGTAGCCCGAACGACGTGAACGCACTGGGTGTCTGCATGTTGGATACGATGACAAACGAGGACGTCATCTACACACTTGAGCGTGATGAGCAGGCACGTGCAGATCTACTGCAAATCACGTCTGATCCGGTTCTTCTAGAGTTGGCCAAAACGATCCCTCGCTTGCCAGTTGTGGAGCAGGCCGACATAGAGCAAGCGGAACTTAATCAGCCGCACAACTCGGGCTCGATCCCATTCTACTCCATCTTTCGCGGGCAACCTCCGTTCGCACAATGAACCGGCACCTGTCGCGTCGAGGTCAAGCAGCAACGGCTGCTAACGTATCGAAAGCTCTCGTAGCGGTTCAGTCGTTGCAGGATCTTTCATCCGTTGTCGAACGTCTCAACCTTTTTCTCTCCGAAGCCGACAAGCTCGAAGTGCGGCTCGCAGAAGCACAGTCCGCAGTACAGGCGGCTCAAGCCGAGAACGTATTGCTTCGTGATGCGTTGGAGAAGCAGCGCCAAACATTCTTGCGCATGTTTGCTCAAGGCATGGGCATCTCGCTGAAGGATGTTCTTTCGATGGAACAGGCCATACAGGAACAGAACACCGATGCCAACACGCCTTCTGAACCAAGTGCAACGCCCCGAGAAACGGATTCAGGCACCTGAGCGCAGCGCAGACTGGAAACAGCTTCTCACCAAAGCGATTCAGCAAGCTGAAGCATCTGGGGACCGGAGACTTGAGGGGTTAAAACGCGCCCTGGTGGACGGTCAAGCCGAACGCCATTTGCGTCGTTTGGGGATCATTCATGACGTGGATCTGAGTCGTGAATTCCCCGTTCAAACCCCGTAACCTAATGTTTTCGGTAGTTTACGGAAGCTGATCTGCCTCCGGATCAGCTTCCGTAAAAACGACATTAGGTCAGGGGTTCTTGTGTTGAATTTGATGTAATGTCGGTTGCAGCCCCTAACCTAAAGAGTTAGGTTGGGTTAGTTAGTCAAAAAAACGGCTCGGAGGTGACTACCGAAGCCCTTGGGGCAAGCGCCCCAACATCGGATGGAGACAGATATATGTTGAACGAATTAAACAAACTTCGTGTGAAGGTAGCCACTGACCTGGCCACGTCTGCGAAGAAAAAACAGGCGGCTGAGGCAGCGTTCCTGAAAGCGAAAGCGGACTACGATAGGGCTTTCGCTGAACACGCCACGGTGATCGAGGTCAGCGAGAAGTTGCAACAGAGCTTCCCCGTTTCGGTCATCGCGAAGGCAAAGGGCAAGCCGGGTCCGAAGGCCAAGGCGGCTACGGCTCCGAAGGTGAAGGGTAAGCCGGGTCCGAAGCCCAAGGTGAAGGCCGCTGCGGCTCCGAAGGCGAAGGGTAAGCCTGGGCCGAAGCCCAAGGCAGTTGCGGCTCCGAAGGCTCCGAAGGCGAAGGGCAAGCCTGGGCCGAAGCCCAAGGTGAAGGCAGCGACCGATGCAGGTCCGAAGAAGTTGACCATGGTCGAGCGTCTCGTTTCTGTGATTGGCAGCAATGTCCTGTCCATCGACGAGATCGTTCAGGGTGTCATCGCAGCGGGCAACCCCCCGACCAGCAAGGACCTGAAGGGGTATACCAGCCAAGTCCTGAGTTCTGCGATCGTCAAGGACACCGAAGACAAGGTCTTCATGCCGGTGAGTCGTGGCAAGTATTGCGTGGTTGCCAACTACAAGGGTCCGAAGGCAGCGGCGGCTAAGGCTCCGAAGGCCCCGAAGGCGGCTAAGGCTCCGAAGGCGGCTAAGGCTCCGAAGGCAGCGGCCCCTGTTGCTGTGAAGGCAGCGGCCCCTGTTGCTGTGAAGGCCCCGGCTCCCGAAGATCAGAGCCCTGCGGATAAGCTCCTTGCGGACCTTGCTGCGATGGGTGTGGAGCCGGAGCCGTTTGCTCCGGCCCCGTTATCCTGAAGAAGTAAGCGCAGTAAAAGACGGCAGAACGCGACACGGACCCTCCTGAAGCCATCGCGTTCTGCCGTCTTTCGTTAAAGACCCTACGAGCCGCCTGGTGTAGAGCCAAGCAATGGACGTAGGTGATCTACTTGAGGGGTGTGGCAAGTTTTGGTTGGTCCGCAGGACTGAGCCGCACCTATGGGTCCTTGAGGCCCAGGGTAACCACGGCTACGTCCAGCCTGTGTGTCCGCCCTGGGATCAGTTTACACGACTGTGTAACCCGTCACAGGATTGGCCTGCCGTTACGTTGCCCCAGGTGCGGCACGGGATTCTGGCAACTGTCACCCGGGCCGACTTTTCCGACCCTCAACTTCTGGGCCACCTGAAAGATTGGGTCCGGATGGGTGTGTTTCAGATTGGAGGAGCGCTGTACTTGAACCCAGCGTTGGGGCTCGGTTTCCGAGACCGCCTGATCGTGACCTACCAGGATGGGGGCACCGCTTCTGTGGACATCCCCAGGGACTTCCAACCCCTCAAGGTAAAGACGGCTCGTTTGACCCCGCAGCCTGCCCCAAAACCGAAAACGCCCCCGGTATCGTTGTTCGGCCGCTTATTGGCAGATGGCGACGACGAATGAAACGGCACCTCCCCATCATGGTCGAGCGAGCAATCGCTGAGGTAAAGGCGCTCCAAACCGAAGTGGGGTCTGGGTTCGAGGGCCAGGTAAGACAAGAACGAGCTGTCTCTTGCAAAGTCGGTTGCTCGAACTGCTGTCACCACCCGTTCCTGGTCACTCTCCCCGAGGGCTTGTTGCTGTACCGTTGGCTCTCAACCCACGGTCGTTGGACCCCTTCTTTACGTAAGCGTATCGAAGAGACTCGCGACAAGACTCTAGGGTTGGCGTTCCGCGTGTGGTTGCTGAGCAATATCCCGTGCCCGCTTTTGGAGGACCACAAGTGCTTGGCATACGAAGCTCGCCCATTGCACTGCCGGACGACATTCTCAAGGGGTGATCCAGAGATGTGCCACCCACATGAACTCGGGTCCAGTGCGGGTATTATCCCCAACACCGAGGTCATCATAAGTTACAACAACCAACTGCTGGCTCTGCTCAAGCGCCTGGGCCTTCAAGGCTCTCTCATGCCTCTCGCTGAGGCCGTTTTGATTGGCGAGGCCGTCGATTCGGGTAAAATCGAAATCGAAGAATCCGCCCTTCAGCATGCAAAGGATCTGTTCGGTGCCTAATACTTGTTGCGTATGCGAGAACCCTTTTACAGAGGGCAAGTCCTTCACGCTGACTCCCGAAGAAAGGGAAGCCATTGGTCCCGACGCCCCTCAAGAGATCCACTATTGCAAGCATTGCCTTAGGGTGATGGAGGACAAGGAATCTGGTGCCCAGTTGCTCAAGGGGCTCTACGAGATGCAGTTGGCGGCCCGTGGTGTACCTAATGCCAAAGCGATCTCGGAACGCTTTCACACTGAACTGCTTGCCAAGGCAAAACAGGGCACGCTAAGGAAGATGCACTGAAATGGAAACCATCACAGTCGAACACCACTTGAAAGCCTTTCGCGAGCTAAACGGTGAAGAAGCGTGGCGCAGTGAAGTCCATCGCTTGGCTCTGGCGGGGATCTGCACGGGCCCCAAGCACGAAGCCTTCTGGCAGGAGTTCACCAAGGACTTCGAGTGGCTCGATTGGGCGGCCTTGAAGCAGCAGGCGGTGGGCCAGACATCACCCCGGAGTCCTGGATCAGGTCCAATGCGACCTGATCAGATGATGGCGGAGATGCTTCGCAAGCAGATGCCGGGGATCAAGACGCAGGCTCAGTACGATGCGGTGGTAGGCTCGCTTGATGCCGTGCGACTCGTGGTCAACGCCATCCTGGAGGGCGGTGGATCCAAAGAGGCAGAAGCTCGCCAGGCCCTGGAGATGACCTTCACGGTTCTGGCGAAAGCCACCGAGGTCACCAACAAACTTGAAGATAGTCCTGAAGCGGCCAGTAGCCCTGCGGCCGAGAAGTTCAAGGCCCCGCCTGCCCAGTTCCAGGAGCAAGAAGTGTACTCCAAGCTCATGGGTGAGCTTGAGACGCTCGGGACGCTGGACGCCCTGAACTTCTGGTACGGGCAGACCAAGCCGGAACGTGATCGTGTGGTGACCCAGAGCCTCCGGAACTCCCTCATGGACTCGATCCGGGCGAAACGCAACGGTCTTGTGTGAAGGTTCTGGTCTTCGGATCCCGTGAGTGGCACTGGGATGGGGTGATTTTTCGGGTGCTTTCCAGGCTCCCCCCAGATACCATCTTGGTGAACGGGTACGCTCCTGGGGCGGACAAGATCGCGGACTCAATGGGCCGCAAGCTTGGGTTCGAGGTCCGGCCCTACCCGGCTGACTGGGACAAGTTGGGGCCAGCGGCGGGCCCGATCCGAAACGCTGCGATGCTCACCGGGGAGCATCCGGACCCGCAGGGCATCAAGATCGACAAGGGGTTCGGGTTCTCAACGGGCCGCCAAAACAAAGGCACTCACGACATGGCTGAGAAGCTATGGGATGCTGGGATCAGGTTTGAGATTTTGTTTCCGCCAGGTTAGTCTTGGGTGATGATGGGGCAAGTGATGGTGAGGAAAACCCTACTTGAGGTTCCTGGTTCGATGCTTGACGCGGCCATGTTGCCTTATGTGAAGAAGTGGTCCGAGCCGCCAAAGGCTCTTGAGGTTTTAGAGGTGCTGGACCACTGCATCAATGGGGCATTAGCGTCTGGGTTGGTGATCCAGCTCTTGCAGCAAGAGTACGACGACGCTTTGAAGCGGGAAGATCTTTTACACGGGCAACTGGTGCCTTTGGCTACGTGGAGAGACGCCTAGGCAACTACGGATGACCTTCCACATTCGACATAGCGATACCCGCTTTCATACGACTATGTGTGGGATCCCGTTGTCCTTTCGTGGCCCCATTCTTGGGCAGGATCCCAACTGTGTGTCTTGCGAACTTGCCGGGAAGGCTTGGGATCGGAAGATGGCTCAAGCGTACGTTGAGTATTGGCGGAAGTACCCAAGAACTAGAATTCACCGTTGGGCGGATCATTGGGCACACTTTGGGGACGGTGATTACGAGGTCTTAGACTGGTTCCCTATCGGGGTGGCTACGGCGGGTCTTGGCATTCCGGTGGTGATGGCTATGAAACGAGTGGCGCGTGTAGTGCTACGCTTTCAAAAACCCATTAAGCGCCCGCCTTTCATTCCGCCGGATGCGTAAATCGTCGGGCCTCCGGTACCTACGATCCGCTGACTCATCCGTTTCGAGATTCTGTTTCCGCCTGGACCTTTGAACAGAAGCCTTTGAGCCCTGGGGTTAGCTCGCCCCGATCGAGCATGTGATCGGTCTCAATGCGCTCCTCCGAAGTACGACCTTCGTCCCTGCAAGGGTAGCATCGCCCTGTGCCCAGATGGTGATCAAGGGTCGCATGCGTGCATAGGCAGGTTTGCTGAAGGGTTGCTACACCACTTAGGGCCGACGGTACGTGGGCGGGTTCTCTCGCATGAAGCGGTCTACGATCCGCTGACTCATCCGGTCCGCGATGGTAGTCTCGATGTGCCGCTCTCGGGCCTTCTCGCTCGTGAAGGCCAGGTGCCACAAGGGTTTGTCACCCTTCTTGGCGAACACGATGGCGTACGGTCGGCCCCCAGCCTCGTACTCCCACACCAGCAGGTCGGAGCCTGGGGGCGTATAGGGCTTCATGCCTCGGGTCTTGGGCGGCAGGTAACTCCGGTCGTAGCTGTGCCTTGTGCTCACGCTTTCACTGTTCACAAGGTTAGAACCGATACACTTCGGAACTTCCTTTTCTGGCACACGCACTACTGCGTCTCTTGACCGTATTGACAACGACTTGGGGTACACACTAAACAACGTTCAATGGGTATCCAAAAGCATCAACCTTATGCGTCGGACCCTAACGATACCGGAGTTCAGGGTTTGGTGTAAGAAGGTGGCAGAATGGCAATCACGTATTTAAATGGAGACGCTACGAAACCCACCCTCAGCAAAGGGGAAACAGGGCTGCTGGTACACATATGCAACAATGTCGGTGGATTCGGGAAAGGCTTCGTGCTCGCTATCTCGAAACGTTGGCCGTACCCCGAGCGGGAGTACCGGCGTTGGCACCGAGAGGGCTCCGACTTGCTGGCCGGGAAGTTCCAGCTCGGGGCCATTCAGGTTGTTCCGGTGCAGGGTGATCCGCCACTCTCTGTGGTCAACATGATCGCCCAAGAGGGTTACGGGAAGGGCAACCGGAACCGGCATCGTAGTAGTGAACCGGACTCCCGACCCCCGATCAGGTACGATGCCTTGGAGCAGTGCTTGACTGAGGTCGGGTACTTGGTCAAGAGTGGTCCGGCTCAAGGTGCTTCCGTGCATATGCCTCGCATCGGCTGTGGGCTCGCGGGCGCGACTTGGGGCGAGGTGGAGCCCATCATTGAGCGAACCCTGAGCCACGTTCAGGTGTTCGTGTACGATCTGCTATGATGCTGCCTGACATTGACTGCCCCCGGTGCCACCACGCTATGACTCAGCATTACGTGGGTGAAGGCTGGGGACCGCCAGAGTATAAGTGCTGGGAACGCGAACATCCCTACGAAAACGGTCGCTGCGGGTGCCGCTACCAACCACCGGATCACTTGCTCAAGGACTAACTCTTTTGTGTTACCTGTGAGTAAGCCATGTACACGTACCGCCGGACAGCAGCCGCACGTTCACCCCAACCGGAGTTGACCGCGTTGCTTGAGAAAGCGATCGAGGTTCACTCTCAGCAGCAGAGGTGGATCGATCGCTTTCCCGCCATCCTGCGTGAGTCGAGGAAAGAATCGCTAGACCTTCCTGAAGGTCTGGTTTGGCAAGACCTCTTTGTGCCCTACTGGCGGGAACTATACGCCTGGGAAAACGAGCTGTCGGAACTCTCGTACCAGGCTGAGGGCTTGGAGTACCCCAAGGGTTCTGCCAACTCAGCTTTGCGGCGGACGATTGAGAACGCCCTTAGCAGGCATTCTACCCCCGATAAGGCCAAGACTGAGTACGCTACCGCCAAGATACACTTCGAGTTCTCTACGAAGTTGAACCGGAAGGACCACATCGCGTACGAGGTCCAGCGTTTGGAAACTTGGGCCATGGCCTTTGAGGCGTGGACTCACGAAGCCAAGCGCACTCTCGTGGCTTCTATGAAGTTCACCCGCTAGGCCTTTCGGTGGTGTAGTCTGCCCTCATGGCACTACCCCTCGAAAAACTCCAAGCGGTCCAGACCATCATCTCGCATGCCAACTGTGCTGACGGTACGGCGGCGGCGATGTTCCTGCACGACGTTCTGCCCGCCGCTAAGGTCATCTTTTTGCAGTACGGGACCGAGGCGTACCGGAATCTCAAGGCTGAGCCCGGGATGCTTTTCTGCGACTTCTCGCCCCACCCCGAAACGTACCAGCAGTTCATTGACGCGGGGGCCCTCATCCTTGACCACCACAAGACAGCACGAGGTGTGGTGGAGGCGTTCGGTGAGAACGGTGTGTTTGGGGATGAGGAAACTGAGCCAGGTGTAGCAGGAGCTACTCTCGCCTATCGTCACGTCTGGAGCCCACTACGTGGGCAGTGCACGCAAGCCTCGTTTGCAAACGACTTTGCCCGTTTGGCGGGCATTCGTGACACATGGCAGAATCAGAGCCCTGAATGGTTGGCGGCGTGCGCACAGGGGGAGCTGCTTCGTTTCATGGGCACAGAACGGCTTCTCAGCGTACCATTCATGAAGCTCTCTGAGTCTTGGGACCGTGACTTTAAATGGATCGGCGAAGTCCTGTTGGAACAGAACGTTCGGTCGGTGAGGGCAGTGATCAAGGGGGCTGTCCGATTCACCAGTGATAAAGGCACCCGAGTCGTGATGTTCGATTCTACCAAACTCTCAAGTGACGCCGCAGAAGCGCTTGGAAGCGAAGCTGATCTCGTGATCGGCTTCGGGTACGTCCAGGATGACGTTACAACCCAGCCCAAGATGATCGTGTCTACACGCTCACACACGATCTTCGATTGTGCCGCGTTCGCCCTGCGGTTTGGCGGGGGCGGCCACACCAAAGCAGCGGGCTTTAGTGTGGCCATCTATCAGAGTTCCATGAACCCTTACGAGATCGTTCGAGGTCTGCTGGAAAGCTATGAACTAGGTGGTCTATGAACCACCATATCGTGTAGTGTGTTTGGTGCTGAAAGAACTCAAAAACCGGATCGGTAGGTAGGGACTCAGGATCCCTACTTCGAGTTGCTGTTGGAGCAGTTTAAAGCGTCAGTTCAACCAGGTTGATAATCCATGTGTGCCGTGGGCTTAACGAAGCGCTCTGAGCGCCGTATGCCTAAAGATGAAGCAGGATTCCCAGCCCGCTGATCCAGCAGCTTCACCCCCTGTCGTGCCGTTCTTGCCGTTGTTTTCCTACGGTACGCTGCGCCACCCCGAGGTTCAACTGCACCTGTTCGGCCGGACTGTGAAGTCGGAAGATGCCGTACTTCACGGTTATCGGGTGGTTGCGGGACCCGATGGCTACTTCTTCATTGAACAGGACGAGACCACAGAGACTGCCGGAGAACTTCTGTTCTTGACTCAGGAGCAGGTCTATCGCGCCGATCAATGGGAGGAAGTTCCTCTCTATGTGCGAAGCAGGGTCACGGTCCAGCTCAGCAACGGGGACTCCGTGAGCGCCTGGGCCTACTTTCGGCCAGAGATGACCGGTATGCTGCAACAGCGTGTGGCTCACCGCTTCCTGATCGCCTCGTTCAAGCCGGGCGACTACATCTTGTTCGGGAAATTCCGGAACAAGCGGGCTCGCGTGATCATATGACCCCCGAGGCCATTCTGGAGTCACAGCAGTTGGAAGCGGCGGAACGGGCTCTCGTTCAGAGGGTGGCCCAGCGCTACTTTGAAGGCTCTCGGACACTAGTGGGCGGTCGTCTAGCTCTTCCCATTAAAATGGCTAATGGTATCAATAACTGGGCCAAGGCAGTCTTTGGGGCCTGGGTTGTAGCGCACACTAAAAAAAGCCTTCTGACCGCTACAATGCCAAAAAGGCAAGCTGAACTTCAGAAGGTGCTCAACGCTGCCAAACAAGATGCTAAAGGGCGGGCACCAGTCCCTCCCGATCAGGTGACCAAGACGTTTCGAGTGGCCCTCGATGATTTGCCGTCCGGGTATCCGGTAGACCGCATGACGAAGATGCTGAGTGCGCTCCCAGTGACCCTGGACTTCACTGGGAAGCCCTACCCGCACGAGGGTGCTTACACGGCGGGTTACTTCGATGTTGAGTCTCGCGACCTTGTCTTACACCTTCATGGTACTCTGAACCCACCCTCTGATGTTACGGATTATCAATTCCGTCTAGGGGAGATGCAGACCGTTCTAGAGCATGAACTACGGCATATGGTGCAAACCTTGCTTGGTGACGCCTTGGGGAAATCTATACTCAAGGATGACTGGGAAGTGGGCTCCCCTCACAGGTCGGACCCAGACCATGAGTTACTAAAGAAACACCCTGAGGATCAGTATTTCTTGGAGCCTTGGGAATTCCATACTTGGGTTGGACAGGCAAAAGATCTGTTTCTTAATCAAGTTAGCTTTCGTCCCGAGTACCTGAAAAAGCTCTATAGTGACGAGGAGGTGGTGCTGGAACCGACACGAAAAGAGTTCAATCTTTTCGTTGGTGATCCAAAGCCGACTCCAGCGGGAGTCCAGAATCAAGGGGTTTACACCTCTCCGTTTTTTGCGGCCTTGTGGCGGCACGATCGTAAACGTTGGCAAAGAGCGGTTGCCGAGTTATGGCAACAACTTTCATCGGAGCGGGCTCTCGTCCACAAGGTGGCTCAGCGCTACCTCGAAGCGACTGTCCCTCGGTACGTGTACCATTGGACGAAAGCGAAGGCTCTACCCAGTATTTTAAGCAGGGGGCTTCTCCCCATGCCCTCCCCTGCCGCAGAAGGACGGGTTGTTTGGTTGTCAGCCAACCCTGACAAATGGCGGGAGTTCGTGGAGAAGCAACACGAGGCACCTGGGAACGAAGCGGTACTACTACGCATCCCTGCAAGTGCAATTCCTGACTTGCAGGGATTGAAGCAGTCTCCGAACACCTTTGTCACAAACCGACGCATACCGCCAAGTGCTATTGAGGTCGTAACACCCAAGGAAGCGGCGACCGCAGCAAGGTTTAGGCGTCTGGCCCGTGAGGTACGGATCGTCATCGATCGTGATGCCACGCTTGTAGTCCGGGCCAAGCACCACGACACCTCGATAGTTGGAACCTTTGAATCAACGGTCTCTCTGTACCGGATCTTTGACGGTGAAGAATTGGTGCGGTTGGCTCGATCAGGACGTTTCACCGGAGGCACCTACTCGGTTGGTTCAGAACGCGCCCACGGTGCTAGTTGGGGCGAGAACATCTCCGAGATAATCGGGTGGGGCAACCGTCAACGCGGTCACCGGCTTGGCGACGACTTGTTCTTGGCCAAGATCGACGCTTCGGGCCGACGCTTTTACCACATGACCCCGGAGGTCGAGTTTCAACCTGAAGGTGAGTCCCTACAACCCGCCACCATGGATGTATCGAAGTGCAGCACCGGCCTTGGATGCAGTGTGGTCGATGTCCTGTTCAATGACGCGACGTTCTACCGCGTAGATCCGGGTGGGCAGATTGAACCGCTGTCCGATCAAGAACTCCACAGCTACATGAAAGCACGGCCCCAGAAGGATGTGGATCTTCGAGCGGTCAGTCGCGTCATGCACTCCGGCACCATCTACGGGGTTGATGTTAATGTGGTGCTCGACCAAGAAGCACCCGATCACGAGCTACAGCCGCCATCCCCCTACTACCGCACTTGGTATGTAGAAGTGACGAGGGTGCCCGCCGAAGAGACGGTGATCCTGAAGGGTGCCAAGACCCTAGAGCTTGCGGTCCATAAGGCTAAGAATCTCTTGAAGGGTACCACCGCTGATGATTGGCAGGGTGCTCGCCCTGTGTCCTTACTACCCAAGGCAGCCATGGATGTATGGCGCAAGCGTGAGCAGATCTGGCAGCAACGAGCCCGTTTGCAAAGAACGGCATCTGGGGGAGTATCGACGGCAACCAACAGCTTCAATACTAAGCCAGGTAAACGGGTGACCCTGAGTGCCTATCACTCCCTCGCGGGTGACTTTGAAGGTGTAGCGGAATCCGCTGTGCCTTATGTGTACGCCCCCAAGAAGTTCAAAGAACTGGCTCCCACCATCTATGCAGCGGTGGCGAAATGGTTCAAGGGGGCACACGTCCGATATGCTGGGGATTCCTTTGCTAGCAATCCCATAGGGGAAGTCGAGGCGGCGCTGTGGTGATCCAAGCACGAGTAGCAGAGCGCTTCGTTAGGGTGTCGGCGTACTCCGAAGACACCCTAGAGGTTGTTGCGGCCGGTCTTGCTCTACTGATCGCACAGAACTACATCGTCACCAATCCCTTCTTCGATGAGAAGGAGATCCGAACCTACCTGCTGTTGCGCAAGCAGTTCCACGGGGACTTCGTTCAAGCGTGCCTGGACCTGGCGAATGCCTTTGAAGAGGGCCAGTTCGGGCAGAGCGTGCAACCGGCTGTCCCAGCTCTACGGGCTATTGGGCATCTTGGGGTCAAGCAGGATCAGCAAGCGATCCGACAACTCGCGAGAGCATTCCGAGGACTCAAGCACCTCAAGTACAAGGATGTCGAGAACCCGAAGCTCATGCGGCTCATCCTGATGGCCCGCAGACTTGATGTCACCGCCCCGATCGACGCATGGTCGTCCGGTGGCAGGGATATCAAGGATTTCCTGGAGAACCTGGTCAAGATCCCAGCAGTGCCCACGAGGCTCCGAACACTTCTTCGTAAAGTCATTAAGATGCCTGTGCCCGGCAGTACACTCACCGAGAACGCCAATCCGGGTGCTTGGTTTGAGATGCCTGCTGAGGAGAAGCAGAATCTTCGGGAGTTGACTGAGAAAGTTGAACAAGAGCAGCTTGACATCTGGGAGAAGCACAAAGACTCGGATGCCAATGAGCGCATGGCCGCTTACCAGAGTGCGGCTCGACGGCTCCAGAAGATTCAGAGCATCGCGGGTGTGAACGTTGGGATCATCAAACGCGAGGATAAGGTCCCGCTCGATGCCTTGCTGAAGAAAGAGTCGGGGCTCGAAACCGATGGGCCTACCGAGTACACGCGACTCAAGCTTGAGGACTATATCAAGAAGATGGGTACCTACGGTGCCCAACGGAAAGAAGGCGACCCCCTTCCTCGTGAGATCAGCAAGCTGCTGACCAGCCTTCGTAAGGCTAAGACGTTCCCAACGATGCAGCGCGTGATCAAAGACGCGGTGGATCGTCAAGTGCTGGGCCGTGGGGCTGTCGAGGACGTGGACCAAATCCTCAAGCAGGCGAACAAGAACCGGGCGTTGAAAGAGGGCAAGCCCCTTACGCCACTTCAGTTCAGCCCACAAACATTGGAGCAGTTCAAGGCAGCGCACGACACGGGACCTGTGGAGTTCGACCCTGACTTCACGGAAGACGAGAAGCAGCAGTTGCTGGGCCGGGTTTCACGGGCCATCAGTGACTTGGAGGGTGTCTACGGGGAGGGCTTCTGCGGTAAGCATGCCAAGAAACTCGCGTTCCGTTTCAACAAAGGGTACAGCGGGATGGCATCCGCTCACTACTTCACGTGGGACGATCGCAAAACGTGGCAACCCAGGGTGACGTTCGGTCCGGAGTACGAAGGACTCTTGGCTCACGAGCTGTCGCACTACCTTGAGGACTTGCTGGCGTACCAGATCCAGAAGCAGACTGAACCTGAGCGTATCGAGGCCCTCAAGATCAAAGGGATCGAGGGCGGCCCGGGTGTTCTGTTTTCCAACACAGGCGTACCCTTGAGTCGCTTCGCTGAGGCGGGTTCCCTGGCGAGCTATCGGGACCACCTGGGCAAGACGATCCCAGAGTTCGTTGATTTCATCGACGCTGTACTGGCCACACCGGACTACAAGCGCTGGGAGGACAAGCTTGGATCGGCTTACGACTCAGCGCTGCCCAAGGCGATCAAGGCGCTGACCGGCATGAACTATTACGACCTGCCCAAAGATCACCCGTATTACAGTCTGATCGACAAAGCACGGTACCGCTCTGATCTACCGCCGGAAGTAAACGCCGAGGCACAGAAGCAGTACAAGGCTATGATGGGCGGCGACGATCGCAAGCTCAGTTACTACAACAGCTCCACCGAGGTTTGGGCCCGGATGTGCGAGCAGTACGTATACAACCGGCTTATCGACGCGGGGATCTCAAATCCGTGGCTCACTCAGATGAACTACGAGGATGATGTTTTCATGGACGAGAAGACCTTCGATACCAAGCTACGTCCTATCATGGACAAGATCTTTGCCAAGCTGAAAGGCCGTAAGCTTATTGCAGGAGTTCCGATGAGCCCCCTACGTGAACGACTAGCGGACCGCTTCCTACTCGTGGCCCGAGTGGCGGCCCGCTACAAAGAGGCAAAGTACAAGAGCAAAAAAGTAGTGCCCAAAGCCAGCGGCAAAGGCACTACTGAGGTGTTGGTCTACTCGGATCGGCAGATAGCCCTACGTAAAAGCAAGAAAAGCAAGCGCCTTCAGAAGCTCAGTGGGCACATCGACAAGATGATGGCCAAGGTCAAGAAGGACTTGACCTCTAGTGATCAGAAGACTGCACGTGTTGCGCTCGCCATAATGTTGATTAATGAAACGTACGAGCGCGTTGGAAATGATACGAGTGCTGCGGGCGAGAACTCAGACACGGATTCCACCCCGCACCTTGGGGTGACCGGGTGGTCAAAAAAGAACATCAAGTTCACGGGCGGTAAAGCCAAGATCTCCTACCGTGGCAAGAGTTCTGTAGACCATGTGAAAATCGTGGAAGACCCGGCGACGGTCAAGGCACTCAAAAAAGCCTATGACGAATGTGAAGGGGACAAGGACTGCATCTTCCACTGGGCAGATGGGAAAGTCACGGCCAAAGAAGTCAACGAGGAGTTACGATCCTTTGGGGATTTGACTGCCAAGGATTTGAGGGGGTGGCACGCCAACAGGCTCATGAAAGAAGAGCTGGCTAAGGTACGAAAAGGCAAGCTACCCGAGGATAAGAAGGAGCGGGAGAAAAAGCTCAAGGATGAGTGGAAGAAAGCCTTGGAGGTCACGGCGGAGGAAATCCAGCACGAACCTGGCACCCTTCAGGGACAATACCTGGTAGACTCAATGCGTGAACAATACCTGAAGGACGGTACCATAATCGAACGTTTGGATAAGACCGCCATGCTTGACAACTGCGTAATTGACAGCCCCGCATCGGTCTTTGACCAAGTTGGGATCAAGCGGGGTGACCATTACACGATCACCTGTGATGGTTGCGGAGCTGTGACTCGTTGTCGTTGTGATGGACCTAGAATTGAGGCTCACGTTCCTTCGTGTCCCGAGTGTGCCCCGAGTGCTCTTTCTGTCCGCTATCAAGTCTCAGAAGGTGCTGGGTAGGGAGGTTAAGGAGATGCTCCTTGGTGAACCGGGGAATGGCGTCCAAAGTCCTGACTCGTTACCTCACGGCCAGGGATGACCAAGGGGTGCATCGTTGGTCCGAAGAGGACCGGCGAAAAGCCAGTGAAGTTGAAAAAGAACTCAAACAGCTAAAGCAGACTATCGGTAAGCTTGCATCCGACCTTTTGCGGCTAGACCGCTAGACAGTCGTTTTCTAGTTATGCGCAACCTCAGGCATGACCAACAAAAAGAAGATGCTCTTGGCCGGTGTGTTGCTCCTACTGGGTGGCGCTGCCGCAGCGTACAAGCCCGTGGCCTCTACCGCGAAGGCAAAGGAAGCCTGCAAAGATCTGCCGTCGTGTCAGGCAAGTTGTAGCAGCCCCTGTTTTTGCAACAGGTCCTGCTTCATCACTTGGTGCTGGGGGCCGTGGTACTGTCAGTGCGGCTGATCAGTCGCACCTAGAACTCATCGCATTTGATGGGGCAGCTCGGGCCGCGTGGGGAGGCCCCGCAGGTTGGGCACGGGCTCTGTGGCTTGACGTAATCAGGTACAGTGTGAACCGGGGCTGAGGCTTCGACCCACACGACCCTGGTCTTGTCGTCATGTCCGTGGATCGCCACCACGTCATCGATGGTGGCGTACATACCCATGGAGGATCGCTTGGCGAGCCAGTGGATCACGCATTCGCGATTCGTGAACTCAACACCTTCGGCAACAACACCTGTGCCGCTGACGCCTGAGGAATCTTCGTCACGATGAAGCTGAAAGAGCCGCATTTGGATTACTCCTGGATACGAGTCGAACCGCACCCGCACACAACCTCAGCATAACTATAGAAGGCTCCGCAATCGGCGCATTCAAGAGGAAACGAGGCAGGCATATAGTTGCGGACCGGGACATCGATCTTCAGGTTCTTTGGCTGCCCAACTATAACTAGCTCGTTGACCTTCCCTCGCTTGTCTCCCTTCGAGTTGACGTTACGCTTAGCGCCCACGGTGTGCAAAGCAAAGCCTTCATACAATTCGTGCACAAGAGGAGCATCCGAGTTTGACTGCACGCACATGACCCCGCGATCCACAAGCTTACGGAACAGCTCGGCAAGTTCCCGTTGTTCGTCAGGCCCAAACTGCCCTGCGTAGGCTGTGAAACTGGCGGTTTCCGAGACGGGTACGTAGGGCGGATCAAAGTACACGAGATCCCCAGCTTGGGCATCATGCACTGCCTCAGCGAATCCGCCGACCCGTAGGGTGGCAAAGCGTTGAAGGGTCTCTTGGCACGCCTCAATGTTGTGGCGGTCGTAGAGGCTGGGGTTGTCGTACTTACCGTAGGGGGCGTTGAACTTCCCCGAGCGGTTGACCCGGTAGAGGCCGTTGAAGCACGTCCGGTTCAGGTAGAGGGTGCGGGCCGCCTTCTCGACTGGATCCTCGTACTCCACCGCACGGATTCGCTTGAACTGCTGTTCCGTGTTCCAGTCCTGGTCTAGCTTGTATTGGTCAAGACGACGCAGTAGCTCTGGGAGTTGGTCGCGGACCACTTGATAGCAGTTGATCAGCTCGGGGTTGAAGTCGTTGAGTATGGCTTGGCGGAAACGCCGCCGGTCGGCGAAGTGGAAGAACACTGCTCCGCCACCTACGAAGGGCTCGTAAAAAGTCAGACTCTTGTGGGTAATGAGCTTGGAGAGCTTACCCAGTAACTGTGTCTTACCGCCAACATATTTAACGAATGGCTTCAACGTCTTGCTCCGTGCTTAATCCTACTGATCTGTGAGTCCCGGACGCCGAATCGAATAGCTAGTTCCTTTCCTGGTAGAGTGCTTGCACGGATTAGTGCAACATATATTCAGTCTGAAGCAACAAATTCCTATGCTTCCCACCCCTAAGAACTGCGAGATGTGTGTGGTACCGGTTGCGTAAGCGTTTTCCGTTACCGATGTACCGCCGCCCATTCACATGGTTTACGATCGCGTAAATGCCAGGACTCAACGCGAGATTGTTAGGGACTTCAAATCTCATTCACTCGTCCTCAGCATCTGCCAACGTCTCGGCCTCAGCGGTCACGGCCTGAAGGAAGTCTTGGAAGAAAGACTGCCAGGCGAGTACCACGGGGATTTCCCCACGCTCTTTGCTCCACGCCTCGTAGGCACTGATGACCCCTGGGCCCACCGCTTGAAAGAACAGGGCACGTAAGTGGTTGTCGGTAGCAAGGGACCGCTTCAGGACGGTCTGGGCAGCCGTCAGAAACAACGCCGTGGAGTCACCCCCGACTTCGCAGCCCTTCTCGAAAGCATCCTTCGTGAGGGCCAACAGGGCCTCTTGGGCTTGCGCTGGTGGGATGCTGGCCGCCACCATGAGCTGGTACGCGGGGTCGAAAGTGGGGAGGTCAGTGTTCATCGAGGGCCTCGAAAATGGCGAGGTCTTGTGATCGTCTCAGGGCCAACAGGAGGTAAGGCTAGTACGGTTAGCATCTGGACATCTTTCGCATTGGTGCATAGGTCATCCTATGTGCTGGGCTTGGGCCTAAACTAGTTAGTCCAGTTAGATGCTTAGTTGTACCGTACCCGGCAGAACTTGATAAGTCGTACCCAGGGTATTGACGATCTAGCTCATCCATAATCCTATCATGTTGGACCTTGGCCACAATTGACGCTGCTCCAACGACTTGAAGTAGTGCATCTGCCTTTGGTAACGTGTAGGAGCCTAAGACGCTGCGTATACCGTCAATAATGCACAGAGGCGTTTCTGTTACCCCTTGCTTGGAGTGCTCCGCTAATGCCCCAGTGATTGCCCTGGAATGCGCTTCTACGAATGCTCGACCAGCCCCAAGTGAATCAAATTCATCCGCATACATGTGTACTACGTGATAGGTAATCGATTTGATGAGCTGCGGGTATAGGTACTCACGAGCTGTGCGGGTCAACTTCTTGGAATCTGTGACCCCAGGCATGCTCCAACTTCTTGGCGCAATAGCGGCACACACGGAAAGCGGACCTGCCCAGCTCCCCAAACCCACTTCATCACTACCAAGGATAAATTGATGGGTCTCAATCTTGGCTTGAAGCAATGGTGGGATCAGGGGTGGTGTCATACCTACCTATACACCGAAGCAATCTGGAGTGTCACCGGAGGCCATGGAGTAACCTGTCTACCCGCTCGGGTTCTCGTTTCCTGAGTTCCGCTTCGACTCGGCTGTAGAACGTGGCCCGGTTCAGCATCCGGTGCCGCACGGTGGAGATCAGGCCCCCGCCCATCCGGAGGGCGCTGAAGGTGATGGTCAAGAACGAAACCATCGCCAGCGTGCTCAGGCGTTCGACCTGGAGCTTGGCGAGGATTAGGTCCGCATCGGGCGCGAGTTCCCCAAGCTCAGGGCTCATTCTCTCGTAGATGGCATCGACCAACGAGTCGTCGGACCCTTGCCACGTGTAAATCGTCTCAACCCACTCATCCATGGGGCGAGACTACACCAGAATCAACTGCTCAACGTGTGGTTGTGGCCGTTCTGCGTGTGGTTGTGCCCAGTATCCGTAACCCCATGGCTGTGCCCAGAATCGGAGACGGTGACTCCGGTGGCGCTGGACCCTAAAGTATGGGTGTGCTGTGTCTGCGTTAAATTCAATGAATAGACGTACCACACATCAATGCCGTGATTACCGTGGTGGTTGCCCGTAACATCGAAAGTACCATTCACCGTATCCGTTGCTGCAAACGTTCTAACCTCACCGTCAACGCTGACCTTTAAAAATGCTGTCACGTTGTCATTTGGCACCCCGAAGGACGCGCCTAACTCGATAGTTACGCTAGTCCCACCACCCACCGGGGCGCTATTCACGTAGTTGGTGACGAAAAAGAAGGCTTTGGCACCCACGACAACGCCCCCGCCAACCGGCTTGGTGAACACCTCTGCTAGAGCGCTACCGTTACGACCTGTGCCATTAATCGTGACTGTGCCGCCCGCCCAACCTGCGGGAAACGTTACGTCCATGGTCCGGGGCACGCCGGGCTGTGCAGTGGGCACACTACTGGCGGCGGGTTGAGCGATGGTACCCTGAGTAAGTCCATCGGCTTCAACAGTGTTCAGGGCATACCACCCCGTCAACGTAACCGCATTGTTTACGGGAGTCGTGGAGCCCACCGTGTGGGTGTGTCCAGGATCCGTGACAGCGGTAACGGCCGTACCCGAGTTGATCGAGAGTCCGGTGGCACTTGAGTTGTTCGTAGGCGTGGTCGAGTTGACCGTGAGAGGATCCGAACCGCCTGCATGTGTCGCAGAGTGCGCAGTAGGAGTACGAGCGTTTGAAAGCCTAGGGTCGTTGCCAGCCGTAACTGTGTTGGCTGCGGAGCCGTAAGGGACTTCTTCCCATGTTGTGTTTGCGGCGTTTCGTTTGAGAAACCCATTTGCAAGCTTTGCAGGGAGTGCGTCTGCTTGTAAGCCCACAACCGAAGGAGCCGGGTAAACACCCGCTAAATCGCCACTAGCGGGACCAACAGGAGGCCCACCGCCAAAGACTATCGGAGCGTGGGTCCACTGGTTTAGAAACGAATCGTAAAGTAGGACATCCCCGTTGCTCGGGGGCGGCGCTTCGATTGGAATGCCCTCAAGACCCACGACGGTGGGGTTTGGGTAGGTTCCGAATAGATCCCCACCAGCAGGCCCAACCGGCGGACTTCCTGCAACCCAGTTAACACCGTCCGACCAATAGGGACCGTTATCGGTTGTGTTCCAGATCACGGTTCCGGAGGGGTACCCAGAAGCGGCGGGGAGAGTCAGAGTCGTGTACGCCTCGGGCGTAACGAACATTTGAGCGATGATGACGCCGACCTGGTGGAACTTCCGGATCGTGCCTGCCTCAAACGAAAGCAAAGATCGGCTGGATCCAGCGATGTCGATGAAGCCGCCTACAGGGACATAGCAGGCAACTTTGCGGTTCTGGTTCTCGTACCCAACGTCCAAGTCATTGATCAGGACCGGGTTCGTGTTGGGACGCCCGTCAGCCATCAAACCCGTATGCGTCAACCGAATCAGGAGGACGGGACGAGGCGCTGGGTTCGGCGTCGGGGGCATACCAGGGCTTTTGACAAGAACAAAAACCCCGGATCCCCTAATCGTCCCCGCTAGGCATGGACAAGGATCTGGACCGCTGGAATCGCAAACAAGCGGCATACCGTCGTAGAAAAGCCCTACAAGAGCGGGCCATCAATCATTTGGGCGGTAAGTGCCAGATTTGCGGTTACGCCAAGTGCCTGGCAGCCTTGGACATGCACCACACCGATCCTATGGGTAAGGACTTCAACATCTCAGCGGGCTTGACCTCGTGGGAACGTGTTCTACCTGAGCTGGAGAAATGCGTGCTTTTGTGCTCAAACTGCCATCGGGAAGTCCATGATGGGCTTCACCCCGGGTATCTCGAACTCGATGGTGTTTGGGGTTCTAGGTACGACACCGAACTGGAAACCGAGGACCTTCATTAGATGCTTGCCTATTGGTTGAATGCTCAAGAGTGCCTGGATCTCCCGCTTGCTGAACTGCGGCGGAACGGGATTGTGTACGAGTCGATTCCTGTTCAGGACCCTTGGCCACATTTGAATCGAATCAAAGCGGAGCATGGGTATGTGGCTGAAGACCTGGTGGACTTGAACGCGACTCGACCGGACTTCGAGAACCTAGGCCGAGCGTTCAAGCGTGAACACTCTCACGAAGAAGATGAGGTCCGCTTCATCGTCTCAGGGAATGGCACTTTCGACATCCGGTCAAACGACGACTGCTGGATGCGAGTTTGGGTTGAGCCTGGGGACCTGATCATCATCCCGGCTGGCCGTCACCACCTGTTTCATTTGACCAGCGAAGGCATCGAGGCCATCCGGCTGTTCAAGAACGAGGCGGGTTGGGTGCCTAGCTATCGTTAGCGACCCCAGCTAAGCCTAGCTGAGTACGACATCGTTACCACTATGTCGTAAGCTTCCGATGGATCTTGAGTTGAACCCATGAAAGAAGCGGTAACGGTAACGTACCAACCGCCTTTTGAGAACGGAATTTCAAAGGTCCATTGTTTGCCGCTGGTCAGGCTGGGCGAATTTCTGTTGCTATAGTATTCTGCCCGGTAGTTCTGGATGGGGATCCCAGCAGCAGAGAGTCTGTCGAAGATCGCTGTAATCGGCTTCCAGTCGCTATCTCTGTGGACCCCGCTTGTCCCCGTCTGGGTAAGCTTCCTCAAGTAGGTTTCTGCCCGAGCCCTGGTCAAGCCTTCTAGGCCCTGATCTTGAGCTTGCAGGTAACGGAGGGCTACTTTTTGAGTGGTAGGGTCCATGTACACCACTGTCGGGACAACAATGCCTTATTTCTGAACAGTGCTGACCATCCCCAGGGGCTCATCCGAAAGCTCGAACCGCATCACCTGCTCGAACCCGACCGGGACTCGCAGGAATGGCCCATCGAGGTACAGGGTGGCGTCGGTCGTGAGGCTGGTGAACGTGAACTTGTCGCCCAGCCAGACCAAGGAGCCCGTTTCGGTTTCGGAGCAGACCTCACGTAGGACGGTCTGGAGCTGCTTTGAGAGAAGAGGCAGCACTTTACCGCCCGAGGACCTGATAGCCCCTGTGGAGCCCGCCCCGGTGCCCACCCAGAGCCCTGAGCAGGCGTAGCGAATCTTCCCCGGGGGTGCAATCCGGGTCATGGCCGCCGGACACGTGTGGCTGAACAGGGCCTCATTGAGCACCCGGCGGCTCACCACTTGCTTGCCCACCGTCACGGACATCCTGGGGATCCAGGTGACCTTGCGGTCCTCCGATAGCGCCTTCTTGAGCGCCTTGGTCAGCAGGTGCTTCTTCTCGAAGATCTGACAGAAGCGGCCCTTGCTGAATACCGGGTCACTGTTGATCGCGAACAGGAAGGCCTTTGGGCCAATGTTGTGGCTCGCCGACAAGACCGTGCCATCTCCGCCCACGGTAATCACGAGATCCCCGTGACCCGCTTTGAACCTCTGCCCAGCACCTTCCACGACCCAAGGCTTCACCCCGAGTTCAGACAGAACCGCGATGGTGAGATTCACGGTACGGACGTGACGGGCGTGGGAGCCCTCCATGCGGATCCTCGATACCTCGCTGAGCTTACCAAATTGGGCACGGTTTAGGCGGTATTGCTCCCAGGTGGACTGCTTCTTGACGAGGATGACTCTCACCAGAACCGCTTTTCAGGGGCCTTCTCAGCCTTTGCTTCGATTTCGTCCACTTCAGCTCCTACGTGTAGAACCAAAACCACCCTGGAAGAGCGCGTTGGGGTGCAGTTGAACACCGTCAAGTAGGAGGGGTTTTCGGTCGGGCATGATCTTGTAGACGGGAAGCCCGAGGTGAGCACGCAGCGAGGTCATCTCGGATGCCGCTTTGCTCACGGTGAAGTGCGTGATTTCAGCGTCCCCTGACTTACCAGGGGACAGGATATCGACCATCTTGGGGAACAATGTCATGCCGATACCACACTTGGACTCGGGAAAACTCTAGGCTTTGGTGACGATTTCACCAGACGACACCAAGGTTGCCTTCCCCATCAAGGTCTTGTTGTAGACGACCCGCCGGTCCCCATTCGAGGGGATGTCGAAGAAGAAACTATGCGCGTCCGTGCTACTGCGGAACACATCATAGACGATTCGAGGCGTACCCTCGCCGCATCCTAAAGCCTCTGCAACTTTCTGAAGGAGATCCGGTTCCTGCTGTAGAACCGACTTGCGTTCCTCCAGGCAGAATTGCCACTCGTGGGAGTGGCTAGCCGACCTGAAGGCATACATAATTTCGTAGAGCTGGCCCTCAACTCGGACCAAAGAGCCGGGCTGCCACCTAAGCTTAGGCGGTTTGCCCGTTTGCACCGCCATGCGGCCTCTACCTTCGGGACCCCGAAGGGTCATCATAGGGGGCAACTGAATCTTTTTCATCCTACGAGTGCTCTACCAGCTCTTTACGGAGCCGATCTTTCATTCGGCGCTTGCGCCGGTCACGCATCACTCCAGCCTTACGGCCACGAGCGATCACAGCAACCGAGTTACGAACCTCATTGCTCTTTACTTTGGTTGCCATGCCGTTACCACACGTCAGCTGGCGCTTTCGCTGCGTCGCGTGCTGCGATTTCTGCGATGTAGCGATCTGTATCGCGTGTCCTGATCGCTGCGCAGAGGCGCTCTACCTCGCGACACGCCTTCGACGCCGCGCTCTGACAGGCGTCTCGATATGCCCGCGCATCCGCGAGCTGCGCCTCAAGCGTCGGCTCATCCACGGTGGGCGCAGTCCGCACATTGCGGCTGTTCCTGACCTCGCCGCTCTTCATACGCCGAAGGCCGAACAGCTTCGCGGGCTTCCATTTTCCGCAATCGGTACACTGAAACTTGGCATTGGTCAGCACGACCTTGCCGGTGCGGTGGCGTACCGTTGTGTTCACATCTACATCTTTGCTCATACTATCTCCTAGAGTCTCGGGGTTCAAAGCTTAGGATCTTTGTCCTCATTTCGGATCTTAGCGAGGTCAGCAAGCATCGTTCGGTACCCGTGGACCCGACCCAAAAAGTACATGCCCAAAAGCGGCACCAGAAACACAGGCACAAGATGGAAGCCGCCTATTCGTACCCCAGCCGCCACCAACGCTACAGCGGGGACACAGTACATAAAGTCAGAGAAGGTTCGCATCTCTATTCACGACCCCGGTGGTGGGCTCATACGCTCCAATTCCGTGATCAGCCTCCGGATGTTCTGACGAGCCTGGGCCTCGAAGCGGTCCTGGAAGTACGGAGTCAGGAAGATACTTCGCTTGGCCAATAGGCCCTCAAGGAACGCTTTGCGGCCGACCTTGACTTGCTCCATGGTGTACTTTTGGAGAAATTCCTTGATGATGTTCTGGTCGTTCCAGACCGCGATCTCCCAACGGGGTTCCCCGAAGCTGGCGATGTCGCAGTCCATGAGCAGAGCTGTTGGGAACGCCACGTCCTCGAATTCTAACTTTCCGTGCTTGGCCGTGGTCAGAATCATCTTCTCGGCCTCCTGGTACTCTCCGATGTGCGCTATTTGAGATTGCAGAAACCAAACACTGTCTTGCTCGTTCCCCGGCGATCCTTGGGTTGTGTAGATCACATCGTGGAACAAAGCTGCAATGCTCATTTCCCGTTTACACTTAGGAGTGAGATAGACCGGCCGATCATTGAACACATCATCGCAACAGTGGTTGACCCAACTCAGAACCGCCAAGGCGTGGTTCCAGTCGTGGTAATGCCGGTGGGGCTCCTGGTACTTGGCCTTGACCTGATCAAGACACGGGAGGTCGTGGAGACTCGCTCGGGTCAAGATGTGGGTTTCTTCTGCGGGTGTGAAGTGCATGGCTATTTAGTTACCGCAAGATGTCTGCGATCCTTTAGAGGTTCACGTCGCCAAGAGTTGAGGCTACTAGAGCAACCCTCTCCAGCATACTGCGCTTCCCTGTAGCGAGCACCCTCGGCCCCCGGAAGTAACATAAGCTTGCAGACATGCCGAGTCCCGTTCCAATCTAACTCTGGACATAGTGGTTGCTTTGGGCGCTTTCTTCATGCTTTTAGCTTCCAATCGTTGTCATCCCACGGGCACTTCCCTGCCAAAATAGCAACCCATTCAGTTTCGGTTGGAATCCGCCACGTCCCTTCGGGTTCAGAGCTGGTGTCTTGCGGGTTCTCCCAAGATCCTGGACCCCAGACGTACTTGCCTTCCCAGACCAAGATTCCGGCAGACGGCGGTTTGAGTCCCAGATCGTCAATATGCGAGAACCCTGCCTCCTCCATTTCAAAACGAATGTGACCGCCAACGCCCCACAACACGACCCCTTCGGATCCGTTGCTAGCCGCGACAACCAGTGATGGCTTGCTGAAGTCGTAGTCGCCCCAAGGCGGTTCCCGTGGTGTGTCGTTGAAGCCGAAAGTCATCCCTCCTCCGTTCATATTTAGATCTTTTGCCCCGCTTTCTTGTGAGCCCAGCACGCGGGGAGGCGTATGCGCTTTCTTGTGCGCCCAACACGCAGCGATTGCTTCGGCGCGTGTGGCGTACCAAATACGGAGGTATGGGATGTAGGGGTATTCCACGCTCGGTGTATCCATTGTCCAAGTGTCGATCGCTACGCGGACGAGGTACCCATCCGGCGGTTCCGACTGTGTTTTGCTCATGGTTCCCATCTATTCCCCAAACAGAGCCTTCTTGAGGGCCGCCTTGGCCTCGGGGTTGCTGTCGATGGCGGGCCCGAATATACACCGGAGCTTCTCTCCAAGATAGGCCATGTCGTGCCCCTCGCAGGGCAACGCTACCCCTGAGTGCTCGTTGATCAGTTTCGGGTCGATGCCCTGCTTAGCTGCCGCGTCCAACAAGTCCACGTACTTGCCCATGAGCCCGTTGAATTCGATGAAGGCGTGTGCCTCGCTTCCGACCTTGGCCACGAAGCACATCCAGTAGAACTGCTCGTTCAAAGACCGCAGCGTCTGGATGATCTCCGGCTTGTGCCGGACCACTTCATCGTCAGCGTTTTGCATAGGGCTCCGTGTCTTGTAAATGATCCCATACAGTGCGGGTAACCGGCGTGTTGGGACTGAAAAACCAACATGAAATGGAGTCATCTCGGGTTCCAAACCCATGGGCTTCCGCGCATAACGCCATATCCATGATCCCGGCGTACAAACAAACCCGTCCAAGAACCCAGCGACTGATTCGAGACTGGGGTCCGAACAGAAGACTCGACGCATTCAGGAGAGGCAACCATAGTCGCAGCAAACGTCGAGCTTTAAACAACATGGTAACTCCTATGTGAAGCGGTCACCCTGAGATGCTCTGCATGATGCGGGTGAAGCCTTCGAGACAACGGGCCCTGGTGGCCAGCACCTTCTCGAACAGCGTGGGGCTCTCAGCCTGAGCGATCTCCAACAGCCGCTGACCCGCGAGATGTGCGATGATCGAGGGCTGCTCCTGTTCCGTGTACTGCAACGCTGCCCGGAGGATGGAATCAACCACAAGCTCGTCAGCTTGAGCTTGCCAGTGGCTGAAGGGCTTGCCGTTGAATCGCTTACGCTTGCGGATGATCTCGTGAAACTGGTTCATAGGACACCTAAACGAGGGAGGCCGGAAGTGCCGACCTCCCCCGTCGGTTGAAGGTCAGTTGGTGAGGCTCACGAAGTAGTCGTGGGCCTTGGCGTGGCGGTCGATGACCGTGGCGGGGCTGCCCTTCTTGAGGCCTTCCGTGACCGCGTTGTAGAGGCCCCAGATGTTCCGATCCGAGAACTCCACGTGACGGGGAGTTTCCCAGTCCCCGAAGGCCACCGATGCCTGGTGAGGCGTCAAAAGGCCCTTGCCCATCGCGACACCCAGCAGGGCGTAACCACGGTCCTTGTGGCAGCTCTTGGCCTTCATGGCCTCGACTTCATGCTGGACCTTCTCGAAGCTCTGCATTGCCGTGCCGACCTGTTCGAGTACGAGGCGCTGAAAGTCCTCCCAGACGTTCGCAGTGTTGCGGCGGACCACCCGGAAGGCATCGCCCGAGAAGCAGAGGTTGTCGCACACGAAGACGTTGGCTCCGCCGACCAGACCGAGCGCAAGGCTCTTGTCGTAGGACTGGCGCATGCCGATGCTCAGACCCTTCTCGGAGTCGCCTGTGTCCAGGGTGATGCGGCCGAACAACTGGCTGCCCGCCTTGTTGAGGCCGTAGGACTCGCTCTTGACCTCCAGGCCAAGGTGCTCCCGTGCGGTGTCACGCAGGAAGTTGATGGCGTCGCCGTACGAGACAGGCTTCCAGGTGTCGGTCGCCTCGGGGGGCGTCACGGCCATGACCTGGGCCAACGTCGTCTGTTCCGAACCACAATGCAGGATGAGACCGTTCATTTCTTGCTCCGTCGTTGTCTAGGGTTGAGTTACCTAACTACTACACCGATGAGAGGCGAAACTCCAGACCTAATTGCAAAAAAGATGGTCCCGATTACGTGGGATCGGTCAAAACTACGAAATCACAGGCAAAATAGTTGAGAAAGATTTGGTGTAGGTGGGCGGTATGCTCCCCATCTACGCCCTTGAACCGCTGCCCACAAAGATGACCAAGGCCATTTTTTTGGCCGGTCCTACTCCCCGAAAACCCGAAGTCGAGAGCTGGCGTCGAGATGCCCTGGGGCTTCTCGAATCACTTGGGTATGACGGTCACGTCTTTATCCCCGAACCTGCCGACGGGGTTTGGGCTTCGGACTACACGTCCCAAGTTGAATGGGAAGAAGCCGCCCTGAATCAGGCGGACCTGATCGTGTTCTGGCTGCCCCGGGATCTGGAGACGCTCCCCGGGTTCACGACCAACGATGAGTGGGGCGTGTGGAAGGCTTCGGGGAAGGTCCTGTTTGGCGCTCCCGAGGGGGCCGTCAAGGTCCAGTACCAACAGCACTACGCGGAGAAGCACAGGGTACCGCAGTTTGACACCTTGCGGGGGCTGTTGCGGGCTGCCGTGACTCGGTTGGGGCCAGGGCGGCTCCGACAAGGCGGGGAGGTCAAGGTGCCGCTCTACGTCTGGGAGCAGCCCTCTTTCCAGAGCTGGTACAGCTACCAGCAGCACGCGGGCAACGTGCTCAAGGCCGCAGAGGTGCTGTGGACGTTCCGGGTTGGCCCGAAGCTCGACAAGCTGTTCTGTTGGGTGCTCCGGGTGTCCGTGTACATCACGTCTGAGGACAGGGTAAAATCAAACGAATTCGTGTTGGGTCGCCCTGATCTTTCGTCAGTGATCTTGTGGCACCGAGCCCCAACGCTCGCTGAGACCAAGGTGATCCTGATCAAGGAGTTCAGGAGCCCAGCCAGGACGCTTGACGGCTTCTTGCGTGAAGCGCCCGGCGGCTCTGCGAAGCTCGGGACCGTCACCACGGATCCCATGCTCGTGGCCATCGAAGAACTCCGGGAAGAAACCGGCTTCATGATCGAGCCCAACAGGCTTCGTGATCACTCGTTGCGGCAAACCTTCGGCACCCTGTCTTCGGTCGGGGCTTTCGTGTACTCAGCCGAAATTACAGACCTGGAACTCAAGTTCTTCGAGGATCAAGTTGGCCAAGTCCACGGGGTAGAGGCGGACTCCGAGCGGACCTTCACTGAGATCCACAAGGTCGGGGACTTGCTGGCCCAGCCGGTAACGGACTGGGCGGCGCTCGGGATGGTTTTTGCTGCGTTGGCCGATGCGATGCGCTGAGTGGTGTAGCAGCCCGTATGTTGATCGGGATTTCGGGTTTAGCGGGCTCAGGCAAGGACGCGGCGGCGAACTTCCTGGTTGAGGACTATGGCTTCACCAAGGTTGCGCTCGCAGACCCTTTGAAGCGCATAGCCCAGTATGTCTACGCCTTCACGGACGAACAGCTCTGGGGGCCTAGCCATTTCCGCAACGCCCCAGATGAGCGGTACCCACGGCCTTGTAAGACCTGCGGTGGTGCTGGTGACAAGGTGCCTAGCAGACAGGAGCCCCTGATCCCTTGTCTGGGGTGTCATGGGGCTCGGGTCACCTATCTTGCGCCACGAGAATGTCTCCAAAAGATCGGCACAGAGTTCGGCCGCGAGTGCTATCCCAACACATGGGTGGACCTCTGCATCCGAACCTCCAAAGAACTACTAGCTGACAAAGAAGCTCGGTACGATCAAAAGCATGGTCGATACCGTTCTACAGGCGAGTCTCATAGCAGAGTCCTAGGCGTCGCGGTCCCTGACGTGCGGTTCCTCAACGAAGTCCAGGCCATCAAGCAAGCGGGCGGCAAGGTGATCAGGATCTCGCGCCCTGGGGCTGGGCTCGATGGTGCGGGTGCCCTCCATACGTCCGAGACAGAACAGGCGGGGTTACCCGACTCGATGTTCGACCAGGTGATCCAGAACACGGGGACTCTCGAAGAACTTAGGGCTGCGGTCCAGGCGTTCCTCAGCGCTTAAAAAACAAGAGGCCGCTGGGACGAATCCCGCAGCCTCTTGCCTGACCGTGAGCCGAACCTCAGTCTTCGCTGGGCTCGTCTTCGTCCTCACCAGCGTCCTCGGAATCGTCGTCCTTCTTGGACTTCTTCTTCTTGGACTTCACCTCTTTGACCGGAGCTGCGGCGGCAGCCGGGGCAGCTTTCTCTTCCCCAGAGCGCACACGCAGCACCTTGTCCACGAGGGCAATCAGGTGATCCGCCGAGTGCTTGTCAGCACCCTCCGGAACGGCGACGGGGCCTGCTTCTGCTTCCAGTTCCGCAGCATAACCGGCCGCATTGGCGATCTGTCGGTCGTATTGCTTGGCCGCTTGGCAGCGAGTTCGGAATTCAGTTAACTCTTGTGTTGTCATCATTCGCCTCTTGCTTCTGTTGGGGGATAAGAGAATTCTGCAAAAGTTGATCGAGTAGCGGTCGCCGTTTAGCTCGACCACTCGCAAGCTCTGCTGCCATCACCTTGCTTTTGGCAACCTTTTCCTGATCGATAGGTAGACATGCGCCAGCATTAGCCGGGTCACGTGGATCACCCCAGTAGGTGTTGGCCATCCTATGCCCAACATTCAGCGGGCAGAACTTGCGGGCTACCCCATGGTGGTAGTCCATTTCCCCGCCCCACTGAATGGGCTTACCTGGGACGGTCTCTGGGACTATCCCGCTATAGTAGAGTTGCCGGACTTGCTCTCGAAACGACGTCCACCCTCTAACCGTAGACTTCCACGTACCCGAACAGCCAGTGGGTATTGATCGCTTAGTCACGGGATCCTTTCCCGTACACTCAATCCAACCCTGCGGAACGTCGTCTCCTGTCATCGGCAAGTAACTGATCCAAACCTGACGCAAATCCTTGAAGGGCTTGCGGCGGGTGACCCCCGACGTTTGAGAGAACAGTGTTTTCAGTAGGGACTTGTCGGAACGCATCTCGCGCATGTTCTCCAGCGTCTGGAGCAACTTCTGGGCTTCACTGAAACTGAATCCGCCTTCACTTACACAGACTTTGGTGAGCCACTCGTTTTCTTCTGCACTCTTTCGTACAGATCTTCGAGGCTCACGCACAGGGATCACGGGTTCAAGAGGAACCACGGGAACCACGGCCACAAGTGCCGCCGGGGGCGTGTGGTTGGGGACAGCGATAGAGGCAACTTGATCTTGTGCCGCTCCGTTTGAACACGCTGCCATGAAAAGGATGATTGATACTGACTTCCGCATAAACGTCTCCTGGTGATGGCATCCTTTGAGTGCACAAACCCTCCCTACTCCTTGTCTTCGGATTCAGATCAGCCACGCTAGTAGCGTCGTGATTAACGCCTTGACTGTGTTGACTACGATTCTGAGTCCCTGGGCTCGATGTGCAATCTTACACTCGTCCGGGTGCTGTAGAGTACCTTGTAATGTTGTAACAAGAGAACTATCGTAAAAGTTGGCACATTTGTTGCATACCCAATGATCTGAGTAGCCTGCCTCTAATACACCAACCGCGCACAGTTTTTGGTGTATACACCCCCATGACATCGAAAAGCAATTCGACGAATGCTGCGAGCCACCGGATCCTACTCGGTAAAGACCCGACAGAAACTCAGATTAGGTTGTATGAGAATTTCCCCGCCTTTCGGGGTTTTTCGGACAAGACCCTAAATCCTGAGGTCTTGGAGGCTACGATCGTTTTGGGGCTAACCTTCGGGTTGGCACGGGATCGAGTCTTCGTGTTAGCTCCGGTAGCACACGAGGACTGGGTACTCGCAGAGTTCAACAAAGTCACAGATCTTGTGTTCAACGAGTGCAAGAAGAACCCTAACCGAGTCCGAATCGCCGAAGGTTACGGTAGGCTGTTCAAGAAGCTGGCCATCATGGGGCGGTTGTTGCAGTTCAAGGAGGAGCCGGTCCGTTGGGTTTCGTTCGGCTTCTCCGCAGAGGATCCGATTCCTGAGTGGATGCCGCAACGTCTACTCAAGTAGGCTCGTCGTCTTTGGCCAGGTGGTCGAACAACGTAACCGGCGGTTGAGCGGGAGGTTGAGCGACCGGCGGTTGAACCGGGGCGACTTCGGGTGTGACGGGTGTCCTGGTAACGGTGGTGGTTCTGGTTTGGAACAGACCACCACCCCACGGCTGACGGCGCGTCACAGGCACACCAAGCCAGCCGTCAAAAACGTCGTCCATCCTGTCGAAGACCTCCCCCATTCGGTCGAACACTTCATCTTCGTCACGCCGTTGTAAGGCGCGTATACGTTCCACGTCCTGGGGGACAGTCGGAGGTTGAGCAGGTTCCGGAAGAGGTGCGGGCTTGGGCCGTGTCCAGAGGTAGATCAGGCACGCCCCCAAGAGGATGCCCGTAACCAGCATACCGATTCCGATCAGGATCATCCTCTAGGGTACACCAGGCGAAAGCTCTTGTGCGCCACGTACAGTAGATGGCCGCCCTCATGCTTCAAGTCCCCGCCGAAACTGCTCGTGTGCTGCACGAGCTTCCGGTCCCGGGCAATCGAGAACGTCATGACCCTCATGTGACGGTCATGTATTTGGGCAAGAATCTACCGATCGAGCGCATCGGTGAAATGCTGCCCGTGATCTACGACGTGACCTCCAAGACGCTGCCCTTCTCGGTGTCCACGAGTCACGTCTCCTGCTTCCCTGGGGGTGATGACGGGGTGCCGGTGATTGCTCAGATCGATTCACCGGAGCTACATCGCTTCCGAAAGAAGTTAACGCAGGCATTCGAGGCGGCCGACATCCCTTACGACCGGAAGCACCCTGAGTACAAGCCGCACACCACCCTCGCGTACGATCCTGATCCCGACACGGAAGTGGACCTCGACATCCCCGAAGTCTCGTGGGGGGCCCATGAGCTGGTGCTATGGGGCGCTGACCGGGGCACGGGGCGGTTGGTGGTCAAGTTCCCGCTGAGCCTACCCAATGGGAAGGTGGCGAGTACCTCGTCTCACGCTGCACTCTACCGAGCGGCCGTGCGGCTCTCACTTTGGGGACACCGCGATAAGCTTGTCGGTTGATTGCTCGCCACGGCGCAGCATGTTCAAGCAATAGGTGCATTTTGGTACGTGCCGGTCATGTGTGGGGTGCCGCCATGCGAACCCGCCGGGTCGTGGTTTGGGTCTGCCGCACAGTGGTCCGTCCCCACGGTGGAATATCCAATGGGCCGTGGGTGGCTTGGTAGACCCTCCTCGGTAGAACCAAGCCCCTGTACTGCTGACTTCGTGCATACCATTGAATTGTCACAAGAAAATCCATTTTACCACACCACCTTACGTTGTGGGTCCCCTTACTCATCATCTGTCATGAGCAGGTGGTCGAACAGCGTGAGGGGTTTGGGGCCGGTGATTTGGGTGGAGGCCTTGGGGACTACGGTGATGCGGTAGTGCAGAACTTGGCGCATTTCATCGGGGTGGTACACCAAACCCTTGAAAACATAGCCATCGGGGACAGCTTTGATTCCCAGGCCTCTCTCCGTTTCTACCTGTAGCTGTGTACGATCTCGGACAGCGTAAACCCACCATACGCCGCACTGGGGGCAGGTCCATAATGTCGTGTTGGGCTGGTAGGTTTCGCCCAAGACTTCAATAGCCTCCGTCTGAGGACAGATGGAGCATCGCTGCCCCTCAAAGAACGTCTCGGTTAACCTCTGTGCAAGCACCTGAGAGTACACACCTCTTGGAACATGTTGCGGGCACACCACCTCGGGGTCTTCTTTCCGGGGACGCTCGTACTGCAAAAAGGCACGGTTCCGACAACCTCGTCTGGAGCACACCTGCCAACACTCAGGGGCGGCTCGCTTGAGCTGCCAGGTGGTGTACTGGCGGTTGAACCCGACGGCTGCCCGTACCCCCGTTAAGCTTACAAACGTTACGGTGGTCCTATCTACTAGGGCCACAATACCATCGACCCCTGAATGGGTATCGGTCCAGGTTTCTCCAACCAGGGGTAAGGTAAGCGGCATCTTTTTCCTTTTGTTACCTTTGGTGTAGAGGGCCCCTGTAGCTACACCAACCTGCTCGCTAAGGCGAGCGTAACCCGTACGATGCCTTCCCCGATTCACCCGCAGGATGTTCAGCGAGCCCTCGTGGCTCTCGGTGTGTCCCAGCAGGATTTTGAGACCATCCGACGGGTCCCCTTCCCGCAGGCTCAAACGTTGCTGCAAGAGCTAAAGACTAAAGCTCGCCGCAATTACAAGAAGTTGGCTTTTGAGCTGCACCCGGACCGGACACAAGGCGATGAAACCAAAGCCCAGTTGTTCGTATTGCTTGGCCACGTGCTGGGTGAACTTGACAAGACCACGGTACGCCCACCCCAGCCTCAACCGGCATTTGCATTCACCGTCACCGCCACCACCGCCACGTGGCAAGCCTGGCAGCAAGGAGTTCCGTCGGCCTCTACAGGCAACGCGAACGCGGGGTTTTCCCCAGCACAAGTGATCCGCATTGTAAAGATGCGGCCCAGATAACCAACAATAGGAGAAAGTACGTTGTCAGCACCAGTCGATGAGGAGAAGGTTTGCCGTGATTGCACGCAGCCATTCGTGTTTTACGTCCGTGATCAGGAGTTCTTCCTTAAAATGAACTTCACGCCCCCGAACCGCTGCAAGCCTTGCCGTGACAAACGCAAGGCTGAGTCTCGCCGTAACGAGCAATTGAAGCCCCCCAACGGCGCTTCTCCAGGCCGCCCCCCGGTCAGGGCACCCCTTGGTGTGTCTACTTCAAACCCGGTCACGGAATACAGGCCGCGTTTCGATGGGGCCGCCCCGCAACGTGCCCCTAACCCCACCACAGTGCCGTCAAGAGACGACAAGAATGACGGTCGGCGGCGTCGTGGTAAGTGGCGCGAGGATTCGAGGGACGGCGCTGACTGGTGAGTAACCAATGAGCAAGAAAGTCTCAGATTTCCCGGATCAGGTTCTCAAAGTGGGTCTCAGTCAGCTAGAGCTACAGGCGCTTGCTAGGCTCAAGATACTGCACGGCAAAAAGACGAACTCTGGCCTCATGCGTAAACTCCTTCGGGATTTCGCAAAGCGGGAGGGAATCGTGGGGCCCAAGAAAACGCCACGCACTTAGCACATTGATCTTCCAATTTAGGTTGTTAGCGGTGTAGTACCAGAGTAGAACCGCAATCAAGACGCGGGCGGGTACTATGGCCTTTTTCTTTCTTCTCGCAATTCCTCTCGTTCTCGGTATTCTAGGGTTCATCGTCCTAAAGACGATTACCTGGCGGGAGTTCTTGGCCCAAGTCGGGGTACAGCTTCTGATCGCAGGGTTCTCTGCTGGCGTTATTTATTCGTCAAATACCTGGGATACCGAGATCTGGAACGGTTACGTCACTGGCAAGAAGAAGGAATGGGTGTCGTGTTCGCACTCGTACCGTTGTCGCTGCCGTAGCGTCCAGAGCTGCTCGGGATCAGGTAAGGACCGTAGCTGCACCACTCATGAAGAATGCGACACCTGTTATGATCACGCCAATGATTGGGACTGGGAGGTCTACACCTCGCTCAACGAAACCATAGACATTCGCCGAATCGATCGTCGTGGATCCAACGAGCCCCCACGTTGGACTGCCGTGCAGTTGAATGAACCTACGTCAAGCGAACACAGCTATACTAACTACATCAAAGCAGCGCCAGACACCTTGTTCAGGCATCAAGGGCTGACCAATAAGTACCGCAAGATTCTGCCACAGTACCCAGATCAGGTTTACGACTACTACCGGATCAACCGCCTTGTGCTCGTGAACGGGGCTCGGGTTGAGGATCCGGCGGCTTGGAACCTGAAGCTCTCGGAGATCAACGCGAAGCTTGGGCACCTCAAGCAAGCGAACATGGTTGTGGTACTGGTCAAGAACGTGCCGGACGACTTCTACTACGCCCTCGAAGAAGCGTGGGTTGGCGGTAAGAAAAACGACATTGTGCTCGTGGTCGGGGTTGATGGTCAGCTCGCCCCAAAGTGGTCTGCGGTGATGGCTTGGACCACGCGAGAGCTGTTCAAGATTCAGCTTCGGGACGGCATCATGGACCTCCCCAAATTGACTCCGGAGGCTGTGATCGGGGTTATGGGTAAGACGGTCCAGCAAGCATACAAGCGTAAGCCGATGGCGGAGTTCGAGTATCTTCAGGCCAGCATCACGCCCACCACCACACAGTGGGTTGTGTCGATGATCTTCGGGCTCATGGTAGCGTTTGGGCTCATTTACGCCCTGCACAAGCATGACCTGTTCCAGGGGGAACGAAGGTGGTAACCAAGGAAAGCGGAGTGATATGAGCACTGGATTGAAAATTCTATTGGGGTTGTGTGTGGCGTTCTTCCTGATCGGCGGCTCGTTCGTCATGTTCATCTTCGGGGTGAAGAACACGTGCGTGGCTAACGAGAAGGGGATTGAGGCTCAGTACGAGCAGAATCAGGCCAACCTAGCGGGGTACACGAACAAGATCATGGACATGGTGCAGGTCCCAGCGATGGCCAAGAACGCCATCAAAGAGATCGCTCAGGCAGCGATCCAAGGCAGGTATGGCGAAAAGGGCTCACAGGCTTTGTTCCAAGCCATCCAGGAGCAGAACCCGACGGTGGATCCTGGGCTCTACCGGCAGCTCATGCAGGCCATGGAGGCTGGGCGTAACTCGTTCGACGCCGACCAGAAGACCGTGATCGACAAGTGCCGGGTCTATGAGACTTACGTGGAGTCAGCTCCACAATCGTTCTTCACGGGGTTCTTCGGTTACCCGAAGTACGACAAGACCAAGTGCAAGCCCGTGATCACCGAGCAGACCGCCCAGGACTTCAAGACCAAGCGTACCGGCCCGCTTCAGCTTCAAACGCAATGAAGGGGTCTCCGACCATGCCACCAAAGAAAGAGGAATCCGATGACTGACGAGACGCCAAACCCGCAGGAAGCTTCCGTTGTTCTAGCCACACATGACCCTCAAGCGGTGGTCATGGAGCCCACGGAGCTGCCCACAGAGGCTCCCTTACCCGTGTCTGAGCACATCGTGGTGGTGGCCAAGACTCGCGAGGAAATGGAGGTCGCTCAACGCGGTCTGATTGGCTGGATTGGACCCAAGATTGCGGGTCTGGAGCAAGACGTTGTGGAGGCCCAGACCAACCTGGACACAGCCACGAAGCGCAAGTGGGCCACTACTTCGTTCAAGAAGGCGTTGGGTTTGGCCCAAGGCCGTTTGGGCTACTACAAGCGTATCGAAGCAGCGCTGGAGGCTGGCTACGTGATCATGCCGGACCTGCCCGGGACCACGGTCGCGGTGCGGACCTCTCAAGGCAGCCCTCGAAGGACCAGGCACAAGAGTACCTGGGGCCGCCGGGCTTTGCCTCAGGCTCTTTCTGACGGCAGTGATGTCGGCAAAGGGAAGTACGTTGATCCGAACATGCGGTACACTCATTGGACCGAAACCGGAAAAGACGCCCGAGGAAACGATCAGACCACGCATATTGCACGGGCGCATTCGTTCGACAGCGAGTTCGCATTCCCTGTGGCGCTGGTGAAGCCGCAGATCCTGGACGCAGCCAGCCAAGCCATGTTGCTCAAGGTGTTCGATGAGATCGGCATCATCGGGGCAGGGTCAGCTAGGCCTGGGCAACGGCTTCAAGCGACGCAAGTTCATGGCGATCCGATTTTACTTGGTCGTGTGGTTCGTTACGAAGGAATCAAGCGCTTCACTTGCGCCTTCTTGATCACGTGGTGGCTCGACACCCGGACGATCTGACATGGGTACCATGCAAGCAGACACCCTCGCTTGGTTGAAGCGGGGTAAGAAGGAAAAGGCCACGCACCTGATCGTTGTGTGTGACACTTTCGATCACGACGACTACCCGGTCTTCGTGAAAGCTGGGCAGAACGTCCGAGAGGTGTACACGGAGTACAGCTCAAATAACATGCAACGGGTCATGGAAGTCTACGCGATCCACGCGGATTGGGACCAACAACTGAAAACGGGTCGAGTCCTCAACTTCGATCCCCCGCCGTTACGAGTGCCCGTAGCGAAACCCAAGTCAAAGAAGCGGGTGACCAAGCCCCGCACTCAGTCCAAGCTCACCAAAGCGTTTCTTGCTGACATCCAGAAAGCCATGAAGAAGCAAGCGGTGACCCGGGCGGAGCTGGCTACGAGACTCGGGTGCAGTCGAGCGCACGTCACGCAACTGCTCAAGGGCAACTCGGACATGACGACCCTCAGCATGGTGCAGCTTGCCGATGCTCTGGGGTTAGCAGTGGTCGTCACAGTCAAGAAAGCGAGGCGCTAAGGTGCCCAAGTATCGACTTGAGGTGGCGGCCGGAAGTTACGAGGCCGATACGATCTTTGGGTTGGTTCTGCTGGTGTATAAGCACCGACTCTGGCATTGGCGGCGTGGCGAAGGATGGACGGACTAGATGACCCAGCCCTGCATCGGACTCTTTGGTACCTGCGACAAGCACCGTTGGCGGGATCCGTTCATAGCTCGGTATCGGGAACTCGGGATCGAGTTCTTCAACCCGATGGTGGACGACTGGCACCCGGGCATGGTCCCGCTCGAAGCCCAGCACTTGGCTGAGGACGAGATCATCCTGTTTCCGATCCTCGGGTGGAGCTACGGTCATGGCTCACTTTCTGAGCTGGGTTTCGGGCCGCTCAAGGCGCTGCGTCAGAACATGAACCGAAGCTTCGTGTACTTGGTCGAGACCGAGCTTCACGAACGCCTTACGGACCCTGACAGTCGCAAGCACTCCTTGAATGCCCGCAAGCTCGTGCTGGGCCACCTAAAGGAGCTAGGGGCACCCAACATCTACATGGTGGACTCTCTGGACCGGATGCTCGCAACGAGCCTGGAACTGCATCGGGTCCACACGACCCTGCGTGATCTCAGGACAGGTACGCACTCGTGACAGCCCGAAAGACGAGCATCGAATGGCGTTTATAACAGCAGATCAACTGGTGGCTCACGCGATTGGTGACTACGTTACTCAGTCTGATTGGATGGCCACCGAAAAGACCAAGCGATCGGTGGCCGCATTGGTCCATTCGCTTGTTTATTCGTTGGGATTCTTGGTCTTCAGTCCTTCGGCTACGGCTTTTGCATTCATTGCTGTCACGCACTTCGTGATCGACCGTTGGCGATTAGCTCGGTACGTCGTGTGGGCCAAGAACTGGCTGGCACCGTGGTCTGTGTGCCCCGGTCGCGACTACGAGATCATAGTGGTTGGTGTAACACCAACACTTGGGTGCCAAAACCTGCAAAGGCATTCTGCACATCCTGTTGCGCCAACCCCGCCGTGGGCAGAGTGTCAGGCCACCGGCTACCCGCCTGATCGTCCTATATGGCTCGCGTTCTGGCTGATGATCATCGTAGACAACATGATGCACGTCGCTTGTAACGCTGCGGCTCTGAGGTGGTTATGAAAGAGAACCTGGCTGACATGCTGTCGAAGACCGCTGACGTGCTGCATTGGCTCGGGAAGTACGACTCGGCCAACGCCTTGATCCTACTGTCCCGGCTGCTGCGGGCGCACAAGATCGAGAACCTGGATCAGCTTGAGAAGCTGGTCGTGGATCAAGAGGATACGATCCACTCCCGTTCCACGTCTGACCCCAAGTAGTCAGCGATACGCAAACCCTTGGTGCCCGCAGGCAACGTGAAGATTTGCCCGTGGTTTTTGGCAGCCCAGATTTTGGCCACTTTCTCAGAGGTAGACCAAGGCTCCTCCCCGTCAGGCTTTTCATGCGAACCTCGATACAGCGGGTAACGGCTGGCTTTGCTCTTGTGCTCTAGTTCCCAGAGAAGGGCAGCGGCTTTGGCTCTGAGCTGCTTACCACTACCCGAGCCTGGTAGGGGTGCGCCCTGCCTCTCATCTGCCATGAGGAGTCTCATAGCAGACGGAAAACCCTTCCACTCACGCAGCGCTTCGGTTACGAGGTTCCGGTGCGCGCTTGTCGCCAGCGTGGCTCATCCCCAGAGCGATCCCACTCACCTTGATCAGGTGCTGTGGGATCCGGAGTGTAGGTGGCTTTTTTAGTCCCCTGCACAAAGCGTCGGGCCACCCGAAGGGCTATGGGGTCGCTACTCGGCATACAGTAGCCCGGGTACAAAAGCCTCAGGGTGTCAGGAACTTATCCCGCAGGGCCCTGAGCACAGCCTTCGTGACGTACTTGTCCAGGCTGTCCCAGCCCGTGGGGCTCGGGTGCCGGGCAATCTCCCGGACCGTGGAGCTGGACACGAACGAGAACTTGGGCTTCGTGGGCAGGAAGAAGGTGTCGAGGTTGGGGGCGAGGCTCGCGTTGGCGTGGGCGATCCCCAGCTCGGCCTCGAAGTCAGTGACGGCCCGCAGACCACGGACAATGACGGTCGCGTGTTCCCGCTTGCAGAAGTCCACCAGCAAGTCATCAAAGCTCGTGACCGTGATGGCCCCTGGGTCGATCACGTTCTTGGTTCCCCAGGCTTCGTGGGCCTCTTGCCACTGTTCATCGATGCTCGCCTGGATCATCGCGATCCGTTCATCGAGCGTGAACAGCGGCTTCTTGGCCGAGTTGATACCCACCGCTACGACAAGCCGCTCGAAGGTCTTGGTGGAACGGTAGATCAGATCCAGGTGACCCTTGGTGATGGGGTCGAAGCTGCCTGCGTAGACGGCTGTGGTCATGCCCTACCCTGAGCGAGGTACAACTCCAGGCACTTCTTGCACGTGCCGTTGCCCAAGTGGTGCTTGGTGATCCTAACCTCCAGGTCCCACCCCTGGCCCACGGGCACACGTCCGCAAAGCGACGGCGTATCCACGCCCCCGCCAAACTTAGGACCCACGGGGCTCGGCTTACGTATACACCACGGGCTCGGCCCCGTGACCCAGACGGGCTCACAAAACGTGAACTCGGGTCGTTCACCGGGAAGGAGAGACAGGGACGGGAGAGCGCTGGACATGCAGCGACATTACACCGACCGGAATCTAAGTTCAAGTGGTGTAGACGCTGCAATGCCGGTCAAGAAGGTCCCACCCCACAAGACGCTTGTGCGGAATTTGATTGCCTCGAAGAAGCTCAAACCAGCGGAACAGACAGCCTTTGAAAAGCTGGCGGACAAATTCACGCCCACCTACGAACTCAATACCCACGAAAAGCTGTGGGTAGAGGCCCTGAACACCAAGTACCTAGCGAAGAAGAACTAGACGTTCCCTACCGCTTCCGTTTCGAGGAGCTTGCCGGTCTTCATGAACTCGGCCAAATGCCCCATAAAGCGGGTCCCGGGGTCAATCTTCTCATTCGTGATGTTGTAGTGCCCGATGGCACCCCGGACCAGCGCCAAAGCCACAACGCCTGGGGTGGTGCAGACATCCTTGGCGTACCCCTGGAGGGCCTCAGTCATGGCCTTGTTGAGCGCACAGGCTGTTGCGGTCTGAGCCGGGTAAAAGTCGTAGCACTTCAATTTCTTACCGTGCAGCACCGTGTCGTAGGCTGGCCGGGGGCCAAGCGGCGGCTTCCGCTGCTTGGGCTCCATCCACAGGGTACCCATGCGTCGGATCCCAGCGTTGACGATTTCCACGCCCCAAGACCGGGAATTGGCGATACCCGCGTCGGCGGTATCGACCACGGTGGGGTCGCAGAACTGGTACAGCACGCCGAACGGGGAGATTGCGAACTCCACCCCGAGCTTCCGGGTTCGCAGCGTTTCCACCATGGTTTCAACGGAGTTCTCGGATCCGGTCCAGTGGAACACCCCGAGATCAATCGGTTTTACCCTCTTTTTGTTGTACCCGTCGCCCGCCTTGAATTCGACCTTGTGGTCTTGCGGTCCCAGCACGGGGATGGGGTGTCCGGTTACAGGGTGCAACAGGGGGTAGACTTTTCCGCCAATCAGTATGCCTTGAGCCATGCATGTGCTGGCTCATCAAAAGAAACCGTCGTCCGGCGGTGTAACTGAGGCCCAGGCCCGACCGACGTACAGACCACAACCGTTGGCCAGTGTTGGATGCAGCGTTACGGCTTCACATGGCTACCACGGGTGCTGGCGATCCTGTGCTTGAGCAAGCGGAAATGGTCGAATGGCTCCAATACCGCGTACTTAGTTGGACCCCAGGCAGCCTGTTATCAGCACCGTTTGACAACGCGGTCCTAGCTTTACTGCTAGCGACTATTCAAGAAGCACGATTATCTGCCGATAAAATCTAGTCTTTTCGGGTAGTTACAAAATAGTTTCAGAGGGCGCTTGACAATGGTGTGTTTTGGACACAATTTACCCGTACAGATGGTGTCCAAAGCACACTATCAAAAGAAAGCAGCATGGCCTACACGTACGAATACCCGAAAGCAGACATCACGGTTGATTGCGTCCTGTTTGGGTTCAACCCTGAAGGTCTTACGTTTGACGGGACTGTCGGGCAACGGGAACTGCATCGAGGACGGCTCGAAGTGGTCCTGATCCGGCGGGGCGAAGACCCGTATCAGGGACGGTGGGCACTGCCCGGTGGCTTCATCGAGTTCCTCAAGGGCGAGACAGCCTACGAAGCGGCTCGCCGTGAGATGCAGGAGGAAACGGGCGTCACGGTTGACTACTACCTGGAACAGCTAGGGACGTTTGATGCCCCTGACAGGGATCCCCGGGGCCGCGTCTTCTCAGTGGCCCACTACGCTTTGGTCCGGTCCCAGGACCACACCACAACCAGCGGTTCGGATGCGATGGAGGCCAAGTGGGTTCCGGTTCAGGAGGCTCTAAGGGTCCCCGCCAACCAAATGGCCTTTGATCACAAGTTGATCCTAAAGACCGCTATGGATCGGCTGCAAACCAAGATCAGGTACGCGCCCGTGGGTTTCAACCTGCTGCCCAAGAAGTTCACGCTCGGTCAACTCCAAAAGCTGTACGAGGCGATTCTCTTTCGCGAGTTGGACAAGCGCAACTTCCGCAAGCGAATCCTCGCAATGGGTGTTCTGACCGACCTTGAGTCCAGCACCACGACGAGAGGCAGACCCGCAGCGCTCTACCGCTTCAACAAAACAGCGTACGACCGAGCAGTCAAAACCGGCTTTAACTTCGAGATCTGAGAAAATGCCCTACCCACGTTTTAAAGGTCGGTCGCACCCCGGCTGGGGATCTTAGGTATAACGGAATTGATCGTAAGGATAGCAGTCTAGGTTACATCTTAGATAACTGCGTCACAGCATGCCGGAACTGTAACTACGCCAAAAGGAAACTGTCCTACGAAGCGTTCATTGAACTAGCGAAGTTGATCGCTAGTAGGTTTTAGTAGGTTTTAGGAGAGAAAATGCAATTCCGAATCAATCCAATCCTACGCACTGACAGCTATAAGTCAGGGCACTGGCTCATGTACCCCGAAGGCACGGACGGTATGTTCGACCACTTTTTATCGAGAGGTGGTCGGTACGGTATGAGTCAGTGGGTCGGGATGCAATACATCCTGTTGACCTCGTTCACGGAGCGGGTAACAAAGAAAGATGTCGAACACGCTGCGGCTTGGCACGCCAAGCGTAATGAGCCGTTCAACTTCACAGGTTGGATGCGAGTCGTGGAAAAGCACAATGGTTACTTGCCGTTGGTAATCCGTGCAGTACCTGAAGGCATGCTGATTCCGGTTCAAAATATCCTCATGTCAGTTGAGGCAACTGACAAAGAACTATTCTGGCTGGCTTCATGGGCTGAAACTCAATTGACCCGGGTATGGTACCCAATGACAGTTTCGACCCAGGGTTGGCACATCAAGAAGAACGTCTTGGAAGCCCTCGTTGCTTCTTCAGATGACCCTCTCGCGGAGCTGCCGTACAAATACCACGACTTCGGTGGTCGCGGTGCCGCTTGTGCAGAGGCTGCGATGATCGGTGGTATGGCGCACTGTGTGAACTGGCATGGCTCAGATACCTGTGAAGGTGTAGAGCTGGCCAATCAGTGCTATAGCACCGACATGGCTGCTGGCAGCATTGTGGCCAGCGAGCACTCAGTTGTTGGTAGTTGGGGTCGTGGTGGAGAGCTGGATTTCTACCAGCACTACCTGGATCTCTTTGCCAAACCTGGTGCCCTCATGGCTTGCGTCTCAGATACCTGGGATGTCTTCAACGCAACGGAGAACTATTGGTGTGGTGAGTTGCTTGAGCAAATCAAGAACTCAGGGGCAACTCTCGTAGTTCGTCCTGACTCGGGTGACCCGATCACGGTCATCATGAAGCTCTTGGAGATCTTTGAGCGTAAGGTTGGGATGAAAAAGAACATGAAGGGCTTCAAGGTCCTTCCCAAGTTCTTGCGCATGATCCAAGGCGATGGCGTTAATCATGAAGCAGTGCGTGCCATCTTGCATGAGATGCTGTCGCACGGCTACTCGGCAAGTAACCTGGCCTTCGGGTCGGGCGGAGCAAATCTTCAGAAGGTTGATCGAGACACCATGAAGTGCGCTTACAAGTGTTCGGAAATCACCATCAACGGAGCACCCCGCAAGGTCTACAAAGATCCTGTGACTGATCCTGGTAAGCGTAGTTTCAAGGGTCGTTTAGATCTTGTTCTTCGGGATGGCGTGTTTCAAACCGTGGAAGGTAATCAACCGGACAGCCAACTCGTTGAAGTTTTCCGGGATGGGAAAGTTACCCGCCTGTTTACCTTTGAAGAGATCCGTAAGAACGCCGTTCAAGCGCTCATGGGGGCAGTCTGATGACCTGGAGTGACAAAGAACTTGAAAACGAGAGGCCAAAAACCTACGGGGATATTTCAAAATCCATATCTGACGATGAACTGTTGATACAGCAAGCTATCCAAGACCTTCGACCAAGGTTGGTGGATCTTCCAGTCCGGGTTTATGTGGCGGCATCCGGGGCTGGTGCGGGGATTCAACAACTTCTGTGGCAAACACCTGGAGCGTCGGCGTATCTTGTGGGGGCTACGTTCCCGTATTCCCCACAAGATACAGAAGATTTCCTCGGGTTCCGTCCACGACACTTTGTTTGTCTTGAGACTGCTATTGATTTAGCGATCTCGGCCTATCTTAAAGCCGATAACGGGGATTCAAACCGTACCCCTATTGGGCTTGGGCTCACAGCTTCGGTTGCCACGACAGTAGAACACCGGGGAGATCACCGTATTTACGCGGTGGTGATCTCAAAGGATCGGGTTCTAGCCTCTGAACTGACATTACTCAAACAAGGCAGCATGGCTCGGGCCTATGATGGTCGTACTGCCGATGCAATCGGCCTAGAGCTTCTGAACGCCGCCGCCTATGTGACAAGCGAGGCCGAACGTCTTGTTTACCGTGAAACCACAAAGAACTGTACGGGTGGTAGTTTGCTCAAAGACATCACCCAAGAAGCTCGTGCTCACTTCTTGAGGAGGCCGTTGTTCACCCGTTACGGTAAACGGCTCGAAATCCCCGTAGGTAATCACACCTCGCTCGACCCCGTTAAAAATCATCTTACGTTATTCCCTGGTAACTTCGATCCACCCCATGAAGGGCACTTCGCCAGTGCAGGGGAAGACGTATTGTTTCAGATCACCGCGAATCCGCCACACAAGCCAGGTTTGAGCCTCCCCGACATGCTGGGTCGGGTTCGCCACTTCCGGAACAAACGGGACGTGTTGTTTCTGGAAGGTGGGGCGCTCTACCTTGACAAGGCCCGGCGGTTCCCTGGCTCAACCATCATTCTGGGGACCGACGCCCTAGAACGGATGCTCGACCCCAAGTGGGGCGTGGAAGTTCTGCCCTTGTTGACCGAGTTTCGGGAGCTGGGGACTAGGTTCAGGGTTGGGGTACGAGAGGGAGCTGATTTCGGACAACTCCAGATCCCGGCAGACTTCCGGGCCATGTTCACCGAGCTACCAAAAACCCCCTACGCGGGCTTGAGTTCGACGCAGATCCGGGCATCCGCCGATTAGGCCTCGTCATCTGCGTCATCTAGGGCAGCCCACAAGCCACCTCCGCTGCCTCTGAACTGATTCTTCGTCATACGTTGAAGGGGTGTGATGGTCTTGAACATGTCTTCACGACCAACATCGTCTGGCACGGTCAGTGTAAAAAGCATTACGGAATGAGTTTCATCCAGTAGGGTCAGCAGGCGGAGGCCTTCTTTGGGGGCTGGATCGAGGATGAAGCTGAGCCGCCAAACCCCTCCGCCCGCACCCTGCTGGTTTTGAAACCCGGTCGCCACGTGGTAAGGCTCGTTCGGAAATGGCTGCTGCGGCTCCTCATCATCAAGGTATGAGTAAGACACATCAATGAAAGGGCGTGCCCTTCCGATCCTTGTGTAGTCCCGCTCTCTAAGCGCTTGTGCTGCCCGTTCTCTAGCTTCTGCAAGCCGCTCGAAGGTCCGCTTCCCGGGCAGGATTGTCTCCATGTACTCGTGGGTACCCTGGGCCACTTTCGCTTTTGGGCTAGCCGTGTAGCTGACTTTTCGATTCTGGGGGTGCTCTTGGTGTAGTAACCCATTAACCTTCCCCTGAATCCCCATGGTCCGGATCACAACAACCGTCGGGCATTCTTCGGGATGTAGTCGGACAGGCCTGCGTGTGACATCAATGAGCATCCCCTGTACTACACCGAGCGGCCTATGACTAAACCCAAAGACCTACGGACAAACGAATTTATACGAGCTTGGGGCGTCAAAGAGGTACCCACAGCATCGGTGTCCCACGGGACGGTACGGCCGGGCGTTTACCCGGCGTTCGCAATGCTGGCCTGGGTAGAGCAGCGGAAGGTCGGCTGGCCCGTTGTTGGGGTCCGCCTAACCCTGCTTCAACACGGGCTAGACAAGCCCGCTGGCGGGCTCACGATGGGGCTACCTCTCACGCCAAAGAGCGAGCGGCACGTCTGCTGCTTCCTGCAAGATCTGGGCTGGGACGGGCGTTGTTGGCCCTACAAGGACCACGGGTGGCCAGAGGGCACACCCGATGAAGACGGTCTGCTACGCCTGCTCAAGGCGGCCAAGCTTGGGGCTACCCTGACGTTCCCATCGGATCCCGAGAAAGGGACCCCGACGGTCCGGATCCCGGTGCTGCAACGGAGCGGCACGTTCTCGGTAGCGCCCTTTGGGGAAGTGATACCCCGGCATCTTGACGCCCTCCGGACTCTTGCGGCGAATCCCACCCCTTTCAAATCGGACTGGGTATGACCATCAAATTTTACGGCAAGACCAACCCCCAGTACAGTTGGCTCTCGAACTTCCATGTGGCGATCTTCACGCTCCAGGGGCACCAATGGGGTTCGACGGAACACTGGTATCAGGCGATGAAGTCTGAGGACCCCGAGGTTCAGCTCCAGATCCGAAGTGCCGCGACTCCAGGACAGGCTAAGCGCCTGGGTTCCAAGTGCGAGCGGCGTGCCGATTGGGAAGAACCTGTCGGTACCCCACAGTTGCACGACATGTTCCGAGACCCGCAGGGTATCGTGGTGGAACTCGTGAAGGACCACTTCATGTACACGGCATTGATCGCGAAGTTCACGCAACGCCCAGAGCTGCGCGATGCCTTGATCCAAACAGGCACCGAGGAACTGCAAGAGGTATCGCCCAAAGACCACTACTGGGGCCTGGGGGCCGATGGCTCGGGTCAGAACAAGCTCGGGCGGATGCTCCAGCTCGTGCGGGCCAAACTTCCGAATCGCTTGGTCAGCGCAAACGCTGAGCCGTGAAGCCGTTCAGGTAGACCTTCGCCTGGGCCCCGCCGAGTGTCCCAACTTGGATGTACGCCTTGCTGCAAGGGACCGAGACGATCTCTGTGTCTCGAAGAACCCCGCGAGACGCTAGATCGATCAAGACATCCACGGGTTGTGTGAATCCGGAGGGCCATCGAATGTACAGGCGATCCCCGGGCATGAGCGCTGCCCCATCGAGGCTGTCATAATACCCGTCGTCTGACTGAACAGTCACTACCTTGCTCGCCAAAAGTAACCCTCAAAGACTCAGGACAGCATACTCTTGCTTACGTAGGTACGGTACAATTTAGCTTCCCACAGAGGTATGACCGACGACGTCGCACTCTCACTGTTATCGACGTGCATGGCTACAAAGTCGGCCCAGAAAGCAGGCCAGTTAGTCTGGTACTCTTTGATCACCCAAGGGGTCAAGAACCCCCGCACCTCATTAAGTCTCTCCATGGACTCTTCAAGCATTGGAGGGAAAGCCAGTTCTTGGAATCGCAACACCCAGGCCGAACAGACCAGCAGCCGAAACAGCACGAACACGGGATCTGCGACCATCCGAGACCGGCTAATCTGGCGTTCGGTTTCAAGATCACTACGCACCCGATCGTCACACCCGTAGGGGCATTCACCATCGGACATGCAAAAACCGTCCAACGATAAGGGGCACTCCCCGAACGCCGTTTTCGAGGTTCCTTTCGCGTCCATTGCCTATTCCTTCGGGGTGCGTGGTGGTTTGACAACCGGCATAGGTCCAGCCGGAGTTGGGATCCGGACTGCGGGTATACCACGGGGCGGTGTTAGTGGGCGTAACGTAGCACGATCATGCTCATTCTCGCCCCCACGTTTGAACGCTTCGAGCAGACCTCGGGTCACCACGGACTCGACTTCAACCGATAGGTATTCCTGCGTTACACGGGCTTCTTGAGCCACAGCGTGGAGCACAATCTCAATGATGTCAGCAATTTGATTATGCGCAGTCATGGCCGGTCTTTCCCGGCAGTCATGCACGGACTTGAGTCGTCGGGATGGCCGCTCGACACACCAGACGCGACCGTGCAAAGGGCGTGCTGGCTAAGCTTGTTGCCCCCATCGTGCTTTGGCTTGTGCTTCAACTTGCGACTCCAATTCACGAGGGTTGTTGGCTAGTTCAGGATCCTGCAACAGAAGCGCCCTAGCCATAGGCATCAGCGCCCCCCGATCCTGCCCTTTGATCCCGTACGTCTCGAACAGGCGCACCTGATCTAACTCTGGCTTCTTCAGCATTTCAAGAAAACGCTTCTCAAAGGCGGGGTCATCTGCATGGGATAATAGAATTTCTCTGAGTCGCACAAGCCCACTCGGCGACAAGAACGACACGGGGGTGCGAACCGTCCACCCCAGATCCAGAAGGTCTAGTAGTAAGTGGATCTCTTGTTCTGGGAGCCCACGGCTGAGTGCTGTGGCGAACCCTGGTTCTGCTGCAAGCATTTCCTTGAGCACTTCTCCGAGCCCCAGATCATGCAGCAGCTCCACTGACCGGCGGGGCTGCGGGGACTCCAAGATATCTTCGACCAGGATCTTGCGAACCGCGTCCCAAGGCATCTGCTTTAGTTTGTGAGCGTTCTGCTGGATGCTCGTCCGCACATCGGGCGAGATTTTGAACCCGTACTTCGCCACGAACTTAACGGCGCGAAGCATTCTGGTAGGGTCGTCTGAGAACGTCTTGTCGGGATCCACCGGAGTGGTGAGCAGGCGGTCCTCAAGGTGTTGTCGGCCTGAGCCGAGCAGATCCAAGACCTCAGCGCGATCCGGCCCGTGTTCCAGGTCCAGAAGACGCCAGAGCAGCGTGTTAAACGTGAATTCACGACGCTGCAAGTCCTCTTGGATGGTCGCGGGTTCGACCATGTGCGGCTTGTAGCCTTTGCCCGAAGGGTCGCCGTAGCTCTCCTTACGAGCGTTGGCGATCTCCAGGACTTCGCCCTTCATCTCGTGCCCGTCAAGAAGCCACGTGTCCGCGACCGTGAGGATCGCCACCCCATATTGGTTAGTCGTCAGGTTCGTGCGAGCCGGAATGACCCGTTGAAGCTGTTCCGCGAACCACGCCGAGTCCTTCTTGCCGCCGAGTGCTACGGAATCGACCACCACGTCCACATCTTTGGGCGCAAGCCCCATCAGGTGGTTCCGCACAGCTCCGCCTACGACGTAGACGTGTTCGCCAACCCCAAGGCGTTTGGTGGCCAGGGACAGGAAGCGTAAGAGTGCCGTTATTTTTGTCATGTGCCTACTCTATTGAAAAGGAAAAACCATGCCCCCCAAACCGCCACCTACGCCACCTCAAGCTCTTTGGCCCGCTTGGGAGTACAAAGCGATGACCCTGGACCCTAAGTATGTTGCGGATGCTGAGCGTGTCCTTAATAACCTGGGTGAACAAGGCTGGGAGTTAGTGTCTATGGTCACGGACTCAGGTAAGGCAATCGCGACCATGAAGCGTAAGAAGCGGGCTTGATCCCGCACTTGTACTACACCGGCTGCCATAAGACCAGCGGAAATGCGCAAAATGATTTTCTGGACACTAAGGGGGGGTTCGGTGTAAGCATGGTTGTGGCACGACCCAGATCCCAAAAGTTAACGACTAAGATGACCGTTAGGACAACGCTACCATTAGGTCGGAGTGAGACACTCGGGTCAGCGCAGAACAAGCAGGCCCGACGTCCCGATGCCCCTGGCTACATCACGGGGATGTTGGGCAAGTGGTTCCTCGTGCTGCATGAGGGGGAAACGAACCCCGCCATCTACAACCAGGAAGAACTGAAGCTTGAGCCTGCGGCATACTGGCGGGTCACCCACACCCTAGTGGGGCAGCCCTACTTCAAGGAATTCAAAACTCACCGTGAAATCGATAAGCATTTGAAAGAGCTTGGTAAGTTGGGCGGTGTATCTATTGCTATCGAAGGCCCATTCTACGCCGCAAAGGCGTTGGAAGAAGGCCCCGTCCCCACCCGAAACCTTTTTGATCACTTGAACGACGCATGACCCAACCAGTAAACTGCGCTTTTCACTGCGGACGCCCCACTTACCGAGGAAAACGTCTGTGTAAGACCCACCTGGAGCACCAGCGTCAAAAAATGGCGGCGTACCGGGTTGAACGAAAGCAAAATGGGCTCTGTTCCAGATGCGACAACCCGGCTCGCATCATGCCCAATGGTAACATCAGCACGCTGTGTGAGAGATGCCGGACTCGTGTCCGTACGTTAGAGCAGCTTGAGCGTAACCGGATAGGGCGGCTGGTACGTTCCATCCTCAAGGCTAAGGCTGCGGGTAAGACCCTCAAAGAAATAGGAGTCCGCAAGAAGCTCACCGTAGATCAAATTCGGCAACTACTCGCAGACGCAAAAACCTAATACCGCCTGATTCCTTTACACTCCTGGTGTATCTGCCCGGGTGCCGCACAATAAAGGGATGGACTGGCTGAGGTTGCCGAAAAGAATGGCAATTTACTTTCGTGACTCCTTTGACTGTGTTTGGTGCCGCTGCGTATTCCCTATAGACCCTCTCGGTTACGGTTTAACCGTAGACCATATAGACCCCTCCAGGGGTCATGAACTCAGTAATCTCGTGACATGCTGCGGGCCCTGCAATAGTGCCAAGAAAGTATTGACCCCGGACGAGTGGTACGAACGGTTAGAAGAACGTGGCTACAACATTCGGCGGGTCAAAGAACGTGTGGCCCGCCAGACGCGCAAGCCACTGAACATGCACGCGGGGAACTGGCTCGCTGGGCTCCGACGCCCCAATTACAAAAACTACGCTACCTATAAGAAGGCCCGTAAACCATGACCGACGATCTCGTTGACGACCCTGAAAGTGTTCTGGATGAATCGGATCTGCTGCTTGAGATAGTTCGATCCATCGTCCGCAACCCTCAAAAAGTGGAAGTGGTGGCCGAACGCGGACCCACCACCACGGTGCTCACCATCACTGTGGATCCTTCGGATCGAGGGCATGTGATTGGCCGCGAACGTAAAACTATGGAAGCGCTGATTCACCTCTTTGCAAAGTCTGCTACACTTGAGGACCGTCGAGTCATCATACGTTTGGCTGGGGTAGATCTTCGCCCTCAGCAACGCCCACGGGGACCTCAGCAAGGCCCTCAGCACGCCCACGGGGACCTCAGCAAAGGGGCCCGCAACGTGACGGACAAACCGGGCCACGTCGATAAGAGATCCCGATGAGATTGCTCTGGGTAACCGATTGCCATCTTGATCATTTGCGTACCCCTAAGGCAGCGCAGACCTTTGGGGAGTACCTTAGGGTTGAGCAAGAGTTCGATGCCGTGGTGGTCACTGGGGATATCGCGGAAGCCCCTTCGGTCCGGGGGCTCCTGGAGAGCTTCGCTCAGGGGGTCGGAAAACAGATCTATTTTGTCCTGGGTAACCACGACCATTACCGGGGCAGTATCGCAGGTGTCGAAAAAGAGATGAGCAAGATCCTGGATCCCAACCTCGTGTGGTTGGACCAGGCCCATGACCCCATTTTGCTCGACCCCGACACTGCCCTCGTGGGGCAGGGCGGATGGTACGACGGCCTTCTGGGTAATGCCGAGAAGTCTCGTGTCCTGCTGTCGGACTTCGCGCTGATCCAGGATCTCAGCCCGTTGTATCACGAACTGACCTGGCTCTTTGAGCACGGGGCCCGTGTGGCCCTTCTGGACAAGATCAGGACGCTGAGCAGGCAACACGCTGAGGCAGCCAAGACCAAGCTGCTTGAGGCTGTGAAGCTCCGCAAACACGTCATTTTCGCGACCCACTACCCACCGTTCGCGGGGGCGTGCTGGCACGAGGGTGATATCTCGGATCAGCAATGGATGCCCTGGTTCACCTCGGGGGCAATGGGGGCAATGCTCGGGGAGTTGGCGGCAGAGCACCCGGACAACCGCTTCCTGGTGCTCTGCGGGCACACGCACAGCTCAGGGGTCTACGAGCACCTGCCCAACCTGCTCGTGCTGACTGGCCAAGCGGTCTACGGGGCTCCCGATGTGGCGGGGCTCTTGGCGTTACCGTTGCAGCACTGGGTGGGTAACCCAGACCGCTGTGACCGCTGTGACGACCAGGACTTCGAGGCTACCGCGATTCGTATCACCTGCAAGATATGTCAGCGAACGTGGGATCGAGGCAACGGTCCTTGGGTTCTCAACTCGGAGTCATGAGCTACCAGGCACAGTACCGCTGTGTCCAGTGCCAGCATCGGTTCGAGATCACTCAGGGCGCTTTTGGGTGCCCACCGGGACACCCAAAAGCGGACCCAGATACTCCGTGTGGGCGAAGCATCTCTGGGTAGAGTGGCTCAACTACCGGACCCTGTTCCCTTGAAACAAAAGGGGCCCTGGTTGCCCAAGGCCCCTTGCTCACTCAGTTCTTAGGACGCTTGTTTTCGAGCGCTACAAGATAGCGTTCATTGCGTTCAACGAGCCCCGGGAGCTTCTGGATTACGGCCAGCACTACAGCTAGCTGGCCGTTCAAGGCGTGGTTGTGCTTGACCCAAGTCTGGGCCAAGCCGTTCGATTTTGCTCCAGGCATGGGTCACCTGGAAATCGTGCAACCATGAGGTACCGAGGCGTCGAGCGTAACACGCCGATCGTTGAACTGCGTCCAAGCCTTTGTGGTCTGGTTTTGCTCAGAGATCCAGAGACGAACCACAGAGCCCGTGCGGATGTGGAAGGCTCGAACGTAGTACGTGCGACCGTCAATGTGATCGTAGCTCTCTACGACAGCGTTGTCATTCTCGAAGACCAGATGATCAACGCCAAGGTTGTTGACTTTGGTGTTGCCAACTGCGCAGTGAAGGTTGGTCTTTTCGCCTGTGGCCTTATCAGTTCCCACGCTCGTGGGGATTAGCAAGACCATAGGGTTGACGATGCACCGATGAACGAAGAAAGGTTTGTCCTTAGACCACTTAGAGGCGATATCCCGCACGTAAGCATGCATTTCTGCCCGAAGCTGGGAAGGGGAGCCCTTTGCCGTTGACGACAGCAAGGGCTCATTGAGATCCAGGTCTTCTAAGAACCCGTCTATCTCATCGGGCTCAGACGGCGGGGCAGCAACAGGCTCAGACGCAACAGGTGCTGAATCACCACTCAAAGAGCCTTGAACCAGCTTTTCCACGAACTGCTTAGCAGAAGCGATTACTTCCGGCTTGGCTCCGGTCAGCGGAAGTGCCTGGAACATGGTTGCTCGGAACTCCGACATTCCAACCGCCAGCTTATCGCAATACTGCAAGCTGAAAGCCCCGTGTGTACGAGTGAACTCAACGGGCCACTCATCGGGCGGCAACAACGAGAAGAGTCGCGCCTGACCTGGCAGGACACTCTGAGCGTACTTCGATCGCACCCCTACTGGTTCTCTAGACATAACGGTATCCTTTCACGCCCACGCTTAAGCGCAGAGCATTGGTTGACGATCACGAACGAGGCATTGGGAATTCGATCCGGTAGGCAAACAACACCTACGTTTCACGAGCGGGCACTGAGAATTCGATTCGTTAAGTGTAGGCAAAACTGCACCCACACTTTATCGCAAGAGGGAACACCACTTGCGATAAGCCCCTGTACACCAACGAAATGCGAATCTCGAACGAAAACGACCAGGCCCGGTACGAATTCGGAAAGCCTTTGTACCGGCTGGTTCAGGCCTTCACGGTTGTCGGGAATCCGTTGACGGTGATCCGAAAAGCCGCTGTCAGGATGGCGGCTTGCACCGCCGGGGGAACCGCGATATCCAGTTCCCGCATGGCTTGGTTCAAGGCATCCCCGTAGCGAAGCCCGGCGTCTTTCAAGACCAAATTGACCACTCGCTCCAAGACGGGAGCGTACTGCGTCAGGACTTCACACATTAGGGCTCTCCATGGGTAATGTGAAAATTACAGGCCGCATCCCGGCACTTCAAACTTGCGTAACCCAGCAGTGGTCCGCCGGTCAACAACTGGGTAGCAAGAGCTGGAAGACTCATCGCAGACTAATGGGGACCGTAGCATTCGATGCACAGGCCGCCAAAGGGACCACGCAAGCCGTGCGTGTCATGGTGTTAAAACCTGACGGGACGATGCTGCGTGACGAACTCCTCCACACCTTCCCTTCTGATATCTACGCAATAGGCTCTTGACGTTTCGTGGTACGCGGTGTACTGGTCGGTGTAGCTGGTACTTCAACCCAAACATCAGGAACCGCCCGTGAGCGAAAAAACCCTTGCCTCGAAGCTGAGAGAAATTCGTGCCCTCAAGTCCAAAGGATCGGACTTCGAGGTGCAGACCATGTACGAGATCCTTGCCTTGGAGAAGGCATCGGTTCTCTGGCGTGTTGACGGTACCGAGACGTTTACCTCGGTGCTCAAGCAAGAAGCTGGGATCTGCACCCCGACTCGATTCAAGGCATTCAAGAAGGCCGTCGCGTGCTTTTCGCAGGCCACGATCGAAAGGCTCGGTGTGCCGTGCGTGTGCCTGCTTGCGGTCCAGAACCAGAGCGTCCGAGCAAAGCTGCTGAAGGCAGCACTCGCGTTCCGGACAGAGAAGGGGACCGAGCCGACCTACCAGTACATCTCGCGCTTCTTGGCCAAGCCTAAGAATGACCTGCCTTCACGGGCTCGCCTGCTCAAATACGTCGATGTGCTCAGAGCTGAGATCAAAAGTCTCGGTGGGCGCGTCCCGATGATGGAATAACCTCAAGGAGATCAGATCAGATGAAAAGCAACGAACTCAAGTTCCTACTGGGCCTGCACACTGGAATCAACAAAGGGTGCGAGGTCCTCGGTGTCGATCGCTCAGCCTTCATGGCCACCCTGACACGGTTTATCGAGACCGTCAGTCTCGGGATTGAAATGGGGCTCAAAATGAAGGGCAAGCCTACCCCTCTGATCACCAAGGTTGCCAAGGGCACGGTTGCCAAGAAGGGCAAGACCACTTTCTCAGATCGTATGGTGCAGATCATGGGTTCTGCGACCATGACGTCTGAGGAGATCGCGGCAGCGGTCCTCAAGAGGGGCGACGCCCCTAAGAGCGAAAACCTTCGCGCCTACATCAGCACCACGCTGTCCGCCTCGAAGACGAACGGCAAGAAGACGTTTACGGCCGCCAAGCGTGGCCATTACTTCGTGACCGCCACGAAGAAGAAAAACGCGAAGGGTGCAGCCCCCAAGGCCCCCAAGGCCCCCAAGACCAAGGGTAAATCGGCGGACTTGCACCGGGCTGACAAGGTCCGCACAAGCATCAATGCGGTTCTGGCCAAGGGCGGCGTGATGGGCCTCGGAGAGATCACCAAGGCAGCGAAAGCAAGCCTCATTGGACTCAATGACCCAAGCAAAACGGTGTGGACCATCATCTCCAAGAGCCCTGACATCGAAAAGGTGAAGCCCGGCTTCTACCGCTTGAAGGGCAAGAAGAAGGCCGTGACGAACGGTAAGACCAAGAGCCAGGCCACCCCTGTACTGACGACCCTGAACTAGCGGGCCGCAGTGGTGGCGAGAAAGCGTTCCAGCACCGTGTGGGCAGTCTTGTCCTTTACGGTGGGCTCTTTCATCGAATTGAGGACCTCTGCGAAGTCCTCATCGGTGAGCTGATCAATCTCTTTGGCCACAGCAGCCATCACGAGCTGGGCCATCGCTTCATCAGCGGCACCATCGTCTTTCTTCTCGGAGGCAATGATCTCAATCAAGTGAGCTATGCCGTGCCCAACGTGTCCCATCTCATTCAGTAGGTGCAGGTTACCAAGGGACTTCTTCACGGATTTCAGCGCTACGTGCTGAGCCAAGCCCTTGGTGAACAACCCGGCGGCGACCAAAGGGCCAGAAGCGGCGAAGGCAGCGGCGGCAGCGCCGATCGCCATATGGGTAGCTACCTCTTTGAAAGCAGCCTTTTGCTTCTTGGTCATCTTGCCGCCAGACAGTACGGCCTTAACGCCCTGCGATGCAGTCTTGTATTCGTGGACCTCATGTTTGGCGGTATCCACGAGGCTTGAGAGCACCTTCTTGGGGGCCTTCACCAGAGCGTCCTTAGCCTCACCCAGCGCCCTTTTCCGGAATTCACGTTCCCGAAGAAGTGCTTGACCGCTTTCGGGGCCGCTTCCACGAACTTTGTGGCGGACTCTGAGAGCCCTTTGAACCTAGCCTTCCACGAGTCGAACTTGCCAGCAGGCTTCGCCTGTGGGGCCTCTGGAGCCTTTGCTTTGGCTGGCGGGGGCGGTGGGGCCTTTGGCTGAGCCTTCGCCTCTGGCTTGGCTTCGGGCTTCTTCTTGGCCTTGTCCGGGATGGGTGGCGGAGTGCTCTTGGCACCAGCGGGCGGCGGCTGCTGCTTTGGCGTCGTCTTCCCAGCAGGCGGCGGGGGCGGAGCCTTGGGCTGCTTCTTGCCCCCGGGCTTCTCATCCGGACCGCCTTTGGCCTTGTCCTCGTTGACCGAGTGCTGGGTCTTATCAGCATCCGGGTGAGCCTTAAGGTACTCGTTCAAGGCCTTGTCGGAGGGGAACTCCTTGGCTTCACGATACCTGTACGCGACTCGTGCTGCGAGACCCATGCAGACACAAAAGCATCGAAGGAATTTCCTTGTACTCCCACAAGGGTATGACGACCAAGGTTGCCAGGACCGTAGAACGGGACATGCAATACCTCCCGGACATCCGTGAGCTGGAGGGCTTGATTGGAGACTACCGCAGCCTTCGACAAGACACCCAACGGGTGGTCCAGCGGCTCAAGTCCAAGGGTCAAGTCGGTGAAGCGGTCTACGAGGCTTTGAACGGAGCTGAGGGCGATGTATCGGTCTTCGATCTACTGTCCGCTGCGGTAGAGGGCACGCAACGCCTGGATTCGTTTTCACTCAAGGACGCTGTGGATGCTCTGAATGAAGGCGAGATCCACACGGCAGCCACGCGGCGGCGGTACAGCTACGACCGCCGCTGAAGCAATCCTTACGCGGATACCTGGTTGGGGGCTTGTGCCAGAAGCCAGCGCTCGATCTCTTCCCCGGTCAGCTCCCACCCCTCGTAAGGCAGCCGAGCCACCACACGGGACTTGAACTTCTGAAAGTACCGAACAGCAAGGTACTCGTGAAGTTGTAATCCAAGGCGTTCTTCTTCGGGCGGAAGCACGCTGATCCCCAACGCTGCCAGTACCGCCACATGGTTCTCGGGGTCGATCAAGTGCGAGACCAAGATGGCCAACGCTGTCTGCGCTGGACCTGATCCGCTAAAACCCCACTCGAAACCCGAGGGACTCTTGTTCGCCAGGTCAAGCCGGGGATCCAACGCCCAAACCCCCGTGTTCAAGTCCTCTACAGAAATCGTGCAGACCTGCGTCATAGGGTTCCGACGACCCGTGTACTTAAAGTAAGCTCTAGACATTCTTCAACGCTCCCTCGATCAGCTTGAGGCACCGCTTGCAGTTAACCTCGTCTTCGTTGGTGGTCAAATTTTTGTACGATCTTCCTCGGGAGAATCGAGAGCTTGCGTCATCGGCTTCACAAGACCGGTTCGCATGTAGAGCTTGAACCCCTCTTTCTCAAACCGCTTACCCAAGTCCTCGACCGCCCGCCCCAAGACCTTCTCCAGGAGTTCCGTGTCCGAGATCTTGGCGCTTGTGGCAAAAACGACAGTTCAACGGACATCGGGACCTGCAAGTCCTGGATGCCTTCGTCAGCCTCAAACCGTTTCAAGAGCGGCCGTTTTCGATCCCCGTTCTTCATCGGCCGTACTTGCGGTCCAGGTAGTCCCCGTCGTCATCGGGCTCAGGGATCGGTTCTTCCGCCACCTTGGGCATCCGTTGCTGGAGCCAATCGGCAGCGTCGTAAAGGCCGTTCTGGTTTGCCAACCCAAGAAGCGTTTGGAGTTGGTCCGTGACTGAGCGTTGATCTGGCATCATGGTGTTACTACACCGTGGCTCAGGGAAACTCTAGTGTTCCGGTGGAATTCAGCCTGGGAGGTTGAAAGCAGACTAGAGTTTCCCGACGCTCCGGTGTAGTACCAACATGTACCGCACCACCGAAGAACTGGCAACGGACCTCGTGGACGACGATCGCACCTCGTTCACGTTCACGGAAGCAGACGAGTTGGCTAAGACGCTTCAGGTTTCAACCGCCAAGGTGATCCGTGATCTCAAGGCGTACGGGTTGACCTACTGTGGTCGTCCGAACGAAAAGTCGGTTCGCGGGTTCACCTCGAACTCGCATGATCGCTGGAGCGGCAATCCGTGCAGCGGTGGATCAGGGTGGGAACAAGTTACGGGGTTTGCGGGTCAGGAAGGCTAATATGACGGCCGAAGTGTCCAACGTGTGGTCGCTCTGGAGCCCCATGCCCTGGGTCTGCGCAAATGGTCTTGGCTTTGGTGCTGTTATGCGCTACAAAGCGAAAAAGGGTGGGTTTGAGGCGAGGTAGTGACCCAGGGTTGAGACACCCCCCGTCTTGGCCGGTCGCTATCTCGCCTCAAACCTACCCTTGACACACGCCGTCAAACAAGTACGCGCCATGTGACCGTGAAAGCGTAGGGCTGAAGATGGACGACCCAAACCAAATATGCGTTCGATGCAAAGAGCCTCTCAGCGCACACGATGAAGCCATGAGAAGTACGTATCTTCGTTCTTGGGGGCCACTCCACATGGTCCGCCGCGAAACGATTCTGATCTGTCCAACCGCGCAGTTTTTGGCGGAACCCGTTGAGGACGCCGCAGCAAAGAACACATGATATTCGCCCCAAGCCGATCAAACCCGAAGTCAAGATCGTCTTGACAACCTCCGGTCCCATACCTTGGGATTTAGACGACGGGGACTGAAGCATGATCACTATAAAACCACGGCCGCCAGTCGTTCTACCCACACCCTCTGAAAACCGCGAAATTATGTTCCGCGACCACGATGACAAGATCAAGATCAAGAACCATTTAGGTGAGGTTCGGGAAGCCACTGCGGAAGAAATAGCCGACGTTGAACGAGCGCTAAAGCTGAAAATACTTAAGCCGCACGTCGGCCCATAAAGCCGCTCTCCGAAAGCCGAAACGATTATGAGTAATGCGCCCAAGATGATAATTTGCGTACGTAAAGATCTCAACATGCGAAAGGGCAAGATCGCGGCCCAAACGGCGCACGCATCCATGTCCTTCCTGGTCAAAGGAAACCTCGCGGGTGCTGTGCTGCACAAGGAGCTGACCGAGGTTGAAGCCGCGTGGCTTTCGGGTTCGTTCACAAAGATCGTCGTGTACGTTAATTCTGAGGCCGAGCTTCTGGCCCGCATCCAAGCAGGGGAGGCCGCTGGGGTCACGGTACACCCCACCCACGATAACGGACTCACCGAGTTCCATGGGGTCAAGACGCTCACGTGCGCTGCATTCGGACCTGATCTGCCTGAGGTGTTGGATCCCCTAACAGGGGGCCTACCCCTGTTATGAACCTGATGAGCGAGCTTCAGAAAGCCCAGGACAACCTTCACGAGATCTTGGCGGGCATTGAAGATCAACTCACCAAAATCTCCCCCTACCCCGCGACCCTACCGATTTACGAGTGGCACGGTCGGGACACGTCTAGCGGTCGTAGGAGCAAGACCCCGGTGGCCTACCTGCACTTCGAGGCCGGGGACCTGAGCTTCTCCCAGGTCCCCCGGCCCTACGTCCCAGCAGCGACCTGTTGCTCGCGCTGTCGTACTCCCTGCAAGACCTGCATGGAACAAAACAAGGCCGCACGTAAACGTTGGGACGCCCGTGAAGCCCTCAAAGCTACCCGGGTCGATGTCCTGGAAGTTGACGACGGGGGTATTCTAGGGGCATCATCCAAGCGTTGCCTGCCATGAAGAAGCGGCTTGAATCCGATTCCAAAGTGACCCCTGAGGCAATCGAAAAAGCGGTTCAGGCTGGCCGCCGCTTCCTTTCCGAATTACACCTAGAGTAATTCATCTCTTCGGTGTAGTAGTGCTATGCCCCTACCGCAACGAAAGGAGTGCTGCTTCTGCTTCAAGACCACGCGCTTCTGGACCGCATTACCGGACCGCAAGGGCGGAGAGCAGGTGGCGTGCTGCCCACCGTGTTCCAAGCTCCGCACCCCATCGCAGGTGCCATCAAAGTCTGCCTGGTGCGAGGAAGCGCGTAAGAGGCGTCCCAGCCTCTACCCGGGGCAACCATGACCCGCCGTTCCGCAGTCATGCAACTCAGCTCGCAAGAGGTCTTCTGGGTTCCTGAGTCCAAGTGCGTAGACCTACCGGGGAAGCCGCTTAGGGTGTGGACCCTGGCGGCCCACTCGGATCCCAACACGAAGCCGGTGTTGCCCATCATCCCACAACACGGGTTCAACGCCTTCCTCGAAGATGAGCGGCATGACTGGACCTACCACATGCTCGGGGGAGAGCCCTGGCTCAAGTACAACAGCCGGATGCGAGATCACTCGGTCTGGATTCTCTGCGAGTTCAAGCCGTGACTCCCCAAGCCGTCGATCAGGAACTCCGCTATCTTCGGTTGAAGTTCGAGCGGGAGCCATCGGATTTTCTCAAGGGGCGCATCGCCCTCATGGGGACGGTTCAAGCGGCATGCCAAGCGGTTCAACCCGCTTCGGTCACAGATGGCAATTTGAACGAGTGCCGTGATTGCAAGGGAGCCGTGCATGGTTTCATGGTCCACGATTGGGTGTGGTTGGAGGCGTGGCCATCATACCCGGCCGAGAAGGAGGCGTTGGAAGAACGCTTTGGGGATTGGGATACCAGGACGCTTCTGCTTCTGTGCGTGCCTTGCCTAGAAACCCGCTTGAAGCGGACCCTCAAGACACAGGATATCGTGGCGATCTCTTTCAACGCTTGGCTTCTTGCTGACCACGCCCTTCAGGCGATCCTTGAAGGCAAGCCGTGACGGATCACGTCTACCCCGAGCTACCCCCGTGCAATGAATGCGGCATGTGTTGCACCACGCACCTGGAGTTCGGTCGCGGGGGCTTTGTACGGCTCACCGACGCCGACTACGAACGGCTGCCCGAGAAGTACCGGCTCAAGGTCGTCACCGAGTCTGAGTTGAACGTAGACCGGCTTGGGGTCAAAGGGTCCCCTGGGGTCGGCTACCGTTGTGTAGCGCTCAAGGGCGTTGCTGGGCACAAGACCTCGTGCGAAATCTACCAGGACCGCCCAACCCTGTGTCGCACGTTTGAACGTGGATCCAAAGATTGCCGCAAAGACCGAGCCCTATGGTTCGCCAACCAGCGTTAGTCGTTCTCAAGGTGATCCCAAAGGGTCACCGGGTCTGGTTGGTTGGGGCGTGCCGGTAGATTACGCATTCTGGAAAACGGCGGGGGCGGGGGTTGCTGGTCATCCTCAGAGCGTTCCCCGAACCGCGTGAGTGCTTCGATCACTTCACGTGACACCGTGGCATTTGGGACCACACGGATCCTAGTCCCAGACGGGTGAACCCGCACATCGTTAAACCCGATCTCAGCGGCTAGCGCGAGGATCAGATGTACGAGCCTCTGGTCACAATCCCGGGAACCCGCTACGTGATCCTCGACATCAAGCCACCCGTCACGGTCATAACGCGGTGGGTTCACCAGGAGCCGACGCAGGTAGCTTAGCGCCAAGACATGGGAACGTCCCGTACGACGGTAGTTCTCTGTCCCATCGTAGAGCCAGTCCAGGGCCTCCAGGGCCCTGCGTTGAGGCGGAGTGAGCGAGAAGGGTGGCGGCATCCTGGGTTTTACACCGAATTCAATCGAGCAGCCGGTGGGCGCTCAGCACGGAATCATCAGGCTTAAACACAATGAGCACCGGAGTCCCCAGCACAATCGCCCGTTTGGAGTGCCCGTTTTCATACACAGACAACGGAAAGCGGACCAAAGTGTCGTTGTCCAGCCGTACCTGCATCGAGAGTGACCTCGGGTAGACGTTGTGGATCACGCCCCGTTGTGTCTTGGGCTCAGGAGTCACGCCCGACCTTCAGGTTAGATGCAGCCACGGCTGAGTCACGGTTGGTCAACAAGTGCTCTTGCAGAGCAGCCATCGAGAACTCGTCCGCAGCCTCTCGAACTTGATTCCCGAAGTGCTTGGCCAAGTGCCCCACCCCAGGGAAGAACTGCTCGAACAACCGTTCCGCCATATCAGGGTCTGCGTTCTTGAACTCGAAGCGACGATCTACACGACTGGGACGAATTAACGCTGGATCCAGTAACTCTAGATGATTAGTCGTCATGAACAGCACATGCCCGGGAGCCGATGACACACCATCGATCGCGTTGAGGAACCCAGAGAACGTCAAAGGTTCCATACCGCCTTGGCGTTCTCTTTTTTGAAACAAGCAATCTACATCTTCAATGAGCACCAAAGCATGCTCCGGAAGCTCTGCCATAACACTCATGAGGGAGGTATCGCACATCGTGGCGAGCGACATAATGTAGATGTCACGCTTAAAGTAGCTCGCAAGAGCTACCACGCTCGAAGTTTTACCGTTGCCCGGAGATCCCAATAAAAGATAGCCACGTTGGTACGGGATCCCGTGCTCCATGTACCAGTTCTTCGAGGCAAAGAACTTTGTCATGTCCTGTTGGATCTCGGTAAGCATCCCACTTGGCAGGATCACGGACTCAAATGCACGTGGTAACCGTCTTTGAACAATGCGCCAGTTACTGTACGTAGGGCGCAAGATGGATATACGATTGTCTTCAGGTGGGAACGCCGTCTCACGAGCTGCGTAGATAAGGTCATGAACCACCTTACGGGAGAATGTCTGAAAAATAAATGACTCGTGGTACGCAACTTCCCCCATCATGGACTCACCTTCGTGGCGAACCCTGGTGATCAGGATGTGGTGCCCTTGGAAAAGAATTAGGTGCCGTCCGGGAGCTGGGCTGAACACCACCTCAGTGAGTTGTCGCCTGGTCCTTAATTCTGGGGACTCATCGATCTTCTGGCTTTGCACGGGCATCGTGCGGGTAGATGCCGTGAGTAAGCGAGCACGATTTTTTGTGTATGGCTGTTCTCCAAGCCACTTCTGGACCCAAAAGAATGCAGGGTCGTGGTCCGAGATGTCAATGGTCGTTACGAAGCTCCGCAGACTCCACGTCCACAAGTGCTTGGGCACGTTCCGTAGCAGGGCTAAGAGCCCTGTAAACACTACGAGAACTGCACCCCCAGTCAGGAATTGGTTTTCGAGCTGCTTCTGAATTAGGGGTAGAAGATTATCCATCACAAGGGCTTACACCGCGTTCGGAGTCGCCACCCACGAAAGGCTATTGAAACGGATCACTAAGGTCGCAAGGTGGAGAGCATGGGGGAAAGCATGGAGTTCATGCTCTCCCGGAAGAAGCTCAGCTCTCCTGTACTCAAAAGACTGGCCGGTCGAGTCCAGGATCTGGATCAGACGCCCTGCTAGATCAGGGTCCTCGGGCAAGTCCACCGTGACCTCACCGTGCGTCATCGTATAGAGCCCCTGATTGACCGGAGCCTTCGCAGAAACCTGCCAGATCTTTCGACGGGGCACCATGAGGCCCGTGGCTTGATCAACAACCAAGCCAGCCGCTCCGGCGCTCACCAAGACGGTCGAGGGGCCGGAGCAAATGAGGGCTCCAGAGCCTTCAAAGCTTGTACCCACCGGCTTGGCGAGGTTGAGTTGCACCTGAGCCTACGTGTGGAAGCTTTAGCGTTTGCGGAACTTCTGGAACTTCCCATCCAACGCATCAAGCGTTGCTCGGGCCCGCTTGCCGGGCTTGAGTCCCAGCTCAGTATCGGCGAAGTCTTCAATGAAATCCCCGCAGGGGCGATCAGGAAAGAATCCGATCGCCCTATACGACTCCGGGTCACCGTAGAACTGGACCGTTTGGACCAGCAGTTCTTGGGTATCAGCCACGATCAGGTGGGCCATCGCGGCATCCAGGGCTCGGATCTCGCTCAGCAGGCCTCTGCAAAGGTCTCGGAGTCCAGCAGCCTGTGTCCCCCGCACCCCGGCTTGGCGTAGCTCCAGGGCTTCCGAGAGGGCCTTGTGCCGCCGTTCTCGAAACGACTGAAGCACCAGGGCATGCTTCATTTGCGGACCAGCAGTGTACCCCATGAAGTACCTCGTTAGCTAAGCTTTCGGAAAGAAGCTTTCTACGTCGAGCATTTGGATGTCCTCCAACGAGGCCAAACCGAGCTGAACCAGCGAACCTTCAATGAAGCCGAGCCAACGTGAGGCCCGCTCCAAACGGCCTTGCTCCAGAACGCTTCGCGTTTCCTCGATCATCCACCGTAGATGGCACACTTCCCCCAAGATAGGGATCACGGCATCGGGTTTCCGAGAAACTGTCGCGCTAGGGAATGTCGCGACCAACCGTGAATCGTAGTGGTCCAGAAGGCGGCGGATATGGGGAGAGTTCATGGTTTACCTGATACACGGGATGCGGCATTTCCCGACGCTTTCTCAATCGATGTCGATGTCCACGCCAATACCGAGAAGCCACCACACCCAAGTCATACGGCCTCCTTGGGCGGTACCAGCGTCGTGATGGTGCTAAGTCCGAGGAAGTCCTGCACGCTGGTGACTGAACCGCCCACCGCCTTCAGCTTCTTCAATTTCTTGGCGTCCATCGTTCTTTATACACCGGCCGGGGCTGGTTTGCTTTCACAGTTGATGTAATGTTCACGAGTCATGCTTTTGACTCGCCACGACTGGGACAAGCTTCTGATTTCTCAGGATGCCGACGTGCGTCTTGAGGCTATCCAGCAAGAGGGCATCCTCCAGGCCACCTTCCCGGCGTTGCAGAAGCTCGTGGGCTTTGGTGGCGGCGACTCAGGACATAAATGCTTGTGGACCCACACCAAGCAGGTCGTGGTCCAGACGGTCCCGCAAGTTCTGTACCGCTGGATGGCCCTGTTCCATGATATGGGCAAGCCCCAGTCGTTTACTCGTGTGGACGGTAAAATCGCCTTCCACCATCACGAGGAAGCGTCGGCCAACATTTTCAAGCGGGTTGCACGTGAAGCCGGGCTGTTTCAGCCTACCGAAGTGGACGAGATCGCGTTCGTGATCCGGCACTTGGGGCACGTGGAAGCGTATGAGTCGGACTGGACCGACTCAGCGGTCCGGAGGCTCACCCGGGAACTCGGGGTCCACCTGGACGCTGTGTTTGCGGTGGCGAGGGCGGACTGCACGACTGCCCGCCCCGAGAAGCGGCAGCGGCAGCTCAAGCGGACTCACGAGATCAGGACCCGCATCGACACTCTTGCGGCCTTTGTGCCACCAGCGCTCCCCGCTGGGCTTGGAGACGTGTTGATGCAGCGCTTGGGCATGCGGCCCGGGCCAGAGTTTGGGGTCATCATGCGAGGGCTCAAGGCCCGTGTTGAGGCCGGTGAGCTACCCCGCAACGCAGACTTTGAGGTCTACCTCGCTACCTTGGGCTAGGCAGAACCAAGACAAGCCACGGGGCAGTGAGCTGTTGTGGTGGGAAAAGGGTTATTTCAAGTAGCCCTAGACTCCCGCAACATGTTGCAGAAGAGCTGCCCCTGACCGATCGCATCGTCCAGCGCGACATGGTTGTGCGGTGTTTTGCCGAACCAGCGCTTGGGCATGTTCCGCTTGGTGGCCTCTCGGAAGTCGCTCTTGAGCATGCACATCGCGAAGGTCTTGACATCAAGGGCTGAGAACGAGAAGGGGCTCTCGCCCGTGAACTGGATCAGGTACCAGTACACGAAAAGGAAGTCGTATGTCGCGGGGTACCCGACAAACACAGGCTTGCCTGGAAGCCCCTTAAGCCACTTCACATAATCACGCATGGCGGGCTGAATCTCGGAGAGGTCCTTCCGACATGCCGCCCATGCTTCGGGCTGGGTCAACCACCAGGCGGCGGTATCGGGTTCCGCCTGGGCCCCTTCAAGGGTTTTCAGGTTCCGAGAGAAGGTGCTGATCATGGTGCCATCTGCCAAGAAGGCGGCGGAACCAAAGCTCAGCATCGAGTTAGGGCCGGGGATCGGCCCGTCCGCTTCAATATCTGTGGATACGTAAATTTCTTTCATTTTCATTTTGGTGGAGCGTAACACTTGGCCGGTGTACTTGCCAAGGGTGCTCATGTCTCGCCTTGGCGAGCAATTATGGAAGAAGATACACCAAGGTGCTCATCAACCTACTCGGCCCGATCATCCTGCATCCGTACGCGGACCGGGATGAACTCAGCTTCTTGACCAAGGACACGAGACCCAAGAGCCTCGTGACAGCGATCCACGACGGCCTTGTGTACGAGCAACAAGGGGGATCAAGGCACGTCTTGATCGAATCGTATTGGCAAGCCCAAGAAGGGGTGATCCGTACGGCTGTACCGCTCAGTCAAGCTCGGGGTCGCAAATACCACTGCGGGCACGTTTGGGATTCCGAACACGGGGGTTTCAACGTCAACAACCGCATTGTCTCAGTGCGGCTCGATCAAGACATCCTGATCGTCGCCCCTACTGGCGGGCAACCACTGATGCTTGACCTCGGGCTAGAAATGGAACTCACGCAAGAAAAGCGGACGCTCTGGGATCTTTTGGCTGACTAGGGCGGCTGGTGTATAGAGCCCCATGCCAGACATTAATCCAGGGATCCGCCTCACCGTCGGGATGCTGAACGCAGCGGGGCACAAGACCACCGACTCAGGTGACGGCGAGACCCGCAGCTTCATGTGCGATCGTGAAGAAGCCTACGTGGTGGTGGTTTCGACCCCCGAGCGTCTCACCCAAGAAGCCCAAGAGATCGCCCAGCTCTTGAAGGCCAACGGGGTCTTGGTTTCGTCAATCGGAAACGACGAAGTCGGTGGCGTGCAAATCCAGGCTACCTACGATCCGGCCATGGGACAGGAACACGGCTCAGCCCTGATCGATCTTTCCGGAATTCACGACCGACTGTTGCCCCCGGTCATCATTTTTAGCCTGGCTAAGTAGACCTCTCTTAGCGATCGGTGTAGTAAACAGGACTCTAGCCCTTATGGATTCGACGCTTGTCCTTTGCGCCGCTTGCCGCAAACCCGCTAATGATGCGTTCGTGATCAGCGGTGAAGGGGCTTTCTTTTGCTCTGACTGCGTGCGAATTATCGAACTTCAGGAGATAGACATGCCCTCTCGTATCGTTAAACAACCTGACGGCTTGTTGGCCAGATTCTCCACGGTGGTGGATAACTTCACGCACTTCGGGATGACCAAAGAGCAAGCGATCGAAGTCTGTCGCGAGGATATGGGACGAACTGACGCTGAGGCGAAAGTTCAACGCGGTCTAGACGATGATCTGCTGGGTCTGGGGGATCAAAGCCGAAAGAACGACGGGTTGAATCGCTGGCGCGATGCGTTAAAGACCATCGAGGCCATTCACGGTAAAGACATGTTAGCTGAGGTGATCAAATACGCTCAAGCCCCAGAGGAGACGTCCCCGCCCCCAACGGATCCGATCACCCGCCAGTTTGAAGCGGAGTAAGGCCATGTTCCCACGCCGACGCAAAGTGACCACTAAGTGCAAGTCCTGTGAACTCCCGGGAGAGTATCGCGGAGTTCTGTACCGGGTGCTGCAACAACACGAGTCAGCACAAGCACTCAGGGTGTTCCTCAAGAAGAACCCCTCGGAGGATCGCCGTAACCACATGGTCAAAGGACCACACCTAACCCGGCGGATCACCGAGCCCATGTGCCAGCGGCACTACATGGAAAACACCTTCGGGCTCTGGCCTTACGCTTGCACCAAGAAATGCCGAGCCGAGACGCAGAAGAAGTCAAGCATCGTGCTACGGGAAGAACACTTGATCGTCTGGCTCGACATGGGGCCGATCTTCGGGGACGTGAAACCGCTTTGCCCGTGGTGCGGGAAGCGACGCCTCAAGAGCTACGGGGGTCAGATCACGTGATTAGACTCTTGTCAGGCTCATCTTCTTTCAAGTGATCCCAAAGCGTTCTAGGGGTCGGGGCCGGAGGCTCCAACAGCTTGGGTGGTTCGACCGGCGGCTCAAGCACTGGCGGGGTGGGGGTCGCAACCAAGTAGGTGATGGTACCTCTAGAGTCCATCAAGCAGAGACGGCCCAGCTCGTCTAGGAACATGGACGACTGCCCGGTGGGCGGGGTCCGGATGCTGTTTGGCAGGATACGTTGTAATCGGAAGCGGTAAACGGACCAGTGGTGGCCGCACGCCATCACATCGAAAGCGATGTCTTTCTCAAATAGCATTATTTGTGCCTGCCTATACTGAATCTAGCGGAGCGTCAACGGTGTAACCCCCTGGTATGCCGGTCGTCGTGAAGGACGGCAAACGGGGCATGCTGGCCTTCACTAGGTCAGAGGAGCCTTCGCCTGAGCACCCCGAGGGGCAGTGGATCATCGGCATGCTCAAAGAGGGTGAGCTGACCCCCGAGCAGGTGATCCTAGAGCTACAGCACGGGCAAGCCGTGGAGGATCGCTTGCGGGAGTCTCGCTAGTTCACATCCGAAGGCGGCGTCTTACGCAGCGGGTCCAACTCACAACCGTGGCCCGTATGATTGTCAGCGTCTTCATCACTCTCGCGGTGAGCCGCAGTGGCTAGCAAACGTAACGCAGCGGCCTGTAGGCGGCCCCCCATCTCGTACAGGACAGACGCCGGTACAGCGGGGTGCACGATGTCCTCCATTATGAACACACCCTCACTCATCGTCACAAGCACAGAACACACGGGAGCATCTGAGGTAATTGCCAACAACGTGGTGGTCATGCCTCCGACAATCCCAACAACATCCTCGTGCAAAGGTTGGGATTGGATCGCTTTCACCACCTCTTTGAGGTGATGCACCAACGCTTGCTCAAGCTCGTCGTTTTCAGACATATTTACCCTACCAACTGAACCGAAAACAAAGAGTTACGGACCATCTCTCGTCCGAATTCCATCACAATCTGCTCATGTGCAGCGTGCCGCTCCCCAAACGTGACTGCTCGGTTGTGTGCCCAGATCGTCACTGTCAACACTGTCCCGACCAACGGCACCCCCGGCCCGAACGACGCGCCCCGATTCACCCATTTCAGACCAACTGCGGCATGGTCTGGGACTTGGACTTGACTCACACGAACCTCGCACTCAAGCCCAGCCCCGTGTACTTGAGGAGAGAAAGCCTGGATCGCTGTCGAAAGACGCATGGCTCGAACTGTCCAATCCATAGTTTTTACCCCTTAGTCACCAGGTCAGCCAGAGAAGCCCGTAGCGCTCGCTGAGCAGCCATGACAGCCCCGTCCGGAGTCGTCAAGTCCTCAACGTACGGGCTCGGGCTCTCTTGATCTTGGCTCACCCTACCGCGTCCTTGATGGCCTTGACGGGCGAGGTCTTGACCTTTGTGGACTCAGGTTTGGCGGCGATCGTCACCGCTTGCTTGGTGAACGGGTTGATCCCTTGGCGTTCTGCCGTCGCAGCCTTCTTGACGGCCTTGAGCTTCACGACACCAGGGATCGTTACCTCGCCTGAGGTCTTGAGGGCTTCCGCCACGACCTCCGACATAGAGTTGATCAAACCCACAACGTCGCTCTTGGCGATATGCGGGTTCTTGGCGTGAACTGCGGAAATGAATTCAGTCTTGCTCATTAGGTTCCTCGTAGTTTGAGACGACGTTCTTATACACCAAAATCAGAGCTTCGGTCCACCACTAAGCAGCCGAGCAAAGAATTCTGCCCCCTGGAGGGCCTTCATGTCTCGCATAGGTACGCAGGCGATCCAGAGACAAGACGATCCTACCTGGTTCTTTACAGAACGGACAAGGCTTAAGATTCAGACTCACCGCCCGGCCAACCACTCTTGGAAGCGTTCCTCGACCCGCTTCTTGGCCACGGCCATCGTGTGCTGCCCTGAGAGGTGCTCTAGCCTTGTGTCAGGCTGCGATCCGAAGGTGGCGTCGTAGAGCCTGTCATCGCCATCATCGGACACCCGCACGACCGCTACAGTACCGATCACAATTGGACCTACCCAGCACTCTTCCAACATAGGGCTGCGTGCCACCCACGAGAATCTGGAGCCCTTCACAGGCTTAGAGGGCTTGAGCAGCGCTGGGGACTTGGCCGAAAGTTTGACAACGATCAATTCCTCGATCGCGTGTACGACCTGATCTGCTGCCTCGTGAAGGCTACCAGGCTCTCCCGATGCAACGAGGGTACGTAGCCGCATGGCCAAGAGATCATGAGCGTGGGACTCCGGGGGCCCGGACATCGAGGCCATCCGATTCAAGACCCCCTCGACTCGGGTCAACCGAGCACTCTGCCGCAGCTTTCGGAACTTCCTCAGCGCCTCTTCGGCAGCGGTACCGTATTCGGGTCCTCGGTAATTCTCGCACGAAAGAGAATCGGTAACCACGTGGGCCGAATCACTCCCCACCTCTCGGGCTTTACGCCGGATCAGCTCATCGACGGTCCAGTTTGCCATGCCCTCTACTACACCGAAAACCGGGGTCAATTCAAGAGTCGTTCAATTTGTCCCACAGGGAAGTTGGCGGCGGTTCTTCCTTGGGCTCGTCAAACATTGCCTCATCGCTCAACTGGACCAGCACCGGGGCGTTCCGTAGGGGGCACCAGTCAGGGGTTCCGCTCTGGGGCACCGGCCTTTCCATGAGTCTAGCGCACCTCTGAATAGAGCAGAACGGGCAGCTCTGGCACCCGTCCACCGACTGAGACCCGACTTGCAGTGTTCGCAAGCGAGGGATCTCAGTGGCCCAACACGTAGGGCACGCTGACTGCATCCGGCCATCCGCCGAGATGCTCGCCTGGAACCGTTCCCCGCAGGACACGCAAGCGTGCGTCCACAGAGGGCCGTCTTCCTCCGGGGTCGGAGGGGCCGCTTCGTTTTGAAGATGTTCAGTCGCGGCGTACTCGCGGCAGTCCGAGCACTCCCCTCGTCTCAGCCGCAACTCATCCTCGACTTCGACGCCACAGCCAGTACAGAAGGGCATTCAGCACTCGCCATTGGCGTTAGGGGGCTCGGATCGACGAGGCTTGAAACCGTGGAAGCCGGTTCGTTTGGCGTTTCGGACCGCACATTTGCGGCACTGCCCTGGAGCGTTGTGACGCCAACGAGTCAGAGGTATGGAGAAACGGAAGGTGCAGGCACACAAGATCTTCGCCATCTTTTGAACCTGAGGCTTGCCGCCTCGGATCACGTTACTATCGTAGATCTCAAGTAACGTGAGCGTGCCAGAATGTGAACGGGTAGGAAGCATGGTCAAGCGTTCTCCAGCAGGGTCCAAAACAAACCTGAAGTCCTAGGGTAATGCATGAACGATTCAAGTATCGAACCGTGGCGGTTCTTGTGACACACCATCCTGATTCCTTGACCCGTCACGAAACCCGTGGTGATCAGGTCCGCTAGCTTGGCATCGGGGACATTCAGGATATCAAAATACCCGCCGTTACGTTGAGCAGTCCTAAGCGCATACCCGTTAGCCCGGATCTCCAACAGCATCACGATCTGCTCATCCACAGCCCGCTGTTTGGCCGCCCCCGCACTCCCCTTAGCCACCACCAGGTCCGGAGGGAACAGCTCTACAGGCCGTGGCCCCATGTGGATCCAAAGATCTCCTGGCAGTAGTTTTAGCGTGGCCCACTCGTGGATCACAGGATGCCCTTTTGTAACCCTACACCGTCGTACCGAGCAATTTGGATCCCTTTCAGGTGCCAGCGCACGGATCTGGGACCCTGAGGCGTTGGGGTCTCAACCACAGGCCTTTAGCATTCAGGAATTCGAGTTGGAGCATTTCAAGCAATCTCCCGCAGACCCATCAAGATCAAGTCTTGGCGATCCTTGATCCCACGCAACAACAAACCCAAGCCGCCCAAAGCCGCAAGCCGAACCACCCGGGGAGCCTTCAGCAAACGTATGGCAGTCTCAGCCCGATCGTCATCCCGTCGCTTGGCGATCGAGATCCCCCAGTCCTTATCGAACTTGCGGTAGCCGATCAGCCACTCGGCATCCTCCGCCTCGATGAGGACGCTTTCCGGTAGCGATATCCCCACATTCACCCGCGTGAGGGCATCCTCTACTTCTTCGATCCGGGCATTGACCCCGTCCGACAACCTGCTTATTTCCTCAGCCCGTACCGAGATCAGCTCCAAAAGCTTCGTCAACTTGGCGTCCATCACGGCCACCTGATCGTGCAGCCCTTGAGGATGCCGCAGCACAGGGTGCCTTCAACCAAGACTCGGGTTAGAGGCTTTCCAGCCTCCACAACCTCCGGCCGTTTCGCTCGAAACGACTCGACCCAAACGTCCCCGTAACCACACTCGAAGAAGTCGTAACCCTTCCTCGACACGTCCTGAAAGCCTTCGGAACGCATAGCCCCTTGGAGCCTCTCGTCACTTGGGCTGCACCCTCCGGACTTGGCTACCGTAACGTAGAGGAACAGGAAAACCAGCGCCCACAAAAGTCTGCCACCCTCATCAGATTTCGTCATATATTCCCTCACTACACCGGGTCAGAGGTCCACCTCGATCAAATCATGGGGCTCCACTTTATGGCTAGATTTACCGTTCTTCTCTTCCCCTGTCTCGGTGAGAGGGCGGATAGTTAATCCGCCGCCCGCACTGTAAGCCACTCGCCACAGCGAATCCAAGAGCCTTGGTGGTGGAGCTGGTGCCTCCGCCAGCTCCACGTCAGCCCAGTGGTCCCGGGTCAACCTGAGCACTTCCTGGAGCTTAGGCGCAAACCCGCCCTTCTGGAGCCACCCTGCGAGGTTCTGGAGCCCCTCGATCGCTTCCTCACGGTGACGAGCCTTGGCTTCCTGCGAATCCTGGCCATGACAGCCGTCGATCGAATTCAAGATGTCAATCAAGCACTGGGTCGGGTCCATCCAAGTCTCTCTTTTCTTCGGGCTCAACCCGACGACTGAAATCGATCCCGCACTGGCGGCATCGAAAGTGTAAACGGAGCCCCAGGAATCCAAACTGGACCCCCTCGCCACCGCAGATAGGGCAACTCATGACGCCCTCAGCTCCTGCTCAAGAGCCCGCAGGCGGCGATTCAAGGCCCGGCCAGCCGCCAAGGCTTGGCCACGGGGACGCTCACCATCCCAGAACAGGTTCTCGGGACTGAGCTGGCTCTCCACCGAGTCAATCTCCGCCTGGATCTCTTGAGCGGAGCGCTTCTGCACGGGAGGCACAAACCCTTGCAAGGGGTGCTGAGGGGGCTTGCCCAGGGCGTCTGACTCAATCAGCACCCCACCCACACAGTGCTGGTGCGGGTCAGCGTGGCGAACCAGCGACACCGCAACCCGCCACTTCGCACCCTTCTCCCGGATCCGCTCCTGCCCGCGAGCCTCAGTTTGCTCGATCAAGATGGTCTTGCCGTTGACCTTGAGCACGATCCCGTGGGTCTGCTCCCCTGAGGGGCGGCCAAACACTACCTGATCACCGATTTTGAATGAGTTGTTCATGCCTGTACCACACCGGGGCTCGGGAAAACTCTACTGAGCCCTCCGCTTCCAACGCAAGAAGGGTACGTCGAATCGTCGGCAACGAGCACTTGGCGATCTCTCGTGTAGTCTTGTAGTCCCAGGCAGCAGTCGAGGCACACAAGGCCCGCTTCAATAGGGTGGCGTTGGTCATCGGAATTGCCTATCAAGTTGCCTTGGACCCGATCATAACCTTTGCCTGATTGAGTTGGTCCTGAACCGCTCTGTCAGCGTACCCGCCTGTGAGTGCAGGATCGCGATAGCTCACCCCACAGTTGCAGCGACCCGCAGAGATGCTCCAGTGTTTGCAGGCGAGGCATACCCCGTGAACTGCCCATGTCCTAGCCGCCGCGTCTTCAGAGCCGGGTTTGACTTCGTAGGTGACTGGGCCACCCTCTGTAATGAACAGGTGGTCATTACGAGTAAATAGGCGGTCCCTTAGAGCATTACCGAGTTGGATTGAATAGGTGATCATGGTGCCTCAGCTCGCTAGTGGTGTGGAAACACCTCAACTCAGGAAAACGCCAGTCAAACCCACCCGGAAGCGAAAGCCCGAGCAAACTCTCGCTGGTAATCTTCCACCGGAGTCTCGCCGGTACTCCGGTAAAACTCCCGTACAGGGCGTACCACCGGGGCCAGATAGCTGGGCCGTTCGCTCCGCTGGCCCAGTAGGGTGGCTTCGGCGGGTGTCGCCAAGCGGGCGTAGTAGTTCCAGCGTGGGTTGGTGGTTAGGAACAGAGCGTGGGCCATTTCACCCACCACGTCCACAACGACCGCCATGTGATGGCTCGTACCGTCATTGTGCGTACAGATAGACCCTGCACCGAGTGTCACCGGGGTGCTCAGTAGTAGACCCTCGACTACAGGCACCAGCACAGGGTCAGCGTCGTCAACGAGGCTGAAAGGAGGTGGATCTGCGAGGTAACTTTGCAACATGTCTTCGGCAGTCTGGCGGACTGCTTTCGAGTTGTTCTGACGAGTCACGACGATCGTCGAAGCCACCACGAACTCGTTGAGCAAGCTTGTACGAGTCCAGAACGCCCTGAACGTGCCCCCTCTCCCACGCAAGACACCACAGGTCCAAGTGACCATTGGGATGGGCTTTACCTCAACGGGTAGCTCTTTCCCATTGAGGTAATCTTGCAGTGTGTACTCAGGGTCTTCGCCGGTTTGTTCCATTGCTGTCAGCGATCAGTTTAGCGACAATTTGGGCTTGTGTACGGCCACGCAACCTCGCTTCAATAAATTGAGATTGGCGAAATGGGCTCCGTACCCCAACCGCAATAGCTTCCTTGCGATACTCGTTTCGCAAAGCATTTTCAGTTTGGACCTTAGCACGTTGAGGTTTCAAACCGCCACCCCCACGACCGTCCCGGCCGGGCGAGTCATAAACGCGAAGTGGGCATCCTGCCCGTGCTTGAGGGTCGCCTTGATCGTCACGGTCTTGCCCTTGGGGCCGCCGTCCCGGGTCGCGTCCAGGATAGCCTTGGGACACGTTCCCCAGGCCAGCCAGGAGCCCTCAGGAGTCTCGACCTTGACCGTAACCTTGGTCTGGGTCCCGTACTGCCCGTCAACCTCTTTCACGGACACCACGACGCCTTGAAACGTCACGCAACCCTCGGGGGCCGGGACATGTGCCTCGGTGTCCACGGGCTTCGGCTTGTTCGCTTGATCCGCGATCTTCAGCACCAGGGCAATCTGCTTGTCTGAGATATCGCCCCACTTCTCAAAGCGATCCCGGATGTCCTGTACGACGGTGTGCGGGCACTCAAAGGCCGCTTCCAACCCCGGGTACGCGCCGAAAAAGTTGGCACGGTTCTCAGCCTTCTCAGCCTTGGCGATTTCAATCGCACGAGCCGCCTTGAAGTTCCCCACTTCCAGCTCAAAGGCCGAACGGTCAGCCATCAGGCTGTACTTGTCCGCACAGTCATGGCCGACCGTGATCAACTCGCCGGTCAGCTCGTGCTTCCACAAGTCGCCGTAGTTGAAGTTTGCGCCGCAGACGCTGCACTTACCCAGCCCGAAGCCCCACGAAGGGTGACGGAACACGGGGTGCTCTTGCGTGTACGCACGAGCACGGTCCAGGTTGATCGAGGGCATAAACGCATGCCCGAAAACGTAGCTCACAAGGTAGGTGTAGTGAGCCGGGATCAGCAGTGACGGTGTGTGCGGGTCCAAACGTGCTTTATGGTTGGTCATGCCTGTACCACACCTCAGTCACGGGAAACTCTATCCTTGATTTCAATTTCGCTGCTTTCCCCGTCTGAGCAGCACTCGGGGCGCTCAAGAGTGCCCCGTTAGCGAGCGTACACTTTACGACAACGGGTTGAGCTGGTTCGGTTATAACTACATCAGGGCGTCGAGGTCAGTGATGAGAGGATAGCTGCCCTCAAGCACCTGGGTAGGCTGGTCGAACGTTTCGGACTTGAGTTCGTTGAACCCGTGGCTCAGGACGGGCCCCATGACCCTAAGCGTGTTCATCACCTGTCTGGTAGGCATGCCCATCGTGCCGCTGCACCGAACCGCGTCTGCACCCAATTCTTCTGTTGCGTCGTCATCCAGGCCTTCTGTCATGCTTTCCTGCAATCTGGATATACCCAGATCCTCAATGTCCGCAGCCAGCACCCCTTCAATATGGG